CGGCTACGGCGACGGCTACGGCTACGGCTACGGCTACGGCTACGGCTACGGCAACGGCGACGGCTACGGCTACGGCACAGTTACACTGAACCACAAATAGGAGGCCGACAAATGGCAGGATACAACAAAGAACTGGACATTGAACACGCCGAATTCACCACCAAGGTAAGTGACAACATCACGGTAATTGCGGCGGTTCGCCAATACTCAGGTGGCCCTATGAAGATCCAGTTTGGTCACATCCTGGGTACGTGGCGCAAGAACGGTTTGCCGAGATTGGAAGCGGCAGACCTCATGAAGGTGGCCGATGACTGCATGGCAAAGGCATTGACTTTCGTCAACTCTCGCACGGAAGGCAAGCCCCAGTCCGTCGCCGAAACAAAGAAGGACATCGCGCCCACAGTGAATCGGAAGAAGGTCGCCAAGCCCACCAAGAAAATCACGCCGCAAGCACCGAAGAAGGGTGCACGGAAGACAGCAAGTGCCAACTGACGTACCTACCCGACCGATTGCGGAGAAGGTAGCTGACATCCTTCGGGGTGCCGGTTATCTTCCCACGATCTGGGAAAAGGGAGGCTTCACCAGAGTCTACGTGGAACGGCAGATGCCGAATTACCGTGACGCGTTAGGCTACATTACAATTAGCGTGAATGGCGCAATGTCATTCCGAGACATCTCTGAGTCGTATGCCGAGATTCGAAACTTGGTCATCGACAAATACGCCCCTCCCTGATTGACACCGCATATATTAGACTTACCTTCATTGTGTCAACGCACAACAACGGAGGAACACACCATGAGTTTGTTGAACGTAGAAGCAGCGTACAATTGGGACAACATCGTCAAGTTGGTCAAGGACGCCGACGTGTTCGAGTCTGAAGACGGCGATGTGGAGTACCAACGGATCTATCTCGGGAGCATCTTCACGGAGACGCCGAGCGGCAAAATGTACACCCCGTTTGCCAACAGCAACGTGGACGTGTGCCCGCAATGCAAGGGAGACGGGCATGTCAACAGGCTACGCCTACGCACCATGAAGAAGAGAGAAAGCCGATTCTTGAAGCACCGGGCTCTAGTGGTCAAGCGTGGTGGGTGGAGTAAGCTTTCCACTCGCCAACAGGCGTATATCAAGCGCACGTATCCCCTTCATTACAACACGCATCCAACATGCCCGCTTTGCCACGGTGTGGGTAGCCGAGAGGCGTACGAAGACGAGGTGTTCCACGAGCAGCTTGAAGAGGCTGCCGAGAAGCGTGGCTTGTTCGTCGAGTACGGAGACGGAGACATCTTCATCTGCCGTACGGTTGATGAGACGGAAGAGGAGGTGCTGTGATGGATCAACGAGTCGCCAAAGAGTACCTGCGTCTTCGTGCTTTGGGCTTGGATGCTAGCGGGGCGTATAGGGGTGCCAAGACCAACGTTGCCTTCGAAGAGGCTACCGTCATCGGTAAGGTTCGCCTACGTGTTGAGGTGGATGCTGACCCCAGTACAGCTTACTGGACGAAGGAAGACTTCGAACTAGCCGATAAGGAAGGTACGTGGGGGATCATAACGGAATTCAGATGCCCGTTATGCGGCAACTGGGAGCACGCCTACTCATGCTACGGATTCATCGGTGATAGTTGGGTAGACTCCATGTATGACGTAGACGCTCGCCGTGATGCGATAGATAAGCTGCTTGAATTCGAGCACAGAATCATCCGAGAGCTATCCACGGAGCTAGCCCGCCGGGAGAACGCACTGGTACCTGATGACAGCTTGATCTACGGGCTGAAGGTGGCGATTCAGATCGCCAAGAGATGCAGCACAGAGAAGCTACTTGACACTCCGTCAGAATAGACTTAGCTTCTATTCACACGAACGGAGGAACACACCATGTATCAACACCGCATGCCGAAAACCAGCAAATATCGCAAGCCCATCTACTTGCCCAACGCGACCAAGTTAGGGTACGCCAAGCACAGCGCCTCGGTCGGAGACGTGGTTTTCTTCGACGACTACGCTGTCCCACAAGTAGGCCGGGTGTTTGGCTATGCCACCCAGACTGGGGGCGGCGCACCGGTCAAGCCGCGTACACAGCTAGTGTGCCTAGTGCTTGGTAGCAACATGTCCCTCTGTTATTGGCGCTTCGTTGGCGTCAACAAGGTGACGGAGTGTAGGTCGCCTGATGAGGACGGCGGTGCTTTCATCCGTTGGTTCTTCTCTGCTAAGATGACCAACGAGAAGCAGATCGCAGCTGCCGAACACTACGGCGCCTTGAGCGACAGAGCAATTGCCAAGTACCTGGACAAGCATGGTGAGTTGCGAGACGATTGGAAGCTGGTCGCCGACGTCAACCACCACAGGGTGATGGCGAAGAAGAACCATTGCCCGACATGTAATAGCCGAAACACATATTGCTACGACCCGAAGAACGGGTTTGCCGAGTGCCATGACTGCGGTAGATTCTACGATGACGAATACCGAGAGGAGAACTAGCATGCCAAAGATACCAACCACAACCAAGGAATTCGTCGGGTGGAAAATCACAGAGGAGACGCTTGCCAAGCACAATTTCCCGCTGCAACAACTGTACGCGTACTTGCGTCGGCCTAACAAGCCATTTAGAACCATCTATTGCTTGGCAGCAGCGTCCAGCAAAAACGGTGGCACCACATGGTTTAGGTTGTTCGTGGCAGAGGCCGACAACGACTTGGTCGAGGTCACCAAGGAATGCGCCAAGTTGTTCGGTATGGTTGAATTCAGCTACGGTCACTATGGGATTGCCGTAGGCGGGTGGGGCTCCCGTCGTTCCATGGTCATTCAAGACAAGCTGCGCAATGCTTTGGGCGCCGACACTCCATTCGAAGACATGTGAAGTCTCCTCTTGACACTCTAGTCAATTAGACTTACCTTCATTCTACACAACGAATGGAGAACACACCGATGCAAGACTTCCAATTCATTTCAGTTCACGTTGACCATGTTGGCCTGAAGATCATCGCGGCGGGACCGTGGGTCGGTCGGGATGGTAGCTGGGAGCGCCGAGTCGTGCTGCGCTTCTACGGCAACGAGTACGTCGTCCACACACAGAGCGCCGTAAACGGGTGTCACGATGGTTTTGATAGCGGGAACTACTTCTCGCTTCGCCACCATGACTCGCCGGAGAAGGCTGCGTTTGCTGCTCTGGACGCGTTCGCCGAGGCTGTGAAGAGCCTTGGAATCAGTCACATTGCTACGGTCACCAAGATCGCCAAGGAGCTGAACAATGGGTAGCGTAACAGAGACGAGAATCTTTTATTACAACGCGGATCTGATCTGCGACAAGTGCGCCGAGCTAGTCAAGCAAGAGCTTCTGGAGGAGTACGGCGAGCAGTGGTGCGCCGAGGCTGAGGAGATAGGCGACAGCGAAGGTTGGCCTATCGAGTTCTTCGGTGAGAATCTCACTGAATCACCTAACCATTGCGGTGGCCGTGAGACATGCCCGGAGCGTATTGAATGCTTGGACATATTCGACAGACCATTCTACGTAGGCCAAGTGTTGCCTGGCGTACTTACGGCTGAGGGAGAAGCAGAATTGATTCGCCGTTACAAGAATGGCGTAATCAACGGTGAGGAATCGGACATCGAGTTAGGGCCATGCGAGGCGTGCAACACGCTTGCCGAACTGCAGGCTGATGCATACAACGTGAGCTTGCCGGAAGACTGTGTTGAGTGTGGCGGTTGTCACATGTATGGAGAGTGTCCTCTCGATGATGAGGACGCCGAAGAGAGCGAGGACGACTAAATGGCCAAGTACAATAAAGACGGCGAGCCTGTCTGGATTCGCTGCTACGACAACGATGGCAAGACTGCCGACAGGTACACGGTCGTGTTCACTCGCAAGCGTACTTGTGGGCAGTTTATGTTCCTCGGAATGAGTGAGTGGCCTACGCACCCACAAGGATTTGGACAGCACGACTACAGCGACGACCAGATCGATAGGCCAAAGTACGGCCACCTGGGTCGCAAAATCAAGTTCTCTGACTTGCCAAAAGAGTGCAGAGACTTGGTGATGCAGGACTACGCTTTGCTGTGGGGTAAACCGCCGAAGGACTAAGCCATGCGTTACCATCGAAGCCAGATCCAGATCGTGGCGGATAGGAAAGCAGAATTCAAGCTGCTTTCCATTCGCCTAAATGATGACTTGGGGGCATTGTATCAAGCGCAGCTACGGGTAAAACAACTAGTTGCAATTGCCAAAGTCACGGCGCGGATGATTCGTTTCAGAGACACTGGCCGATTTCCAGGGTTCTAACAAGGGGGAGGGTAACATGCCGAAAGTTGATCTCAGTGTTGACAATAAAAACAGCGGTATTACATTCTAACACACAGCAACCAACACACCGGAGGATACAATGCGTGCCAATGTGAAGAAGACGATTCAAGCTTTCTGTAGGTCGGAACGCTACATCGGTGGGACTAACAAGGATGGCCGTCCCACCGTTTGGACCGACGGCGACACCATATTCAGTTACGCCATGCCGATCGCAACCACCATCCGTGGTTGTGGTGCTGTGTTGCTGGTGAATTGGGATGATGCGCCGACGCAAACAACGAAGCAGCATTTGTCCGGTGTCAATCAGGAGTTCCATAGGGCGCCGTCCGTGTGTCTCGATGACCTCAAGGACTACATGAACCATCAGGACGCCGAAGTGCGTCGCTGCATGCATTGTGAGTGCCGGTTCTTCGTGACTGGTCCTGACTCGGACACATGGCTCTGTGACCACTGCAACGTGCCGGGTGTCAGGGAGGCAAAGCGTGTTGGTGATGCAATCGACATCAGGCACGCCGCATTGCCTCCGATTTGTGAACACTGTCGTCAGGATCTCAGCCCTAGCAGGGACTACAAGAAGGGCGTGCCGAAGTTCGAGATCCCAGGCACTGGTACGGTGTGCTACCATTGCAACAAGGCGCATGAAGAGCACGCCGATCCGGCGTACGGTCGGTCCTACTTCGCCATGCGTGTGCCGACGTTTGACCTCGAAGGCGTTCGCGTCTTGGAGACCTTCGAGCCTGCCGAGGAAGAGGAGATGCTGGTGCTCTCGAAAGTCATTTCGGAATTCTCATGAGCCGGTTGTTTACTCTCTGAATGTATCTCCGTTGTCTCTCCGTTGTGTTGTGTGCCGAGGCCAGGTGGCTGTGTAGGGGTGGTGCCCTGCATGGTCGCCTGGCCTCACCTATTTGTGAGGTGTTGACAATAGAAAAGGTGTGATTAGATTGACCTTACACAGCAGCACAACACACCACGGAGACGGCCAATGAAAACCACCAAATACTTTGAGCGACGCACGTTTGACTTTGAGAAGGAGAAGTTTCAGGACGCCGGTAAGTACCAGTCTTGGAATGCGTGTCGGCGTTACGACATGTCCCGCACCACGACCTTTGAGATCATCGGCCTGTATCACCTGAGCGTGGATGATTACGGGGAATCGAGCACACAGCGCGTGTTCTTCCTAGCTGCCGATTTGGCGTGGCTTGCTAAGGTCACAAATAGAGGCGCCGAAATGCGGAACAGTGACTTGGATCCAGCCCTTGAAGTTGCCGAACGAATCACAGGCTGGTATGCATTTGATAGTGGGCCGGGACAAGCGTTCTCTCGTGGTCCGTGGGCGCGCTATGTTGGCAAATCGAAGAAATGGGTTTGCGTCAGCCAATACGGAGGTCTCGATGTCTGACACTAGGAAGCATCTATTCGACACAGGGGACGCCGACTCTCTGACCTACGGTGGCGGTCGCGTGTTCGACAATGACGGCACCATTCAATGGGAGTTTTGGGACGAACCTACGGACGCCGACGGCTCGGAAATTGAGCCAGAAAACGCTACCTATACCGTGTATCGAGTTGACGTGCCGGATGATGTTTGCTGCTACCACGACTGGGCAAACTGGAGTGCCGTGTCTGCGTTCTCGGGATCGGACGTGTGGTTACTTGGTAGGTCCACAGACATGCGAGACCGTGTGAATTGCCTAGAATCTCTGATCCTGTATTACAGCCCGGAGAATCTTGACCAGTACCCAATACAGCTTGCCTACAGTGAGATGCTGGAGCGATACCCAAGCCTTGTTTGACATCGCCGACTAGACAAGGCATGGTGCTTTGTCTAGGCCGCAAACACAACGAAGGAGAAAAGAAATGCCGAAGTCTGATTTCATCACGGTTCGTGGGCATGACACCTGCGGATACGCCGTCGACCAACAGATGCTGGACAGCAAGCTGATCGATCTGAAGTTCTATCGGCCGACTGGTAGTCGACGCATCGAGTTCAGTGCCGACACGGACAGCAAGAGCGAGGAGGGAACCTTGTACCTGTCATGGCCCGCCGGACACGATACCGAAGCCGAGGTGATGGAGCGCGCGGGGGTGATGCTAGTGGCGCTCGCCAAGCACATGTGCGGCACCGAAGACCTCTGCATCGGTGGCCGTTCGGCAGAAGAGAACAAGACCGAAGCAGCTTGATCCCCGCACGGCCCCGCACCTACGCGGTAGGCCAACCCTCCCCTTGACACAATTAGACTAGTGTTTACTGTATTGTTGCAGCACAACAACACGGAGAACACACCATGCACCCTGAACTCGCCAAGTCACTCATCCGACACCATTTGCGCATAGCCATCAGTTGTATTGCCGGGGAGGGACCGTTAGATGCCACCAAGAATATCGGCATTGCAATTGGCCTGATGGCGAACGTTGCTGGTTCGAATAGGATCTACGGTCGCAGAATTGAGACTCTGAACAAGCTCACCTACGAGCAGTATAGGGCGATTCTCAAGGATGCGCGCAGATGGGACAAGGCTAGGAATGCCATCGAGCGCATCCAACAAAGCTAGCCGAAAGCTACGGTAGCACAATTGGTCAGTGCCCCCGGCTCATAACCGGGCGATTACTTCGCCACGATGGCCGAAGCAACGGTTCAGTACCTCGATGATGATCCGAGATTTAGCAACGAACAGCGCACCAGCATCAAGTCGCCGTTTGTGATGCTGGAAGGACCAGCACAGCCCAGCCCAGACAACCCGGACGGCTTCGTCTGCATGGTTCGTCGTATAGACAAAAGAACATGCTGTGCTTATTGTGGGGATCGCCTTACCAATGGGGACCTTACGGTGTGTAGCAGGCATGCAACAGAGCCAGACCCGTGCCGAACTCGTGATGATGACTGGCGTAGGGAGCAAGCCATGCAGGCAGGCATGGCAGGGGGCTGCCAAGCGTACAACGAGGTCATGGGATATGACGAAGGAGGAGAACAACAATGAGCGCCTATGATTACGACGAAGACGAAGACGACTACGAAGACGAAGAAGATGCCGATGAGGACTACGAAGAAGATGGAAGTGATTTCAGGGACGATGATTTTTACGATCCTGGTGGCCGTTCAGCGTTGCGTGCCGGTGATCGGAAGCATCCTTGCCCGACGTGCAAGGAGCCCAATCGGCTAACGGCCGCCGATATCAGACACGGCTATCAGTGTGATGAATGCGCCGATCGCGCTGAGGGGTACGGATACTGAAGCTTTGCCTATAACACACTCGCCGTGGTATGATTGATTGGTCGGGTAGCAATAGCTCCCGGCCTTTTTCACGTCTGCCAAACGGAGCGAAACCATGAAGTTTCGACTGAGCAAGCCGAGCAAAATAGACAAGTCCAAAGCGGCCAACGAAAGCAAAGAACAACCTAGTATTGTTCATGGCTCCACTGGCCTAATAAGCCCCGAGCGGCTCACCCAAGGGGCATCCAAGGGTGCCGTCAGACTCCCTAAGGGCGCACCTACCAAGAAGGAAAACAAGGCAGCCGGGGCAACTCTAAAGGGGAAGGAAAAGAGCATCCAAGCAGAGAGCACAACAGGTAAAGCAAAGAAGCTAGCCGGGGCACAGAAGGGGCAAACAATCAAAGGGAAGGCAACTCACAAGGGAGAGGACAAGACTACCAAGAACAACACGCCTATCGATGCTTCCAATACTACTAGAGCACGAGACAGTGTTGTTGCAGGAGAGGCTGCCAAATCACGTCGCCGACCATCGAAAAGTGGCAACACAACCAAAGAGGAGAAGACCAAAGAGGCGTGTGCCAGTGATACTAGTAACATCCCCGGTGTGTCTTCGAAGCAGTCAGTCAGTGTTGTAAAGAAGGTCGCCAAATCGACTCACCAGCCATCGAAGAATCAACCAGTCAGTGTGGCCGACTCGTCGGTGAAAACAGCTCGCCAGCCAGCCGACCTGCCAATATCAGCCGACTCGCCGGAAGCCGATGCGCCGGGGGGTGCCGACTACCCCTACGAGAATGCCGAGCCTGCCGACATCGTTCACATACCTGGTGGCCTACCTATGGTGGGTCTCAGCATCACCGTTTCTGAGTCTGAGAAGCTTTCCCTCCTCGCCAACACGCCGTTGCATGATCCAGAGCATGAAAGGCGGCAACTAGCGTTGATCCCGCGTTTACAGTGTTCTACGTGCAACATGGCCGGTGAATGCCCAGAGTATCAAGAGGAGTATGTTTGCGCGTTTGAACCTGCTTTCAATGCGTTTCCTGTGCGTGATGTGTTCGCCGTTGAAGAGGCAATGCGCGAAATCGCTCAGAAGAATATGGCTCGATTTAGACGTGCCAGCTTCTCTGAAGATGTGGTCGGAGGAGGTCTTTTGGACCTTTCCGTGACTCGCCAAAGTCAGGTGGCTATGGCACAGCTAACACAGCTTAGAGAGTTGCAGAGATCAACACGCCAAGTAGGTGTACAGTTCGTTGGCTCGCCAGATTCTGTTGGAAGCCAAGGAAAAGGCATTTTGTCTAAGCTTTTCGGTGGTTTACAGGATTCGCCTGACACTATTGAAAGCGAGATAATAGACTCAATTCCTAGTCCCGATACGGATGAATAGCCGTCAAAAGTACCCGTTGGCTCAACACGGCATTTCCGGACACTAACTCTATAAAACAAGGGGTCTGCGAATCACCCATATACGGATGATTTGCCTGCTTTCTCTGTTGTGCTTTGCAGCTACATCTTGACACATTAGAAGAACATGATTATGTTTGGTTCTCACGACACAACACACGGAGAACGAAGATGAGAACGCGGCAAGATGTGGTTGATGCAATGGTGGCCTGGAACGCGAAACACTATGAGTCTCTTGGTAGGGACTACACCACGCGCTACCCGCCGTCCGTCCCTGAATTGTACGATTGCTTGAACGTGCCCCACATTGGCAAAACAGTCGCCAAGGATGCGGATGGGATGTGGTACTGCGAGAACATTGGTGCCACGGTTCGCTTGTACGCCAGCAAGAGCCCGAACAATCCGAACAAGCTCCATCGCCTGTTCATTACTTGCCCTGCTTGCTTGCGGGATGTGGATGCCGGACACTTCCAACAACACAAGTGCAGTTTGCCAAAAACAACGAAAGAACAATGACCATGAGTAATACGATCAAGCATGCCGACTACACAGAGAACCTTGGAAACGATCTTCCCACGATCAAGCGTGGGAGGCGCGTGAAAGAATCTCGCAAGCGTGACAGGGTTGCCAAGCTCAAGGAGCAACTCTCGTTCCTCACAACCCCCGCTTGGCGCTAGTTTCCTTCCCTTTGGCGCGTTCTGCGTCGCACAATCTCCCTTTCGTTTCACGAATCACACGCCGTATCGTTTCACCAGCCGATTGCGTTTGCGTTTCACCGGCCGTACGCCGTTGCGTATCGGGGGCCGGGTGCCGTTCGCGATGGCCTGCGAGCCGTGCGCCGGATCTCCTGCTCGGTGGCCTGCCCGCCGCGTGTCGGCCTGGGGACGGTGGCCGGTGTGGGCCTGCCCGATGGCCTGGTCCAGCTGCCTGCGGCATGGTGGCCGTGGCTCTGGCGCTGTGCGCCGGTAGGCGTGGCGCTAGGAGAATCATGCACAATCGTGTGAATTTGACCTGGATTGTAGGCGATTGAAACGGATTGTATGGGTACAATGCGTCGAAAATTCGACTGACTATGCGTGACAATATGTCGAATAAGAGCATGACTATATGTGACAATGCGTCTGAAGTTCAACGCATTGGGTCAATTGAAACGGATTGAATCGCGCTATCCCAGCAAAGCAAAGCTCGTGCCACCCATATCCGAACCTTTTTGCACGATGTGTAAAACGACTAGAGGTATATGCGCAATCGGTGCATAGCTCTAGAAATCGTTTTGGTGCCGCCCTAGGTCAAAGGGTAGCTTGGTAGGGTCCGACGCGTTTATGACATCTTCTATTCGTCGCAATGCGGTTGACGTGAATTGTCACTACGGCTGATTTTGGTGACGAAAATTGTCACCCACGAAAACACCTATAAAACAAGGTCAATTCGTGTTTTTGACCTTCCAGCGATGATTTATTCCAGAATTGAGGTGACGCTAATTGTCACTCGATGGGCGTAAAGCAACAATTAGACCAAAGATAATGCAGCACGCAAACCCTATAAAACAAGGTCTATTGCAACATTCGACACGGCATTATCTAGGTTGGTATTGCTTGTGCATTGTATGCGTGCGAACGAGCCACCCACACCGGAGACAAGAAAATGACTATCACAATCCTCACTCACCTCTCAGCTCTTCTCGCGGTTCTCAGCGTGATCGTGTTCGCAATCGGCGAAGCCATGGGGCGCACGGACACGCGCAGCGAGAACACGGAACGCGTGTCCGTGACTCGTCGCGTTCCTTCTCCTCGCGAGTCTTACCTTCTCTCCCTCATGTTCTCCGCTGCTAAGACTCGCGATGCAATCGAGAATGCAGCTACAGAGCAAGCAACCATGCGCAACGCGGAAACGGTTGTTTTGAACCGCGCGGCAAAGCTGTCCAGTGCTCGGTTCTGCTTCGCTAGTCCTCGCATCGCGACCCCGGCGCAACGCGAAGTCAACGTGTGGGCGGAACGCGACGCGATGCGCTCTGACGCAATCGAGCAAGGCTTGTCCAAGGTTGCAGCTACCATTGAAGCGAAACTTTCGGATCTGGACGCTGCGCGCAAGGCATCGGACGCGATGGTCCAGTCTGCTAGGGCATATGCGGCCCTTGCTACTCGCGCCCCGATTGTCACGGCGGAATGGTCCGATGCTCTTACCGTCCTACCAGTGACGTCCAAGGCTAGCGGCTTTGCAGCGATGCAATGTGGCAACGTTGCCATGACACGTCGCGAGGTCGGACTTGACGCGAACGGACGGCGCGTTTACCAATATCAGCTTGTCTATTGACACGGCGCAGTGGAGTGATTAGCTTAGCTCTTACCAACAACGAACCGGAGAATGACCATGACCACCTCGAAAAAAGCTACCGCGACTGAAACTACGATCCCTACCTGCTACGTCTGCGCCACGGTTAGGAAACATGCGACGATGAATCCGAAAGGGCGATGCTTGGTTGGACCTTGCATCCCGCTTCCAGAAACGGAAGGCTCCTACTTCGCGGTCGATTCCGGTCTTGTGATCGATGGGGTCCCCTCCCCCCTCGTGTTCCCCTCCCTTGACGTCGCAGTCCAGAGCTTAATCAAATGGGACGGGGTGGCACTAGGGCTGGACGGCGCAGTCCTGGGTGGCTCCCTCCCAGAAGGTAAGGCGCCCAAGGGCAAGGCTACACCCAAGGGCAAGGCGTCCACGCAACCCGCCCCTGACGTCAACCCTAGCAAGGGGTTTGACGCAACCCCCGTCCCGCAACCCGTGACCAGTGCAACCCCTGCTACCGCTACCGTCCAGGGGAAGGCTACCCGCAAGGGAGCGGTCAAGCGTGCGAGCAAGGCTACCCCCAAGGTGGACGCACCCAAGGGCGATGCACCCAAGATCAAGCTGACACCTGCGCAGCGTGAGGCGGCGGAAAAGCGAATGAACGCGCTCATTTCCCAGGCATGAGCACATAATCAAGCGTTCATAATGCGTCGCATCATATGATCATGGTGCGGCGCGTCATCGCGTTCAGCGTTCAATTCCAGATTATGAATAAGTATGGAGTACCCCCACCCAGGGGGTTAATTGGAAAGTCTGTATATGTGAGGCGGTGATCCCAGATTTTATTTGCCGAAAGATACGGGTCGCAGTAGCTGAGTACATAAATCTCTTTATCTATTATGTATGTGGTGCTAGTGATCCCAGATTTTATTTGCCAAGAAACACGCGTCTCACTAGCTGAGTACATAAACCTCGAGGTCTATTCTTCGGGGAGTGCCGAGTAGTTGTATACAAGCAGGATGAATTCGTACAGCGTGGTGTTGCGTGGTGCTGGCGACGTGGCTATGCTGTCAGGAATTGACCGAAACACACGAAGGGAGAAGCGGCATGACAATCGAATACAAAAGCAACAAACCCACCACTGAGTTCTACGTGCAGGCATTCAAGATGGGGGAAGAGTTCGACGCACCAGAAGGCTACGCAGCGTGGCTGACAAGTGTGCACAGAGTAGGGGAAACTGGGCTATGTCTCGTGGTCGTGTGGCGTAGAAAACCCGTCGACATGGATTACTCCCAAGTCGAGCGTAGTATAATGGCCTACCTCGCATCATCCCGTAAAGAAGCTCACAAAGAAGACACCCACACGAAGCTGGCTGCAAAGATCTTCAACGTAGCAGAGGCAGAAGTGACGTCAGAGCAGCGCCGCCAAGCAAAGATAATCGAACTTGGTGTGACCTATGGGATGGGCGAGGTCGCGCTGTCCAGACACCTCGGCATCACCTACGCACAGGCCCGTCAGCTCATTGACGCATATGTTTATGGACAGGAGGCGTGATGCTCAGAATTCCAATCCGCAGACCGTTGTCACTCCTTGGACTACTAGACGACATCCAAAAGACCGAGAAGTATTCGGTACTGCACTGTGAGTACCTGGAAGGCTCAAGAATAGTAGATAAGATGATCGACGTGATAGAGTCGGTGGAGCTTGAGACCGGTTCCAAGCCAGAGATGATTCTGCTGGGCAAGAGAATCATGCAGGAGCTACTTGGCTGTGCGGACAAGTATTGCTCTGAGAGATCCTACGCCAAGCTGGTAGAGCCAGGGTACGTGGAGTTCTTTGGGGTGCGCTGCTACCTTCATCCGTTTCTGGAGCCGTACGAGATACAACCCGTGCTGCCGTTTGACGTGGCAGTTTGGGCGGCGTTTGGGGAGGATGACGTACTGACGAGACTGAAAGAGAGGCTGAAGTAACCATGAAAATCACACTACGAGACTGGATCAGCGAGCAATTGGTGCATGACGAAATGCTTTGGAAGGGAGCCTACAATTTGCAGATGTTGTTTCTACGTGACCATGTCCAGTTTCTGATCGGTACTGGCTTGCCACTCAAGGAGGCAACCACTCTTGCTATGGTCATATCCACCCATCGATCCAAGTCGATTGACCTCCCCGTCGTGAGACTAGACCGCCCAGACATTGGTCTCTCGTTCGTGATGAGAAACAATTTCTATGATTGGAAGTTGACGGTTCTCAGCACGCGACCGATCGAAGCGGACTTGGCTGGGTTGTTTTTCACCGAACCGCCTAGCGAACCTGAGTACACCGGAGACGGGCTGCATCCAGTGTATTTCGAGGGCTTCCCACGCGAACTCGTCCGAGGCTATTGGTCGCAGAATAAGTGCGAGTGGTCTGCCTCTATTGGTGGGGACCGTGCGTTCTGGACAACGTTGTATCTGTGCATGCGGTCACTCGGGGCCATCCCGGACAGGCGATACCATACGAGAGAGTCTCACAGGCTAGAGTTGCTGGTAGGAGACGACTAATATGAAGTCCAGTAAAACCATTGAGGTGTACATACGAATGGAGATTGCTCTAAACGTACTGGCGAATGTGTACAACCTGTTGGACGACCTAGGCAACGAAGCAAACCTTAGGGAGTTCAGCGAGGCACGTGCTAGTCTGGAACGCGTCTCCAACAGGCTTCGAACCGGTGCAGGAAACAAGGTGAGGAAATGAGCACAAAGAACTGGGCAGCTGAAGGTAATTTCGTCGAAGGACTGCGTATGGTGGGTGCTTGCGATGAAGCTCGACGCTGGGTGGGGCAGAAGAGCTTGCGCCAGGCATGGAATAGTTGCAGCCCCGATGCTGGGGCTGATGAGTTCGTGTGGCTTGGCTGGCTCCTCTGCGAGATTGTCTGCGGAGAGAAGCCTTGGCGAGTTACTGTGGCTAAATTGGGTCTGGCTTACATGGGAAAGAAAAAGAGAACTGGTATTGAACTGCAGCTGAGGGAGGAGCTGGAAGTTGTTGTTGCTGGTCGTTGGCGTCCGGCCAAGGTGAAGCGGTTGATGTCGCTGGACGTGGGTTTGATGGATGACCACCTGGATACTGTGTTGTGCGCGCTATACGGTAGCGAAAGCGAATTGGAGGCGATGTTTCTGTTCGAGGTTCGGCGGCACATCAAAAAGTGCATCACCGTCGAGAAGCTGGAGAAGCTATTCAACAAGAGGGTTCGAGAAGTAGACAGCTATTATTGCCAGCATAGCACCCACAGTACTATAGCCATAGGTTACTGAGGAGGTAATGTGAAAAAGAGAACATTCGCTTGGAAGCGCGTCTTGCTAACCATCACTGCCCCAATATGGGTCGTACCGCTATTTGTTCTCTGTCTTATAGCCACCGTAGTCATCGGAATAGCTGAGGCGATAAAGACCACCTTCGAGTGGGTGTTCCCGAAGACCCCTGAGTATGAGCAATACCTATACGACAAGGGGTATGAAGAGCGGGAAGAGCAACGCAGAAAGGAAATGCAGGATGACAGTAGATGAATTCCAAAAGCTCTGTGAGCAGTACAAAAGAATGAGCAAAGCCACCCCCAAAGAGAAGCTCGCTGCCCTAAGTAGCGGGCTTGTTGTTTTTGTTGGCTACAATGGCAGCAAAGCTATTCTGGAGCACGGGTTCATCTACGTCGTCGCTGACGGGCCCATCACCATGCCATCTACGGTGTTGTACGCACTAGCGAAGGCTGGCTGGTCCTGGGAACCAACGTACCAAGCTTGGAAACTGGAGGCATAGGATGAAAGACAAATACGGTATTGTCATCAACATGGTGCAGCACTTGCGTAACAAATATGACTCAACGTTGATTGAACGTGATAACGCGCTCGTGGAATTAGGTGGCTTGAAGACTGCCCTGCGGTATCTCAAAGAAGACTACGATGAAATGTGCCACAGCGTGTTGGAAGAGTGCGGCTACAACCCAGACGACCCAACTCTTGACGTGCGCCCGGACGAAGCTGCAACGAACCTCAAAAAGGAACGTGATGAAGCCCAGCGCAGTCTCGAAGTTTTAGCTGACAAGAATTGGCTGGAGCGGGTCAAAGCTGAGCACACCGAATACATCGAAGACATTCGCAGCAACCTAGGGGCTAGTCCAAGTGAGTCGGCGTTGGACGCCGCAATACGCGTGTACCGTGAACGGCGGGATTGCACTAAGCCACTCCCCACCAGCATTAGCACCGAAGCGTTCTTCGAGGCAGCGGGCACGGCCCCTCCACAGGACGATGGACTCCCTATTTGTGCTGGAGATGTTTGGGAGCACTGCGTCTATGGTGAGTTGGTGATGCACAAACCCCACAGAACAGGGTGGGTGACACACTACTGTGCTAAAGCTGGTGGGTGCTGCTACATGCACGATGAGAATAGAGAACATGGAGATTGGACGTTCATACGGCGGGCAAATAAGCCACCTGTCGAGAAGCCAGACCCGGACAGGCTCATGCGAGAGGCAGTTGCCCATGCGTGGGTCGTGGCCCTGACTACAGCCGAGGGTGTAGGAGGAGCCGTAGCACCCAAGACCGAGGGCGAGTTCGTGCGTGCGTTGGTGGCGCTTGTTCGCAACCGTGAGAATCGCGCCGTCAACACCGCTCTGGAAGAAGCGGCGAATAGAGTATGTAGACTAGTACACGTGTACATGAGCGGGGAAGTATGGTTAGGCTCGCTATCCGTCGAAACAAAGGACCACACACTATTTGGAGATAAGGCGTGGGGTGCAGCAGAAAGTGTTAGATCTATCCTACGCACCGCAGTACTGGAGAGCGAGAAATGAGATCTCGGTATCCGTACCAACTTGACAATACAAAGGTAGAGATTGGGCAGCACTGGCAGTCATCCGACGCAACGTATGGTAAGTCATACACCGTTGTTTGTAGAGCAGCAGAGCCAGCCCACGGTTGGGTCATGGAAGCAGACAATGGTGATCGTACCTACATGACTCCACTAGCATTAGAACTAGGTCTATGGAAGAAGGTAGAGGCTACGCAATGAAGAAAAAGATGTTTACCGTGTTTTTTCTAGTTAGAGATAAGAAGCCTTACAGAACTACTACTATGGAAGTGCGACACGTCATGGCGCACGACGCCACTGAAGCTCATCAGGTTGCTAGCAATAGACGACCAATGACTGAAGACATCTTACTATTTAGCTATGCAGAGCAAGGTCGGTTGGCCCCAATGCTTGTTTTCAAAGAGTCGTGGGAGGACAATGACGCTCGTCTTGCACAGGTTGAAGATAAGTAGCAAAGAATACATAATAAGGTATCGTAAGTGCAGCACCTGTGCTTACTGGGAGCCATTTTCCGACCGCAAGATTGGCACCTGCAGTCATCCGCTTGCATTCGTGCACGTAGGAGGCGACCGAGGCTTGTTCGTAGTAAAGCCTACTTTCTATTCAGGCGAGGTGTGCAGCCGCTGGGGGTACGAAAAGACATTTATGGTTGCTGATCCACTGAAGTGCAGGCACGGTATAGACACAACGCTACGTTGCAGCCAATGTGAAGAGGAAGAATGATCGTAGTCATCGACATCAATTCGAATGTAGTTACTTACGCTCCTGAAAAGAAGTGTTCTAGTTGTGGCAAAACTAGCAACGAATCCAGCGACCTGTTACAAAGTAAGGGCTGGCTACGTCGATGGGACTACGGTTCCGGGAAGTTCGAGTGGCTTTGTAGTGACTGCAGTAATGGAGTTTACGCACCACAAATAGAAGAGAGGCTTTTGGTAGTATGAACCGACTTCAAGCAGAGGTATTGACAGCAGCTGAGCATCTACGTGATGAGCTGTACAAGTCGTACGACGTGAAGGATGCTCGGTCCCTGGCGCGGATGATGACAGGTGCAAACGCCATGTCGCTAGCTCTGCTTGATCTCGTTGAGTCCCTGGACAATCTAGGTGACCAAGAGCACTTACCTGAAGTGGCTCAAGCTCCTTCTCTGGGTCTAACACCATTAGAACTTCGTACTTTGCGCTCTTTAGAGAATAACAACGGAGTACTAAGCGTTACACATCTGTGCGACAAGCTGAATAGTAGTCATCACCACAAGAAAGTCAGTGAAGCTACGGTACTGGATACTGCTACCGCTCTAGAAAGCGATGAATTCGTAGCCATCAAAATGGCTCACGGTAAAAGAGATCTAGTGAACATCACGAAAAAAGGTAGTGATATTGTAGGTAGACTGAGTAGGTAATAGAAGGAATATATTTGATGAAACGTCCTGGACCTCAACGTGTATGTAGCAAATGTGGTGGTATCCACGGGCTGGTTCTGCTGGGCGGCAAGTGGACCCACAAGTCATGCCACGAGAAGCAGTACAAACCAGATGTGAACCCTTGGGCAAAACGTAAGAAGCTCACAGGAGGTTGACGTGAACTGGCGGATGAAGGACAGGCAGACAGGGCGCACTACTCGAATGATCCAAGCAGCTGTCAAAGCAGCTATCAACGGAAGTAAAGTACACATCATAGTGCATAGTCTTAGAGAGGTAGACAGAATTAGACGTGTTCTACACGATATGCATGCTAGTGCGTTGGATATCTCTGTGTCTCCTCCAGCAGACCCCTGGTGGTCAGACGATGACACCCTCCGACCGCGTGGGGTACACCCAGATGCTAAGGTATTCATAGACCACCACGCTGTTAGAGAGCGATACAGCAACATACTAGACATGTACCACAGGTGGGACAGGTGGGACGTACCACCAGAGGAGGAGTCATGAAACGACTTCTATTGTTGTTCTGCGCATGTCTTGCATTGGCTGGGTGTCGTGCGTCCATGAAGGACTGCGGAGTGTACAGTGCGTCCAATATGGACACGCATCACTACCGTGGAAGTATTGAGGTTGATACCCGTACGCCCCTAGGCATCCCAGTAGATACTGGCGGCGTAGAACATGACTTGAATAGAATCGACACTATGGTTCTAGAGGTCAAGCAGTGTTTGTCGAAGAACTTCCCTGATTTTTGGATCTCAAAGGAGGTCCGCAACAAGGCACTCTGCCATGCGCAGGATTTCTCAGCGTCGTATCAAGCGGCGTTCAGTTACGGTTGTTGGCAGGTGAAGATTGACAACAACTGGGTCAAATCGTGCGACGGCGCGCAGCAGTTGCTCAGTGCAAAGTCTCCGACTCTACCTACCCAAACATGCGGTAGTAAAGTAGGTCTATATGGCACTGAGGAGTGCCCATGTAGATACCGCGTGGCCCAGACAGGGAAGACAATCGTAGTGCCCCCAGACGCAAGGCTCTTCAAGGACGGTTTCGTTAGAATCATCACGGGTTGTCAGAACCCGTGGGCTCACCCACTACTCACAGAGTGTGTGCAGCCGTAATATCTGTGTTGTAATTGTACGTATGTCGTGGAGGTTTGAATGTCTATTTCAATTTGCAGGTGTGGTGCTGTTGATGACTCGATTCAAGGAGGGTGGTCGTGTCCCATCTGCAAGTTGAGAGTGTGTCAGAGCTGTTACATCAAGCATAACCAGCAAAAACATCAGGAGATATACTATGGAGCAACACGCAGACAGGTCTCAGTGGGAAGTAGTGAAGACGTTCTCTGGGGAGAACTCAATCACAGTGACTGTGAAGCGACTGGTCATCAAGGGGAAGTACACCCGATACAGCATCAGCATCGGAACGCACCAACAGAAGGGAGACTCCCAGTTCGTAGCTCCGTTCATTCAGGTACGCACTGAGGGTCTGATTGACGTACAGATTCAACGTGTTGGATTGACAGTCGGCAACCTCATCGCAGAGGCTGAGGAATGGATCAGGGAAGACGCAACGACGTGGGCAAAAGCGCTCCAAGACCAGATGTACGATCGCGACTCAGCTCGTGACGCCCGCACCAACGTGAAGCGCACCAGGCAGACTGGCAAGACTGCTCGCAACCGCGAGAAGAAATCCCTCAAGAAGACTGACCAACCTCAAGTATGAGAGAAAGCCACCGAGGTCAATATGAAGATTGAAAATGTCGAGGTGTTTGGCTTCATGGCAGCACTGCGTGGCATGCGCAATCCAATGGAGTCGTGGTCGAAGACAGACACACGCCATGCCATTCTCGGTGACGACCTTCCATGGAACTTCACCTTGGTCGAGTCCTCTGAACTTCCGATGATCGGGCCCAACGATATGCGCCTTGCTCTATCGCTTATCAAAGCAGGTGGAGCGCACCGCAAATTCCTTCGACAGATCATCGTATGGTGGGACATCACGATCCCACGTGCTGTCTGGCAAGAATTGGACACGTACAAAGTAGCAACTGTGCGTAACTCGTGCTCGACGATGCACAAACTCGGTTCACGTGACTTAGAGGCTTGTGACTTCGAAGGAGGCGAGATTGCACCTACTCAACTCGTGCTGATCAACGAGCTGGGTGCGAAATATCGGTCTGAAAAGACACCAACCAACCTGCATGCGTTGAAGATGCAGCTGCCAGAGAGCTTTTTACAGAAGGCAACCTACACGTTCTCGTACGAGACAGCACTGCACATGTGGTTCGATCGTCATGACCATCGGATGCCAGAATGGAGCGGCCCGGAAGGTATCTGCGAGTGGATCAAGCGGCTACCATATATGCCCCAATTCATTGAGTGCATGTTGATTGAGAAAGCTCGTGGCTGACCGCTCATACAACTGTTTTCTAGCACTTTCGTGCAACACCCGTTTCCTGCCTAGCAAAACCCCCTAGAACGCATCCATCTTCTCGACCCGTCCGTTGGTCGTGCTGGGCCCAAAAACGCGCTCTACCCATCGCCAAAATTGAAGCTGACGTGGTTCGAGACCCGTTGGTTGTCACGAGTCACCAAACAGTACTCGAATTGCTAATGAAGAGAGTTGAAATGTCTCTCGCGTGGGCGCGTACGCGCAGTAGTTATCCATTACTAAATCCTCTGTGTGATTCTAACTAATCATTGTCTATTGAGTGAGTATAATCTCTCATTCATACACGTGATCTGTAGTTCCACCCTTCGGGTGGAACCATAGACGCGCGCACGCACGAGACATTCTGCCCACACAACAGACAACGGTCAGTCAGGAGCACACAGACGATCCAGCAACGCATAATTCACGTTTCTCGATCCAATAATCTCGTCTTTCATTCAACAAACGACAGCATTGGATCTGCGAAACGAGACATTGGAATTCAACAACATGCCCCAACCCCCAGTTCCGCTCACCCCCTTCCCCAACCAGCGAACAACCACGTTTACTATCAAGGCTTGACATGATAGTGTATTGATGTCTTTTGGCGGCATCTAACGAGTAAGCGAGGCACCATGAGTGACCTAGACGAAAACATCAAAGTCAAAATGAAGCGTGAGTTGGATCGATTGACTGAAGCTGGCTACACGCCCACGCTGCTGGTCGTCGATGTACTCTCAATGAAGGAAGCATTGGCAGAATACACGTCAGCTGAAATCTCGAACGGCGGGACGTTTCCGTGGCCCATTGTTCCTCCACAAGAGTGGGCTAGAAGTCCTACTGATGAATTCTACTACTGGGGGGTTCAAATCAAGTTCGACCCATACAAAGACGGAATTGTAGAAGACTCAATTCGCGCCCTACCAGACACACCTGCAGGGCTCATTGTTATGGAATCCGAGAACCCGTGAGGTAGTCATGGTAGTAGCTAATCTTGTATTTACGCAGAATGCTGTTGTCGGTACTGCTGGAGAAGCATACATAGGAGTCGTCGGAAGTCCTGTGACTCTATCTAATCAAGATGACACGGATGTAACTACCTGGCACTACGAGATAATGAGTTCTCCTTACAACAGCTCAGTGGCTGCTGCTGTTCTGTCTGATGGGGCGGCTCCTACGGCTGCTTTCACCCCTGACGTGTCTGGCAGTTACAGAATTCTTGAGTATGTAAAAGACAGCAGCAACAACGTGTCGTCCCAGATTCGAGTACTTGGGGTGAAGAATTCCAGGGGCTGGATTGTTCCAGCCTTTGACGGTGTGGCTATCGAACACAACTTCGGAGGGCAGATTCGTGGCTGGGTAGGTGATGACTCTGTGTGTCTAGTGGACCGTATTCTAGATGACATACTTTTAGGCATTAGCGATGGGTTCAACTTCCCTCTGCGTGATTGGGCGTACGACTCACCGGGTTCTATCGCTACGTCAGTTTCTTTAGTATATGTAGTGTCTATTGGTACACCCATACGATTCTGCGTGCAGATAGGCACTACAGTCGCTTCTAATTTGGGGGGTGGTAGTGGCGTTTACGCTATTGTGGGGGTATCCAACGCTGTAGTGGAACCGTCAGGTCGTCTTTACGTAGAGTACGTAGATGATGGTGGCGGAGACTTTCACGCAAATATCTACAGTAGAGTTGGGTATGTAGGTCTAGTGGGGCACACAGAATCCTATTCTGTAGATGGAGTCAAGATTATTGTTGCTGACAACGACAGCGGGATATCCGGCGTCCTTGTAGTAGCTGTACCAGAGGCTGGTGGGGAGATAGTAGAGTTCTTTAGGTGGGGTGTAGTCAGTGCAGTCAGTGCTGCAACCATCGTATGGGACGGTGCTGCAATAGACAACACTGTAGAGACCGCTGTTTGTGGAGACAAGGCTCGTGTAGGTCAATTGACTGCGTTCATATCTGGGGAGGTCGGGGACGACGCAAACACGCTTGCTACGGCAGGGCAGAAGCTTCACTACTCTGGACCTCCCGCTCGCGTTGTGCGGCAGCAGTTCTGTGCGAATGCGGTGTCTGGTAGTGGAGTCACAGCCACGTGGGCAGTCATAGATAGGCTTGGGTCGTGGTTTGGGGAGTACGGTAACGCATTTACACCTACTCTTATTGAGAATACAGACCGGGCCACTAGTGGGGCTGGTGATTCGGTTGTTGGACTCTGTAGAGTGGTCACGGATGACCAAGTCGACATCGTGACTGTGGCAGTGGCGGGTGGAACAGCTACGCAGACGTCAGCTAACTTGGTGTTGGTGTTGGAATGATTCTGGTCAATGCTTCTACTAGTTCTTTATGGACACCAGCAGATCTAGGAGCTTTGGCGATAGCTGACTGGTGGTCGGAGAACACTGACGTAGGCATCACTCCTAGCCTAATAAGTACCTTCTATGATTGTACTGGCAGCGGCAGGGTGGCGCACAGAACAGAGCCGTCCTATCGGGCAAGCTTGGCGGTGTCTGCGTCAATGAACGGTAAGCTTGTAGCCGTAACACCAGCTGATTATGGAACCTACTACATAAGCGGCCCATCTTTTTTCAATACAAGTTCTGCAAGGTTCATGTATTTCATTGTTGGGCGGCAGCTGACCACTAGTACGTACCAAGCTCTGTGGACTGTTAGTGGTGCCTCCCCTATGAGTATTACCGATTCGGCCGGGCAGGCAGGAGTTCAGATCGCTGGATATCAATCTGTAGGGGCCGCGACTAGCCCTAGCGGGGTTTTTGCTAGGGTATGGGAGTTTGATGGGGCTGTAGGTCGAATGTGGTCTCCAGCTGGACAAGCAGGGGTAAACTTCGTTGCGCAGAACTCATTTGTTGGGAATAGTGTCAATCCGTCACACTTATTTGGAGGAAACTACAATACGATGTGTTTTAGAGGTAATGAATTTGGTCGAGGGATCTTAGTCGATACAGTAGACTCTGCACTGCGGGCTAAGTGGTTTGCTTGGTGCGCAGACTACTACGGCGTGACTACGTAATCAGCACACTCTATTCCATAACTGGACAGTATAATTTTTCTGTGCCACCCTTCAGCACATGGGAAAAGCACGCTCACGCCACTTGGTGGAAGACGAAGAAGTCGCGTTCGAAATCAAAAATGCTAAATGTGTTGACCAAACACCTGAGGCAATCAAAGTCCTGTTCAAGCTGGAGGATGGCTCCACGGTGACAAATTGGATACCTCAGTCCCAGGTTACTGATGACAGCGAGGTGTATTCCAAGGGACACAGCGGGACTCTACGAATCACACAATACATCGCAGAATTGAGAGGTTGGTTATGATTATCTTTGCAGACATGACGTCGGATGCTCGACCAGAGACACAGATTTGGAAGTCGAAGCTAGCAGGCGTGAGGACTGTATATACACACGCGAACTGCCCAGACGGCTACGCCTCAGCCGTCATAGTTGTTGCGGCGTACAAGTGCAAAGGGTTGCGGGCCACGCAGGAAGTACCTGATGTCGTGTTTGTAGACTACAAAGAAATCAACGATATTGAGCCACACCCAGGGGCCATGTTCGTTGATATGTGCCCGCGCAACCAGCTGGAGAAATGGGCTGAAGTTGACCCCATCATATTGGATCATCACGAGACAAGTCTGAAAGGGCTTCTGGCAGCGAATGCCAGCCTCAAAGAATCCCGATCACCATTCTTGTTTGACTCCGTGCGAGGAGAGGAATCCAAGGAGGTGTGCGGGGCAATACTGGCATTAGAGCATGTGTTTTGCTATTTGGTCCCCAGGTCTGACTCCTACAAGACCGGCATGGACTACGAGGGGTGGGGCAGGTTGGCGTCCCTGTCCAATGTCCGGGACAACTGGCTTACCGGAGACCCGCAGTGGGAGTACGCCCTGCAACTGGCTGAGGGATTCAGGCTGTACGGGCACAACGTACTGCAATGGGTATATGATGGCACATTTGCGTACTCTGAATTGTTGCACACCGGCAAGTACTTGTACGAAAGAAAGACACGTGTATATGGCGAGATACTGGCTGGCGGCATCCAAAAGAGCGTCAAGGGGGCTAGCGTAGTTTTCGCCCAGACATACGACGCCAGTGACTTCTCTGAGTGGTGCCGCAGAGAACACGGCGTAGATATCACGTTTTCCATTGGGTACAGCCTTTCCCTCGATGAGGCTAGGGTGAGTCTAAGGACAAATGATCTCTATCCAATTGCTGCGAAATTCTGCGAAATGCATGGTGGGGGAGGACATCCACCCGCTGCTGGGTGCAACATAAAGCTCGAAGGTAGGTCATTGCTTGAACTTGTCGAGCAATTGTCTCAAGAGCTTGTGCCGTATTGTAGTTGACCTTTACCCACAGTAGGTTATGCTGAGTTGGATAAACCACCCGTAAGGAGGGGACACTATGAGCATTGAAAAACAAGCTCTTCATTCCTTCTGCGAGAGGATTCTAGCCAACCCGATGTCCGATCCTAGTGAACTTTGCTGGGCTCGGGCTAGGCTCGAAGAACTTCACGCAGAGAGCGTGTCGCGAGCAGCATAGCCACGGACCAAAGTCCTGGCGTATGACCAAACGAAAATCTGAATTGTGGTCTGAGGTGGATGAGATCATAGGGCGCGGCGAGCACCCTGTGGTCTCTATCCCCGCTGGTACAGAGATACTAACCCCCAAGCGACGACCCGGTAGGCCCAGGGTCAACCCACCAGAAAACCCATTCTTCAATTGGGAGATGCAGACTCCCTCTGGGTTTCCTATGCGTTGTCGCAACCCAGGCTGTAACCGTAGGCTCAAGCGTCGGGATCGTGCCATCACGTGTAGTGACAGGTGCAAGACTGAGCTGTGCGCGTACTGCACTACAATGCTTTCTATTATCAACGGCGAGGTAGACCCTAAAGATCTGCCTCCGCACTACAGGTCAAATAGGCTCGGAGGCGGCAAAAAGAATGGCAAGAAATAGGTCACATTTCATGCGATGGCTTGGAAAACAGGTGAAGCGGTCTTCTCTTGCTCGTGCTATTGTTAGCAGCGGACATGCATACCCAAGTATCTCGTCAATAGAGAGTATGGATGTCAAAGCAATATACGGGCTACAAAAAGAGGATCGAAGGCATCTGATGGGCTTGTGGGAGGCTAAGCATGAAGCTAGGTGACGCAGTCGCAGCCCTTACCAAGTCACTTGGTATCGAGCAGTGTGACCAGTGCAAGCAACGTCAGGCTGTCCTCAACGAGCTGGGTGAAAAGCTCAAGAAGCTATTAGGAGGCACTGATGAGACAAGCAACGATGTTGGATCTGTTGGATCTAGCAGAGGACGCGCAGAACACTCACCGGACGAACCAAGGTGAGGAGTTGAATGTAGAGCAGTCAGTCGCGACTATGGCTGAGGTTATGCATATTCCAGCAGGTGAATTGACGGAGACACAGCTTGCGTTCGTTGAAGCACAGAGAAAGCATCAACGAGAGGGCGGTAGCCCTGGGGGCGGCATGTTCTCCAACGGTCGGAAGTTCAGGCTCGATACTACCGGTAGAGAACCCAAATTCAAAATTGGTTGAATATGCTGGTGATTCGGGTGTAAACTGCTCCAATCCATGTATATGGGAAGGAGTATTTGAATGGCACAACCCAGAAATCGTCCCAAGGCTGCAAAGCCTAAGGGAGCAACTGTTCGAGCTGGTGGGACTGCGCGTAGCGGTGGGACCATCCGCAGAGGCGGAACCATCCGTAGGGGTGGGACGGCTACTGCTGGTGGCGGTGGTGGTTCTGGCGGCGGCTGAAAACAACGGTCACAAATTCGAGCCCCTCTACTGAAACATGTAGAGGGGTTTCGTGCATTTGGAGGTTCAATGTCAGCACTTGTATTCTTTAGTGGAGGTTTGGACAGCACCGTACTGGCTTGGGACATAGCAACGTCTCCAGAGAGGTACGGCATATACAAAGAGAATCTTTGTGGTTCTGATAGGCTGATAATGTTGGCGTACGTCACTGCAGACCCAGCTGTTGTGCTCCGCAGGCTACACCCTGCTTTAGCTGCTATCAGGAAGGCATCAGGAGTCAATGTTGACTTGGTGCTGGCAGAGATCCCGAGAGAGTGGCGTAGTTTCAAAAATGTCAATTCAGGGCATGTGTTTTCTAGTTTGAACCCACTAGCGTCGCAGATGTCTGAAGATCTGCTACAAATGCCATTCACCCCAGGCGTCCACTCCTGGCTAATTAGCTACGCTATCAATCTACTGCACCAAAACAAGTCGTCTAATCACCTAGGGCCACAAGCATTCTTTGGCTTTCAGTGGGAGTCAGAAGTGTGGCACAAGTTCGACTCTGGGGAGTTGGTACACAACGACACGTCACTCGAATACATAGACTCACTAAACTCCTTGTCCGAGTTGTCTGGCTCCCCTGTGTTGTTCCAGGCCCCGTTTTTGGAGAACAGAATGAACAAGGAGATGATTGTCAGGCACGGTAAGAGGCTAGGCGTACCATTCGAGCACACTAGCTCTTGTTTGCGTGGGTGGATGAAGAATTGTGGTAGATGTAATCAGTGCATGCTTCGGTATGCAGCTTTGAGGAGCTTGGAAGATGTACGCTGAAGAAGCACTTGTTCTATTGTCTGGTGGGTTGGATTCAGCTACCTGTTTAGCTTGGGCTGTTACTCACTACACCAAAGTCAAGACTATCACTTTCTTCTACGGTCAACGGCACAGCGTCGAGCTGACTGCGGCTGAGAAGGTCAGCAAGGCGTTTGGTGTTGACAATACGGTTGTTGCAATTCCCCCAAACTGCTTTCAGGACACTGTTTTGACAGGGCAGGGGCAAGAAAAAGCAGTTGCTGGGCAGGTAAACCCAGACGGGCTACCGAAGACCTTCGTCCCAGCCCGCAACCTAGTCTTCCTGGCTCTTGCGGCTGGTTTGGCTTACCGGAAGGAAGGAGCAGCCTCGGACCTCGTCATAGGGGCAAATGATGTCGACTACAGTGGGTACCCCGACTGCAGGCCCGAGAGTATCCTGGCAGCACAGATCGCGATACGATGCAGCCTCGGTGTTCCTGGGCTGTCTGTGCAGGCTCCGCTACTCGGGCTATCGAAGTCAGAAATAGTGCTGCTACTTATTGACACAACACCCAATTGGAGTTCGGTACTACAAATGACAGTATCTTGCTACAATGGTGTGCGGCACGGATGCGGGGAGTGTGATTCCTGCAAAATAAGAGAAAATGCATTTCGAGTGCTGCACATGGAAGACCCGGCGAAAGGTTGACAATGCTGTTCAATAGAGAAGCCACAACTATACCAGAAATTCACCAAGAGCTACCTGATAGCGAGTTGCTGAAGGCACTCAGTAGTCCGTTTAGGAAGCGGGTCAACGAGGTCAGTGCAGACTTGGTGCATTTTGACGTACCTGAATTCACTTGTTTGTGCCCAATGACCAGGCAACCAGACTTCGCGGTGATCCAAGTGTGGTATATACCCAAAGAGTACATCGTAGAGTCTAAGTCTCTGAAGCTATACATGCACTCCTTTAGGAACGTAGGGGCGTTTCATGAGATGGCGGTGCGCGTCATTCGGGAGGATCTCACTGATCTCCTAAAGCCCAGATGGATTATGGTGACCGGAGAGTTCAACCGAAGGGGTGGTATTGCCTCGTCTGTGTCGAGTACCCACGCTGAAGGCACGTTCAATTCGTCTGAGCAGCTGACTATCAATCAGTTTTCAGATATTGGTAAGCTTCGATTCAGGGTGTAGCCATGGATGACGAGATCATCGTCTCTGAGGGTAATGTACATAGTGGACCGAACTTCTGCCCGATGGATACGGAGAGTATCGCGGACAAGATCGTTATCTTTGCAGAGGCGCTAAGTGATGTGGGGCTATATTCGTACCAAGTAGTTTATGCCCGTAGAATCATCACTAGTCTGCTGGAACACGATGGTCACGTCATCACGGCACTATGGAGTAGGCAAAGTGGCAAGTGCCATGCGAAGGGCACACCTATCATGATGGCTGACGGGTCAATACAACCCGTTGAATCCATCAAGGTGGGTGATAAGCTGATGGGTGATGACTCGACCCCAAGGACAGTCCTTTCCTTGGCTCGTGGCAGAGAGAAGATGGTTCGCGTACAGCCCATCGGGGATTACGCAGACGCATATGTTGTAAATCAATCACACATATTATCTGTGAAGCGTAGGCACCTTAGCAGTTCTTACGACAAGCCACGTAAGCGTACATGGGAAGTAGAGGACGTGTGTGTTGCTGATCTGCTCGGTAAGAAAGCCTTGGATAGCAAGGTCATGGGGTACAAGGTACCTTTGGAGTTCGATAGGCACGAGGTCGACCTAGAGCCTTACTGGTTGGGTCTATGGCTGGGTGATGTCGGTCAAAGAGACACACGCATCACTACGGCAGACCAAGAGGTAGTCGACTATCTGGAGGAATATGCGGAGTCTGTAGGGTGTAGGCTGTCTGAGTACGCGGAGGCAGAGGACAATAACTCGTCTACATTTGCTATAGTGTCCTCAGATCACGGAAACCCGTTGCGTACTGCTCTGCACAAATACAACCTATTGTTGAATAAGCACATTCCTACTGAATACAAGTGCAACGATAGGGACACTCGGTTGCAGCTGCTCGCTGGCATCATTGACTCTGATGGCAGCCACGCCGCTAGTGCTGGCAAAGAGAACGTCATGGAGGTGACGTTCAAAAACAAGCGGTTGTCCGAAGACACTATGTGGCTTTTGAGGTCTCTAGGCTTCCGAGCATCTATGAAACCAAAGCCAGTAAATGGCACCACTTATTGGCGTGTCTGCGCTTACGGTGATTTTTCTGTAGTGCCCACCAGGCTTGACAGGAAACAATACAGTAAGTCTGTATTGAGAGAAGACCCTTTGCGCTACGGGTTTACTCTGGAAGAGTTACCAACCAGTAACTACTATGGATTTACACTAGACGGAAATAAGCGATACTTGCTGGCAGACTTCACCGTCACCCACAATACGGAGTGCATTGCAGACATTGTGTTAGCACTAGCAGTTCTATTACCAATTCTGGCTGATGCATTCCCAGACGACTATAGGTTTCATTCTTTTCGAAAAGGTTTCCGGGCTGGTATCTACGCACCGAAGAAGGAGCAGGCAGAGATTTCTTTTGCTAGGATGAGGCAGCGTGCGGAGAGCACACATGGGGCAGCAGTTATGGCTGACCCAGAGATCAACGTGTACTTGGTCGTTAGTAGAGGGGACACGCTTACGTTCTCCAATGGCTCTCGCATCATGGCCCGAACGGCCAGTGAGCAGTCATCTGTGGAGGGCGAGACGCATGACTTGCTGATTTGTGAGGAGAGCCAGAAGCTACTGCGCTCCAAGGTCGACAAGGAGCTGCGTCCAATGCTGGCTGCTACCAACGGTACGGAGGTGCACATTGGTACTGCGTGGTATTCGCGAGGTGGCTTCCACAACACCATCACGGACAATGTAGAAATCTACAAAAACGGCGGCCCTCGTAACCATTTTGAGTTTAGTTATGAATTAGTAATACGTGAGAAGCAAGCTGCGTACGATGCTACCGGCAATACATTCCACCTCAATTACGCGAAGTTCGTAAAGAGCACTCTGAAGAAGCTCGGTGGGAACAAAGACAACGAAGAGTTCAAGATGAATTTCCGTTGTCTGTGGCAGGAGACTAGAGGCATTGCCCTCATGCCATCTGTCATCAAGCGTGCGGCACTGTGGCACCAAGAGGTGGCCCCTCAAAGGTTCGGATTCCACGTGGCTGGGCTGGATGTTGGTAAGGTCACTGACTCGTCCGTGCTCACCATTGCGGATGTCGATATCGAAAATCCAATGGACATATCTGTCCACATGCCCGGCGCTAACAAGGACAAGACTGTAGCGTATATGAAGACGTTTATTGGGTGGCTGGAGATGCTTGGATCTTTCGAAGGGGATACAGGGCAATACAATCAGCTAGTGGAATTTCTCATGTACTTCAATGTACACATACTAGCAATTGATGCTTCATCTATGGGCGACCCAGTTGCGGAGCACATTCAGACCCTAGTGGGGGATGACATAATGGTCATTCCGTATAAGTTCCACACCTCCTCAAAAAGCTATTTGTACAAGTACTATTTGCAGGAGTGGAATGCAGGCAGAATCAAGTATGCGGCGGGCCCAGAGACGCGAGAGACTTTCGAGTATACCCAATTCATCGCCCAGCACACCGATCTGGACAAAGAAGAGAAAAACGGGTATGTTACTTGCAGGGCTCCAGAAGGCCAGCATGACGACTTTCCTGACTCCGGTGCGCTCGCTTGTTGGTGCGAGAAATACATCGACCAGCAAAAGATGCCAGAACTGGAGGTATCTACTGTCCAAAACTTCGGCACACTGAAGCAGCAACGACACGAGCCCGTCACAGGCAGCGTTGAAGTGAGTATGGTGAATTCATTCACCTCAGTGAGCAGAAGTGATAGATATAGATGTCGGAGCTAATAAGCATCACTGGAGGTAGCCCAGACTACCATCGAGCCATCAGAGCAAGTCTCCGATGGCTTCCATCGTGGTATGTACGGGCATCTGGGGTTGTTTCCGTAGAGGTCAATGCCAGTGAGGTCGTGCGTAAAGAGACTGCTATCTATTCGCACACATCCAAGGCAATCACACTGTCCCCCAATTTAGGCGTCCACACCCTACGACAGGCTTTGGCGCACGAGTTGGCTCACGGTGTGGATGACCAATCCGACACTCGTAATCATCCTCACTACTTCTCTGCTTCTGATGTGTGGCTCAAGCTGCATGCACAGCAGTCTTCGTTTGATTTGGAGAAGCAGAGAAATCAACCAGTTGAATACTTCGCAGCTCAGCTGGCAAAACACGTAACAATGGGATCTGATCGATTCAGGGCTAGGTACCCTGAAGAGTACGTGTTCTTTTCTACCTGGGTAGTACCAGTGGCTAAGACACTACGGTAGGAGCAAAAGAAGATGTTGAAAGAAAAAGACTTCCGGTTTCCTCTCACTACGGCGGGTATCAAGCGGCACGTAGCGAATGCAGGTAAGGCTTGGCACTCCCAGGCTGTGGCTGCGACGTCAGGCCCCGACCAGATGACCTGTGGCTTTGCAGGGCACGCTGGCAGAATGCTTATGGTTCGCGTTCTTTTCGATGCTACTCCAGGTGTCGGGGAGTCCATGACGATCGACGTCCTGGTTGGTGGTGTGTCTATTCTCCATGGCGGTGTTCCGATCGCCCTCGACCTGACCAACATCGTCGGAAAAGAATGGTTGGAGTTGGCTCTCGACAGCAGCCTCACCAATGTTGACCTTGGGGACGTGCTCACGGTCAATCGCACCTACGTGGCAGGCGCAGGGGCACTGGCAAACAACGTCATCGAAGCCTACTGGGCGTAAGGGGCAATCATGTCGAATCCCGGTGCAAGAGGTGGTTGGAGTCCTGCGGGTCCGTCCATCCCCAATGACATGGGTCACCCTGGTATGCAGCTGGACCCGCAAGAGGCTCTGGCTGCTGGCGTGCGCATGGCTCGGAAGAACAGGCAAGAGACTCAGCTTGGTGAGGACATGCGAAATTACCGACGCTCGTATTTGCAGCGGGCTAGGGTCGGAGGTAAGAAGTAGCCATGGCTGGTCGAGGTGGAGGAGGTCGAGCCCCTGGTGGCGGTCGGCGCGTAATGAAGGTGCGCGCTACGAAGGTCTCTGTCGGGGTACAGAAGCCCAAGGCTGCGGCATCTGCGGCTAAGGCTAGGCCCAGTCGTGCCGCAGCAGCGGCTAAGGCTGCACCTACCAAGACCGCAGCTGTAAAGGGGCTGTCTATCGGTAAGAAGGGCCCGACAAAGTCTGTAGCCCCCAAGACAGCAGCAGTAGCCCCCAAGCAGCGGTCTGTGGCGCCTAAAGCGCCCAAAGCCGTAGCACCCAAGGCAGCGAAGAGTAACGTCTTCTCGGCCGCTCCTGCACGTCCTGGAGGGGGGAAAGCGGTCCGTCCCGCAGCTCCCACAGCGAAACAACGGGCTTCAGTAAAGAAAGAAGTCAATTCTGCAGTCAAGGCCAATAAGAAGGTCGAGACTGGTGTGCAGAAGCAGAAGCGGGCCCAACAAGACCAATGGATGCAGAAGCAGAAGGGGCTAGCTGCTGACGCTAGCAAGCGTAGGACGGCTACTGAAAAGCAAAACAAAGCTGATCAAAAGTCGTCTCAGAAGGCAAAGACCCAGCAGCAAAAGCAAGACTCTAAATCCATCAAGTCTGTTGTGAAGTCCGTCCAGAAGAACGAGCGCAAATCTGCTGTGACAGAAGCTGCAAATAGGCGGTCTGCAGTCAAAACAGTAAAGGCAGCAGCGAAGACTGCTGATGCTCGTAAGAAGAAGGCTGCTTCTCAGGTGCAAAAGCAGCACAACAAAAAGGTATCCGAGGCGCGGCGCAAGTTGGCTGAATCTGGGATTCGGCAGCATGTAGCAGCTGATCGGGCTCGTAGGACGAAGGACACAGCTGTTCGCGCAGCTGGATTGGTGACACGAGCGGCAAAGGCTACTATCGGAGGCGGTAAGAGCTTGGAGACGTCGCTGCGACACGGGCATGGGCAGGGTAAATCCCTAACGTCTATTTTCAACCGGAGATAGCGTGTACCATATTCGATACTACGAAAAACGCATCCACCCAGACGCCCTCAAGGGTGCTTTGGGTTTCTTTGTATTTGTTCTAAACTGGATCAGGTGGAAGTTGGAAGTCCTGGTTCAGAGTCTCATGCTCAGGTACTTAGTCAAGGTAGGCGGCATTCCCAGAGACAAAGAGATTCAATTGAGGAGGATGTTCTCAATGGATGTTCAGGCAGAGAAGCTCGACATGGCTCGTACTTCTCCGAATAACTCAATCATCCAAGAAGACTTCCCTACCATTGAGCGTACTGATCATTCTGAAGGCCGCTTTGGAAATGCACTGACGTCTGTGGACGATGAATCTGAAAAAGAAACAACAGTCAATAGACCAGGCTCAATTCAAGATATGATTTCTCGGTATTCTGCCCCAAAAAGAGTTAGAGGCTATGCTAGTAGGCACGAATACTTCGTGCATGACGTAACGGACGACAACGGAGAGGAGGGCGGTTTTAGAGGGATTGTCTCAGTAGGAAGAGGAGGCAAATATGGTGGATGATGGTCTACATGAGGATTCCTCAGGTAATCATAAGGACCGATTTCCGTGCTTGATGCACGCTAAAGATATCCAAGATCTCAAATCCCGCACAACCCGTTTAGAGAGCGGGATGTTGGAAGTATTAGCGGAGTCGTCTGCTAGCAGGAATGCTGCTGAGGGTGCAAAGGTAGAGGCAAAAGCAACAAAGGAAATAGCCACTAAGGTATTCAACTCAATAGGTGAATTCCGAGGTGACTTTCGAGAGTACCAAAAGCAGCAGAGGCAATCCTGTAGTACCATCCATGATGGTGTGTCTGAGAGGCTAAAGTCTCTTGAAGCCAAAGACCCAGACGACATTGGGTCTGGTATCCGTTATGTCGACGAGCCAGAGCTATTAGCGGCAAAGTATGACGTCAAGTCCAAGGCTTTGGATGAATTGAAGGAGCGTCTTTCTGGTATGGAGGGCGTAGTCAGGTCCCTGGAAGACGACCGAGAAGATGCTAAGGCGGCAGCAATTCAAGCAAAAGAAGATGCTAGATCGGCAGAAGAGCAGGCTAGAGCAGATAGACGAGCAGCGGCTGAGGCTCGGAATGCTGCTGATGCTCTGATGCTGACCACGCAGTCGCAACTCAAGACTGCTAGGTACGGTATGTGGGGAGCTATTGCCACGGCGATTATCGTCGGGGTATTCGGTGTGGTTCAGGCTTTGTACGGAGGCTGATATGAGTAACGCGTATAGCAACAAGACTTCTGAGTCGGTACGATCGGTTTTGCAATCTGTGATGCACGCTGCTGGCGTGACTACATTGGATTTGTCCAATTCACCGTCCTTCAAATTGGTTCTTGAGAGTAGGGACGGGCAAAGTCTGTCGTACTCCCTTACTCCCTATGGTGCTGGGCAGTCGATGTCTGGGCTTGTCCGTGGAGCATATCTGGCTGTCCCTGGCTCTGGTGGTGCCGCAGATCTGGATGGCGCTTACGGAACCGGTGTCATGGTCGGCAATACTTTGGACATCACAGTACCTGCCACACCTGAGGGGCTGGATCCGGTACCCGCTGATGCCATCATCTACGCAGTCAAGACCACGGCTGGCGGCAAACCAAAGTCTTTGAATGCTGTTCGGTTGTCGGCCACGCAGATTCGTGTGTACTCCGATGGTACCGGGTACAGCGGGCCCAATGAAGTTGATACAGTACCCGCGACTCTGGTGGCTGGTACCAGAGACATCACGACCAACGTCGCGCCTGCTACGACCGACCTACTGTTCGTGGAGCAGGTGACTGCTGGTGGCGGGGCTGCACAGCATTATGCAGCATTTCGAAAAGACGCCACGGATATTACTATTCAGGCGTATAGCGCTGCTGGCGCTTTGGTTGCGACGAATACCGCTACTGTTCGGGCACACAAGTTCCCGGTCGGAGCTGCTGCTGCTGCTACTGCTACCGGTACTCTGGTTGCTGGTGTGGCTACGATTGCGCTCACCAATGCAGCTGGCGATATTCTCTTGGTCAAGCAGGAGACCGCTGGTGGCACGGCGGCGAATCACTTCTCCGTAGTTCGCGTTGACAACAACTCAGTGAAGGTCTACGCACACACGGTTGCAGGGGCTCTGCAAGCACTCAACACCTCGGCAGTGCGCGTGTACAACATGGGCGCAGTCAAGGCAGCAGCGAGTACCTTGGTGGCTGGTACCATGGACATCCTTCTGACAGTGGCTGCTGCTGATCGGCTTTCCGTGAAAGAGATCACGGCGGGAGGCGACCCGGCTACTAGTTTCGTTGTATTCCGAAAGGATGCGGACGAAGTCACTGTCGTTGCTTTGGATGCGACTCCTGCGAAGGTGGCAACGAATACGTCTGTCGTCCAGGTATATAACCACGGTCAGTCCGGGGCTGAGACGTCGACCATTCGTTGGGCTGTCGTTCGACCGTAGGCGGCGCAGTACAGTCCAGTCCAAAGGCACTGAGCAGAGGTAATTATGGGATTTTCATTTGACGTAACTAGGACAGTTCCTGCGGCAGCTGTGGAAGCACAGCCAGTAGACAACAACGACCCTATCGTACAGAAGCTTCCTGGGCTGGACGCAGAAGATATTGACTCTTTGCTTATGTCGGCTGTAGGGGCTGACATGACTTACGAGTTGGGAGTCTGGGACACCACAGCAGCAGTAGACACTTGGATTGTGGTAGACACTGGTACTCTATTGAATGGGGTACCTTATGAGGTGGCGTTCCAGTACTTCTCAAAAGAAGGAACTCAAATATACTGCAGGGCTACGGTAGCGCCAGCAGCGGACGTGTCTCTACGCATCAAAGAAGTGACTGGCAGCGGTACTTCTGCTGGCCCGCTGCCTTTGGGTGCGGCTACTGAGACAAAACAAGATGCCCAAATAGTACTTGAAACAGCTATCAGTAGTAAGCTCCCTGCCACCCTAGGCGCCAAAGCCGGCGCGGCCTCCCTCTCGGTGGTCCCCGCGACGGACTCGGGGCTGGCGACTTCGGGGAAACAAGACACGCTGCAAACCGCGATCAACCTGATCAAGCCCGGCTTGAGCGGCCCCGTGGTCGACTACTCGGGGGGCGACGTCACCTACGCGGGAGGCGTGCAGCTCTTCGTCGCAGTCGCCGGAACGCTGAAGTACGACGACGCGAATGGCAACGCGGCGCAAGTGCTGAGCGACATTCCGGCAGGCGTCACGACTCCGTGGCTCGTGACTAAGGTGTACAAGGTCGGCACGTCGGCTGTCCTGGTGGCGGTGTCCTGATGGCGTCGCGCTCTGCTCGTGGTCGTGGACGCGTGTTCGGCGCCGCCCCCGTCTGGCCCACCACGCTACCCAGCGCGTCGATGGGTCCGTTTTCAAACACCGCCTATATCACCGGGGATACGCAGCCCGCGTTCGACGACGAGGAAACGTTCGTGCTGCTATTCGAAATGCCCGCAGCGGTTAGCGCTGGCGCGTACGAGTTTTTGTGGTGTTGTGAGAACGCGGACTTGACCAAGGGCTTTTCGATTATAGCGTATGGCGACGCAGGTTCTGCGTTGATCGCTGTTCGGCCCGGGGGCTTTTACTTCAAGCCGCTCACGTGGCGCATTGGGCTAAATTGTCTAGTGCTCACCAGGAAGGCAGCGGGCGAGATACGATACTCGCTCAACGGCGCCGCCGCCGCGCAATGGGTAGCGAGCGCGGCGGCGTCGACTGTCGACGTGACGTGCGTGCAGCAGATCGGCGCGCTCAACGGCGCATACGCGACAGAAGACTGGCGTATGCTGGAGGTCGCTCACATCGGCGTTGAAACGTCGGACGCGGACATGGCGCTATGGTCCAACGTCGTCAACGAGGACGATCGCTACCACCTGTCATCCGCTGTCCGAGAGCACGCCTCGCTCGTGTCCAATTGGTCGGCTGATCGGGATTGGGACGGAGGAGCCTCTACCGTATCAGGGCTAGGGTCTGCCCCCACTACGTGGACCCTTACAGATACAATTGTGCGCAATACGATCGAGTCCGAATGGCTGCTGACCGAAAGGCAAGCGTGGTGGCACGACTCGCACACATACGAAGACGAAACGACGCACAACCGGCGGAACATCTTCGCCCGCGCTCGGATCATCACTGATGCAACGCGGATCGTCGTCGACGCCTACAACACGATCTTCACAGCGTTTCCGGCGTACGCCGGGGTCGGAGTCTACGTGGGAGGCGCGTACGATGATCAGGCGCTGGCAAACAAGGTCAACGCGAGCACCGCAAAGGACCTAGCGTTTGCGGCGGGTAGTAAGACGCTGGACTTCGTCGACGGTTTACAAACCAACCCGCCTGGGACAGTGCTCGGAACATACACTACACGCGTGCGAATTCCCAAAAGCGCGTCCTATTCGGTCGTGCTTGCGTCTCCGCCAGCCGATAGGCTGGTGGTCTATGGCGACTCGATCGCCAGCGGCGGCACCGCGACAATCGGCGTGCGCGACGCGTGGCCGTTGCTCGTGCGTGGCGACTATTCGGGCGGAGTATTGGTGGAGTCTTGGGGTTACCGGTCTTTGTACGACGACGCGAACACCGCTGGACTTCGCGCCGCGTTCGTTGCGCAACTTGTGGCGCTTTGCGATGGCACTTCGTCAAACACGCTATGGCTGGCGATTGGGACCAACGACTACGGCCTAAGCAAGTGGACGGCAGCAGCCTTCGGCGTGGCGTATGCTGCGCTACTGGACGACTTGCACACCGCGCTACCGGCGTTGACGATCTATTGCCAGACGCCGCTCACGCGTGGCACAGAGACCGCTAACGGTAGCGGGTCGACGTTGCCAGAGTATCGCGCGGAGATCGCGACGGCGGTGTCTACGCGTGGGGCGTATTGCACGCTGGTGGACGGGACGACGCTCACGACGTACCCAGGCACAGACTATGACGCTGACACCATCCACCTGACAACAGCGGGACACGCGTCCTACAAGGCAGCCGTAAAGGCGGTATTGGGATACTAGATGACCACCAAGCCCCCGGCCGACGATCGATCGTCAAGGAGATAGCCAAGTGACCGACGTACTATCCACAATCCAATCCGCAGCAGTCTACGCTGTAATCGTGGTCGCCACCGTCGAGGCCGCTGTCTGTTGACCTCTCGCTCACTGCTTCTGTAACTAAAGGAATGATTTGTAATGCCTCTAGCTTTTTTCAACACTGGTACAAGCGCTGGCGGGGCCATTCCTTTTCAGCGGGTAGTAGAACCGCAACAGCTGGGGATGTTTCTGAACCTGGAACAGGCAGAGCTACTCAGGATTCAGCGATACAATGAAGGCTGGAGGTTTTACTTCGGGAAGCATTGGCTGTTTACCAGGAGTGATGGTGAACCTCTAGTCACGGTCAATTACTTCAGGAAGATTATCGATAAGTCGGTGAGCTTCCTGGTGGGTAAAAGCTTCACAGTCCAGGTACCCGAGGCGGTGGAACAAGTCACGAAGCCGTTCATCGACGAAGTGTGGAAATACAATAAGCGAGATATGTTCGCTTATGACTCGGCTACCATGGGTGCGGTGACCGGCGACGTGTTTGTGCTCATCACTTCAGAGCAGCCTTCGATCATGCAGCGTAGAATCAACCCGTACTCAAAGGGTCGTATTCGTATAAACCTACTTGGCAGCGAGCAAGTATTCCCGTCTTGGGATCCAGTGGATATGGACACCATGACGTCTGCGCGTATAGAGACAATCTATTATGCAGAACGTGGTGTTGATAACCCTGCAGTAGACGGCAGACAAATTGTGACTCGTAGATTCACACAGACGATCACAGCTGACCGAATCATCAAGCAGTACCATGGTCAGATGCCCGTCATAGAGGCGAATAGACTTGGCGAGATTCCAGTAGTTCACATCAAGAACATGCCCATACCTAGGGAGTACTATGGTCTTCCTGATGGGCTCGATGTTGTTGATCTCCAACGTGAGTACAATGAGAAGAGCACTGACATATCAGACTCTATCAATTATCATAGTAGCCCCGTGACTGTGGTGTTTGGCGCGAAGGCAAAGCAACTACAACGTGGTGCAAAGCAGGTGTGGTCGGGGCTCCCGACTGACGCCAGGGTTGAGACACTCAAGCTCGAAGGCGACATGACTGCTGCTGTGAACTACCTCGATCGGGTGAAGAAGAGTATCCACGAGGTCAGCGACATCCCCGAAGGCACTCTTGGTACAATGCAGCCCATCTCCAACACGTCGGGCGTTGCACTGCACACGCAGTACCAGCCTCTCATTGAGAAGACTGCGCGCAAGCGAACGATGTACAAGGACGGCTTCGAACAAATCAACTACTTCATCCTCCGTATTGGCATGTCTCTTGGTCAGCTTTATGTTCCGTTTGATTTGTGTAAGTCGTGCGGTGGCAGGATTGTTGAGGTCATCAATCCTAATAAGACGCAACCTATGTGGAACGTAGAGACTGAGTCTTACGACCAGGTCCCTGTGCGGGAAAAGAAGTGCTATCACATTGATAAGCAGACGCTTGAATTCAACGAGCCAGACGACATGCGGATCAAGTTCTGGCGCAACTACGGATTCGGGCGTGAGCTGCGAGAGATGCGGTTCAAGGACATCAAGGTGGAGATGCAGCGAGAGGGCTCCTTCTGGGACTACACCAAGCTCCTAGACGCCCTGAAGTCTGACTTTGCACGCAGGTGGGTGCAGCAGAACCCTCATCTGTTCCCGGAGCCTGTGGATGTCCTTCCTGACGGTAGGGTGGTGGGTCTACCTCGCCCGCCCCAGCAGCCTCAGGTCGACGCCATGGGCAATGATATGCCACTACCTGATCAGACCATGGGGCCTGACGGCAACCCAGCAGCACCTAGCCAGGTTCCGTACCCTGAGTGGATGCAGCAGGATATCATCCCTGAAGAAGAGATTGATATACCTGAAGAGCCTGAGCATGTACTAGTGGTGAATACACTGGTTCACCCAGAGTCTGGTCAGATAGTTGGTGAGGAATTGACAGAGAAGTTCATTGTCCCTACTGGGTGCAGGAACCCTCAATACCTCAACCCGTTTGAGACTGACGTCTCTTTCCAAGATGTGTTGCCCAAGGATAGGGCAATGGAAGCTCAGCTATTCGCACAGTACCAAGAGAATGGTTGGACTGATGCGTATTGGGCCCAAGAGCAAATCCCTGAGATTGCAGAGTCTGTGGCGGAGATTCGAAAGCGAATGAAGTCCGCAGCAAATGCACCTGGCATGCAGCCCGGTGTTGCCCCAGGGCAGGTTGCTAACCAGCCTCAGCCTATGTCCAACCCCTTTGAGACTCAACTATCACCTACGGCCACCCCCGCAGCGTCGGTACCCGGGCTGAGAGGTAATCCGACGCTACTGACTCAGCAGCCCATGTGAGGTGTGTTATGCGAGTGCCCAATGGATTTGAACCGTCTGAATTCTCAAAGATGATTCTGGCTGACACAGAGAGTGCACTTGCGGAGAAGCGAGAGCGGACCTCGTCTGGAGGGGATAGGGCAGTAGGCAGGAACGAGCAGTACATGGCTGAGGCTGAGGGCCAGGTGGCCCCGTTCCTACTCAAGAGTATTGAGAGGGACGCGCAGCGGCGCAATTACTACATTGTACCTGGCGGGGCCCGTATCTGGACTGATAAAGACGAACTTGAATTCGAAGACGGGAAGGTTGAATTTGAAGATTACTCATATGATGCCCCTGATGAGCACGAAGCTTTGGGACACGACAAGGTACCGTCGGTAGGGCCCAGACAATGAGTGATGTAACCCGAAGCAGGCGCAAGCGAGTCAAGCGGCTCTTGACTGAGTCTGGCGTCCCAGAAAGAGCCCACAAGGCATTCCTTGATAGGGACAGTAAGGAGCATGGCATGAAGGGTAAGAAGACCAAGAAGAAGCACGGCATGACAGGAGCGGTGAAGCCCTCAGGTGTACCAGCTGGTGGAGGTGACCAGGTACATGGCAAAGGAAAAAAGAAGACGATGAAAAAGAAGGGGAAGTGCTAATACAGAAAGAGCAGTCCAATGACAGGTACACTCGACCCGCATATGGAAGAGATTGATATCGGCCCCAAAAGCCCGCTCAAACGTAGAGAAACACCGATGACTCACGCGGACTATGAGATGGAAGAGATGGAGCGGGAATTTGAAGCTGAACCTGGGTTTACTTGGCAAGAACGGCAAGATGGGGTATAACGGTAGGTGGATATGGATGTACTATCTTCAAGCGTTATACCTGGAGAGGTAATTGAAGTCTCTCCTGGTGAATTTGTGGAAGTCACTACGTACGACGGCGATCCGATTCATTTCGAAGGTGGGTCAAAAGCTCCAGCCAATTACTCACCTGAACTACCTTCAGATCCAAAGACCATCAAATACCCTGGCAGCTATTCTGGCAGGGTAGTGAACGTAAAGGGACGCGAGAACGGTACAGTCGTGTCGGGTTTCAAGTGTCCGGTTTGTCCGTTCTGCGCAAAGAGCGCTACTGGGTTTCGACGCCACATGCGGGCGAAACACGGCTCACGGTTTTTTGAATACTGAAGGAGCAATTGAATGAATACGAGCAAGGCCGGAAGCGGCAACTACCAGAACCTGGGTGTGGGCAACTCGTCCTCACACTCCCTGAGTGCCACCATCAAGGGCAAGTACCCGACCCCTCCGGGCGGGCACACCAGCCAGGGCGAGACTCCTGGTGCTGGGTCCATCTACTCGGCTCAACTCAATGAGCGTCCGAACATCTCCAACACGCGTAATCGCGGCCCGGAGCGTTCTCCCTCTATCGCAGGGGCGAAGTCGATGCCCATCGTGACCGCGAGTCAGCGGAACACCGGCAAGATCTAGCTCTCCTATCTTTGGACTCATATCTCTAGGAGACTAATATGACAATCTCAAATACCAATTCTGAAGGTACTGGCGGCGTTCCCGCTGGTGCAGACGCAGCGCAAGTCAAATCCAACGACGCGAAACCCGAAGAGTCAATTACTTCCATGATGGAGAAAGTCCGTCAGGAAGAAAAGAAAAAGCTCTACTCTCAGATTGAGCGAGAGAAGCAGTCGAATCACGACTTGCGTACTCGCACAGCGGCTTTGGAGCAGGAACTGCAGGAGCAGAAGCTCGCGAAGCTGCCCCCAGACGAGGCATACAAAGAGCGTCTCGCTCAATTGGAAGCACAGAATAGGCGCCTCACTGACGAGGCGAATACCGCACGTATCCAGGCAGAGCAGCGCGCTCGGGCTGCCCAGGTTCTGGCGTACAGAGAGCGGGCCATTCGTGGTGCTAGAGATAACGGGCGTGGAATTGTGTTGGAGATGGTTGTAGGAAGTAGCGAAGAGGAGATTGATCGAGCAATCGAACTCTCTGCTGCTGAGTACAGACGTATCGAAGACAGAATTCGGGAACAGCTCGCGGCAGAGATGGCTCAGAGGCACCAGCAGCAATTCGTTCCCACGCAATATGCTCCTCAGCCTCCGCAGAATCCTGCGTATGTACCACAACAGCAATTCCAACCAGGGGCGGGGATGCCACAAGTTGTCAATCCTGCTCCTGTGACCGAGCAAGGACCGCCCACCGCACCTGACATCTCAGCTCTTACGAATGAGCACGCTATCAGGTCCGGTATCTATGGTGGCGAAACAAGAGCCCATCTATTGGCGCAAATCCAGCGGATGGGTAACCCGCAGTCTACCACTGTGGGGAACTTCCCTCGTTCGTGGTCTCCAGCGCAACAGGTGCAGCAGCCCATGCCCTACATGCAGCAGCAACAGCTCCCTGGTGGAGCGGTGCAGCCTCATGGGAACCCGATTGCGGCTCCGCAGCACCCTCGCATGGTTCAGCAACCGATGCAGCCCTGGCCCGCTCAGGCCCCGCAGCATCCGTCGTATCCGCAGCAGCCTCAACAGTACCCCCAACAGGTGCCGCAGCCTCAATATCCGCAGTACCCACAGTACCCGCAGCAGATGCCCCCGCAGCAGCCCCAGCAGCCCGCTGGTGCCCCTATGGTGGATCCCGCGCGTATGGCGGCTCAAGAGGCTATCAACCGCACCTTGCAGGGAAACAACCCGGTGATGGGGGATAATCCTGGGGCGGCGCAAGCCCTCCAAGAGGCTCATCAGTATGGGCAGTACCATGGGGTGACACCGAATACGGCGCACGCACAGAGGTTTGCTGCGAGTCCTCCGATTCCGGTAGGGCCACCAGGATCACAACAGTAGGAGTTCCCTGCAGGTGTATTTAGGCTTCAGTATTTGAACCTGTAAGGAGTCAGAGATATGGGATCCGTTCTAAATAGCGCAGTCCAGACCGGTGCTGGGTTTTCGCAGCAAGTCAACTCCGTGCGAGACGTCTTCTCGGCGGAGATTTGGTATTCAGCACTTCCTATTCTGAAGTTTGACCAATTCAGTACGAAGAAGACTGAGCTTGGTGTTCAACCGGGCAGGACGATTCAGCTGCCCAAGTTCGGCAACATCAAGCGTGGTGGTCGGCTCACTGAGGGTGTTCGTCTTCAGACGCGCGGCATGTCGATGTCGCAACAGTCCCTGACGGTGTGGGAGAACGGTAACGCCATCGGGTTTACCGAGTACCTGCTCCAGACTGCGTTCTTCGACCAGCTCGCGGCGGCTTCGCTGCTTCTGGGTCGGGACATGGCAGTCGTGCTTGATCTGCAGCTTCGTGCTGCGATCATGCTCGCAACGAATACCGTCTTCGCAAATGGCAAGGCGTCTAGGGATCTGCTTGTGGCGGCGGATGTCATGGACACCCGTTCGATCAAGGATGCAGTTGAGATCCTCGAAACGACCAACAGCCCCAAGTGGGCTGGGGATCACTACATCTGCTTCCTGCACCCCCACCAGGGTCGAGGACTGCGAGATGACAACGACTGGATCAATGCGTCGTTGTACGCTGGCTCCCAGCAGATCTACACTGGAGAAATCGGTCGATACGAAGACGTCCGATTCATCGTCACTACGGTGATGCCCAATGGCGCGAATAACGCTGTTGATACAAGCACTGGTGACTTCGTGGATCCTGGCTACGATGCGAATCTTCGCGTCGGTGCTGGCGTTCCTGCGAACCAAGTCAACGTCTACCAGTCGGTCATGTTCGGTGAGTACGCGTACGGCCATGCTACGTCGCTGCCCGTCGAGCTGCGCGACAACGGTACAGAGGACTACGGTCGCGAGCACGGGCTTGCGTGGTACTCCATCTGGGGAGAGGGTCTCCTGGAGACAGACAACTCGGTCGTCATTGAGACGGCGTAGTAGCAAGCGGCAATAGGAGATATCTGTAATGGCAAATCAGACTAAGTCGGGCATCGACCACATTGGCCTCAATGCCAGCAACATTCGCTACGTCGCAGCTACTGTGAACGCGGCTGGTATTGCGGCTGGTGAGACTTTCACGATCACGCTTCCTGAGGACCTGGACGTCAACTACGTCCCTATCATGCTGTCGCATTGGCGCGGCGCTGGTGGTGTGTGGTCCCCCATCGCTGCTGGTTCCATCGTTGTCACCAGCTATACCCCCGCTACTCGGACCCTCCTCCTCACCGCTGCAGGTGCTGGGTGCAACGCTGCTGACGAACTCATCATGCTGTTCGCTGCTACGGAAGCTGTGATCTCGTAGACGTGGGCAGAATTGAAGGAGCGATATTATGTCGAAGCAACCTCAAAACGTCCCCGGACGTGTTTCAGTGTCCGCTGAACCGATGGAAGAAGTAGTGGAAAACAAGGGCGCATTCCAGTCAGAGACTGCTCGTAAGGCTGCGGAAGCCGCTGACCTATCAGAGAGAACTGACGTCAGCGAACCGAAGTCCGCACTCGTTGGCGCAAACGACACCCCCATAGCCATCGATGTGCAGAAGGTGGACGGCAATCGAGAGGTTGTTGTTCGTCCTCTGAAGACGGTCTCTCGCCTGTGGTTCGGCCGCGAGCAGTACAGTCTCGTTGCTGGAAAGAAGGCGAAGGTTCCTCTGCGTGTGGCAAACATCCTTCGTCAGAAGGGTATTGTCGCGTAGTCTCTGGGAGGCACCAGACTGGATGGGCCATTCTCGGGGGACACTCTGAGATGGCCCTTCTGTTTATCGGCTCGCAGGAGAATTAGATGAGTTCGATTATTGACAGCTTGAGAGAACGAATCAAGGATGAGCAATACGCACAACGTGCGTTCGGACTCGCAATCTCCGATGAGAACGTTCAACGTGCCCTCGCAGAGATCACTAACAATCACTTGATTGTTACAATTTCTAGCGGCTCAGGGGCGAAAGCTAGAGGCATCGACTTCGACCTATCGGACGCGAGATACGACACTATTGGTAAGCTGTACCAGGCTGTGTCGCGCATGGAGGGGTACCAGGCGAACCTGGACGAAGACGCCTCCATGTCCCACCCATCAATTGACTTGGAGCACTTCGGCCCCATGGACATTGCTGGCGTAGGGCTAGATATGAAACACCACGTCTTCTCCGATGCTGAGTTGGAGAGGTACCTTGGGTTTGCGGTCAAGCGTCACAACCCAGGGCTGACCATGGATACCTTACCCGATGGTGAGATAATCTTAGTCATCTATTTGGCATCAGCGGATATATGCAGGATCCAAGCCCACGACGCAACCAAACGTAAGGGAATGGATTCGGAGATATTCTACCTGCTTGAGATGGCGAACAATTTCGACAGGGCGTACCAGAAGGATGCGAAGCGCCTCAGTCGAGCCATCGTCTCTCCGAAGGAGTCTCCTCGCAACGACATGCGAGAGGGTGACGTAGTACTAGGTAGTCTGATGCGTAGGAGCATGCGTACCGGGCTCATCTCTCCTATGTCGCAGAACCTGCCCCCTAGTCCAGCAGAGTTGTTTGACCCCAATGATGAGGACGTGGAAGACACGTTCGTTCGAGTTAGGTGGATGCGCAATAGAGACCTGGACTATTACAGCTTTGAGCTTTGGATGGACTCTAGGCCAGATGTTGCGCGTACTCGGGAAGCGCTGCTGGCGGCTGAGCAAACATACTCAGCGCATGGGGACGCGCAGATGCTGAGGCAGTCCACGAGCAAGCTGGTGTACAGGTCTATGGGGCCCAACACCCGTGGGTCTGCTCAATTCACACCTACTGCATTCATTGGTGGCAACGGCAGCCAGGTAACAAACTACGTTGTTGATAGTCTGGAGCCCGACACTACGTACTATTTTAGGGCGTACATATTCGACCTGAACGATGAGTCTGTGGCTTCGAACGTAGCGGAGTTCAGGACTAAGTCACTGCGTACTCGATTCACTGAGACTGGTACCGTAGTTCCTGTGCACGGCGTGGCTACTGATTTGGTATTAGTCAACTTCGATTCGACCTTCGGGCCAATTACTGCTAGCCACCAATTGAAGATGGGAGAAAAGACTCTTGCCTTTACGGTTATTACTCCCACGCAGGCTCAAATTACTGTACCTTCTTTTTTGAACAAGGGTCTGAAAGACCTTGTCGTCATATCGCCCAACAGCTTGATCAACATCCGTCGTAACATTTTCGAGGTGAGGTAATGGGCTTCATCCTGAAGTGGACTGAGCGGGCGAAACAGACCATTCGCAAAGTCACGCAGATACCCGATCGTTACGACGATGCTGCGGAGGCGTACGCTAAGGCGTTGGCTGAGGAGACCGTAAAGCAAGTCCGAGAGCGCATACTGTCTGGGTCGATTACTCCGGGTCTCAAAGCGTCAACGTTACAATCCAAGAGGAGTAAGGGGCAAGACCCTCGCGTTCTGGTCATGACTAGAGCGTATGTAGATGGTATGGAAGCTGTACCCGCATCTGGGAAGCACTCATGGGGAGTTCGAGCAGACCCAGACAAATTCAGAATGCTTGAATATGGTACCCCGAAAATGCCCCCTCGTCCCCACATGATTAGTGTGGCTCAAGTAAAGAGGAGGGATGTACGACTCAAGGCTAAGTTCTTCAAAGACATGCTAGGGTTTGGTGAATAGAGATGCTCTTTCTAGAGCTAGACCTAGCAATCTTCGAGCGTCTCACAGGGGCTCCGCTAGATGATAAGGGGCGCCCGAAGATGGGCCCAGATAATCTCCCTGTCAATCGGTGCATCCCTGGGCCACCGAAGATGAACGGGGAACTACAGCCTTCATGGGGAATAAGAATACCCCAATTGAAGGCACCATTCGATACGTACCACGGTCTGACCTCAAACGACCCAATGGCGTATCGCATGTTCGAGAAGGGCTTCAGCCCTAGCTCGTTCAGACAAGTACCGGTGTTCGACGAGAACATCGAGAATCGTAAGTGGTCGGACGTGTGGCCCTGCGTGACATTTAGTCTGCAGGACTTCTACCATCAAACTGCAACATCATCGTACGGTAGCTACGGCTCCGAGTTTGACCCTAAGTCTGACCCAGCAGAGATCAGGAACAGCAGTGGTGAGGTTGTAGCCAGCGGCAGACAGAACAAATTGATTTCTCCCCACCCGGAGTCGTGGGACGTTACATACGCTATTCGGGTGTTCTCAAAGAGCAAGATTGAATTGGAGCTGATTACTTCGCAACTACTTACCAAGATGTTCCCAGGTCGAAGCGCTATTGAGGTGGGATTCATGAACGGCACCAAGCACTGGTGCGACATGTTCTGGATCTGGTCACAGAACCTCGACCTTCGAGGGGAGAACGTGAAGAAGAGTCTGGACCCATCTGAGCAGGCACATTATTCAAGGGCATTCTTTTACAAGATCGAATCGTATATGGACAACACTGGCGACAAGTTTGGGTACGGAGAGCAGTATTCCAAACCTGTTATTTTGGGACGCATAATGGAATTGGCTAAGCTCCGTGATGGGAACCTAGTCGATGGAATCGAATACGATATCGAAGACGCAGAACAACCAGCTACCTAGGTTGCTACAGGAGAAAAAGGGCAATGGTCGAATACAAGAGTCCCAACTTTCGTTGGACGGAGAAAAAGGTTGGAGCGAGCCCGGTGATCTTCACTGGGGCTCAATCTGATGCTGTTTGCGGCTTCAGCGGCTACGCGTATCGTGGACCGACTGAGCCGTATGCTGTTGCTAGCATGGGGGAATTCGAGGAAGTCTATGGCGGGCGACCCGATAATTTCACGTACCCAGGTAGTTGCTACCTCTTCGATAGCGTCGAAGGGTTCTTCAAGCAGGTTGGCTCTGGCGTCGTGTATGTGCAGCGTTTCGTTGGCGCTGGCGCAGCTGCGGCACAGAGAGTCCTGGGTGTAAGCGGTGGCCCGGCTACCGTTGGTAGCATCACCAGTGACCCCGCGTCGTTCCCAGTGGCACTGGCGCCTGGGGACACGTTCATCGGTAACGTGGATAGCGACGCTATGGGCCCTGCGACGCTGACCATCGCTGCTACTCCTGCAGAGTACGTCGGTCCTGGGGTACCTGGAGCTACGTACGCAGCTTGCGTCGCTACCAATGAGGTGGTTATTGCCATCGCTGGATATGCAAATCAAACTATTCAATGCACGGGTGCTGAGAACACCCAAGCGCTGTGGCACGATCTGCTCAACGCCAATTTGATTGGAGCATACGTCATCAACGATGGTGGCGAATCCAAGATCGTCACTGACCAGAAGGGCTCTGGAGCGGCTGGCTCCATTGTGTCTGGAGACGTAGACGTCCTGGCAGCTTTGGGCTGGGTAGCAGCTGCACCCCTCGTGAACGCTGGCCCCAACAACGTTGCTGACGTGCTCGCTGTAGGTGCCCTGGAATGGGCAGGAGAATGGGGTGGAGCGCTTGCTGGTCTCGGTGGTGGTACCTCCATCGCCATCAATGCAGACGACTCCATTACCTGGACTTCTTTGGCGACAGGCGTCGCTGCGAACGTGCAATTCACTGGTGGCACTGGTCTTGCGAAGATTGCTGGTCTCGCCATCGGTACCTACTCTGGTGCTGCCAGCTCCACTATTGGAGCTGTTCAACTGGACGCATCGAGTGTGGGCACTTGGGGCGACGACATGCGCACCTCTGTGAGCCACAACGACATCACAGGTCCCCTGGTTTCTGGGGCGCTCGCTGCGGGGGCACAGACTCGCATCCCCGTTGCTAGCATCAACAAGATCTCTATTGGTGATCAGATCTCTATCACCAAGGGTGTCGACGTGCAGCGCGGTGTGGTCAAGTACTTGGAGCGCACCACTCCCCCAGCCATTGTGCTGGAGAGTGCCATCACGGTTCCTGGCGGTGGTTACGCTGGCACCGAGACAGTGAAAATCGAGACATGGAATTTGTCTATCTACGACAGCAACATGAGTCTCGTCACTACGTATGCAAACATCCGTATGTCTGCGCTTGCTGGCGCCAACTACGTGGTGAACAAGATCAACTCCGTCCCGCTTACGTGGGTCGAGGCGACGGTTCTTGGCACCCTCCCGGCGATTCCGGCTGACCAGCGACCGTTGGCTGATGCCAGCCCTGTGAGCCTCGCAGGGGGCAACGACGGAGCGGCAGTGGCCCAGGCTGATGTCCAGGGTAGCAGCAGTGCAAAGACTGGGCTCTACGCATGGCTGAAGGTCGACGAGTTGGACATCGCAGCCATCCCAGGTCTCTCTGAGATGGGGCTCTCCAACGCGGCAGTGTCTCAAATCATCTCTGATGCAGAGGCGATTGCTGAGGCAGTGGGTGAGTGGCAGTGGATTTGGGACCTCAAGGATGGGCTGCTCCCGAACCTCTCTGCTGGTCAAATCGTTGATTGGAAATCGGTCACAATGGGCATCGACTCGTCGCACTCGATGTGTTGGTTCCCGTGGTTGGTCAAGGCAGTCAACGGTATTGAAGTGAATGTTCCCAATTCTGGGTACGTCCTCGGCACTATCTCTCGTACGTGGCGCAGCCGTTCGTTCGGCAAAGCTCCTGCGGGCACTGTCGACGGCAAGATCGAGGGGATCATCAGGCGGGCGTACGACCTGGATCAAGACTCGTACAACTACCTGTACCCGAATGGCATCAACGGTATTATGTCATTCAAGAACATCGGGGTCGTGGGGTGGGGCAACAACACCGCTGACGCTCTTGGTGTATTTGCTGCACTCAATGAGCGCTTTGTGTTCAACCGTGCAAAGCGGGCAGTTCGTGAAATCATTCGTGCGTATTCGTTCGAGTACAACGACGATGACACTCGAAGCATGCTCAAGATGCTGGTCGATGACCTCATGGCAGAGTGGCAGGGTAAGAAGATCCTCGCTGGGCAAGGCATGGCGGAAGGCTGGTACTTCCTCTGCGATAGGAACCTCAACACTGCCTCGGTGATCAAGGCGCGTAAGATCAGATTCACGCTTGGCCTTGCTGCGAATCAAGCGGCTGAATTTGTCGAGGGCACCATCGAGCAAGACTTGCGGGCACTCTCGTCTGAGATGACGGCAACTGTCTGATAGAAGGAGTTCACTATGGCTCGCATTACGTACGAAGATCCTATCAAGGTGTTCCGATACCGAGTCCTGGTTCCTGGCTGGGACCAAGGTGCTGGGTTCAGTGAGTGCCTCGGCTTGAACGTGGAGAACGATGTCGTTGAGTACCGCGAGGGCGGCATGCTGGACACTCCGCAGAAGTCTCCAGGGCTGCAGAAGTTCGGTGACATTACGCTGCGGCGTGGGCAATTCTTCTCTGGGAAATCACGGGACTCGGAGTTCATCATTTGGTGCCAGAGTGTCAACCGAGTGACCCTCGGCTTGGGCGGTACTGATCTTGTTCTTCGAAAGGAGCTGGTCATTCGTCAATACAACAACAGGAATGAGGCTGTTGTTGATTGGTACATCAAAGAGGCGTGGCCCCGTACCTACAAGCCCATGTCGGATATGAACGGCAACTCGTCTGAGAACAGCATCGAAGAGCTTGTGCTCACTCACGAAGGCTTCACTCAGACACGATTCATGTAAGACACAATTTGCGTCGACTAGGAGAAAGATAAATGGCGTCCGTTATTCAGCTACCCTGCGCGATCAAAGACACTTCGGGTAATTGGACCCGAGAAGTAGAGCTGGACGAAATCACAGGCATTGAAGAAGACATTCTGGCTGACACTCGTATGGCGGCGGATGGCAGTGGGCTACCCGCGAAATCTGGGTCTGCCCGGATTACGGAGATTCTATCCCGCTGCACTATCCGCATTGGCAATTCTGTGAGGCCCGAGGGAATGGACCGATTCACCTCCCCGAAGTTCTTCGAGGAGTGCTGGTGGAATGCATACCTAGCTGACCGGTCCTACTCTGTTGTGCAATTGAGAAGGCTCTCATTAGGAGATGACTTCTCTTTCACGGAGAATTGCCCCGCGTGCAAACAGGAGATTCCAAACATCAGTGTGGATTTGTCTACGTTGACTATCACCGAGGCAGACCAGGAGGCGGCTCGAAAGGCTGTGCACCCCCTGGAGCTGCCCTCCGGTAACACGTTCTCCTGGAGGATGTTCACGGGCAGGGATGAAGACAAGATTCACAGCATTCAGCGCAACCATCAGGAAGATATGAGGACAGCTCTATTGTTCTTGAGGTGCGTGCAGCTGAACGATCTGACTAGCCCTGTTGAGATTCAAGAGACTATTCGACGTATGGGTATTCGTGATCGCACGACCATTCGTAACGCTATGTCGAAGGTCGAGGGCGGCATTGAGCAGGACCACAAGATCACGTGTCCTCACGCCATGTGCCACACGCAGTTCACGCTGCGGCTCGACCCAGGCAAACCGTCTTTTTTCTTCCCATCGGAAATCTGATTACACTGGAGTCGGACCTTTTAGCGCACTTGGATATATGGAACCAACCTATGGAAGTGACACGGAGGCTACCATACGGTCGTAGGCGCAGGGCGCTTAGATGGAAGACCAAGATCCAGGAATACAAACGAAGTAAGATGCGCAACAAGGACGACTCACCTATCCAGCTAACGGGCGACGACATCAGATTCATTTGGGGCGACCCGTCTAAGTACAAGTTCTAGGAGACAGCCATGGACTCACTCGACCTTCCCATCATCTTCTCTGTGACTGGACCTGGGCAGGCCCAGCTTCGAGCCATAGGGCAGGGGCTGAACATGATGGCTGCACAGGCTGGCATGGTCGGGTCAGCCACTGGCAAGTCTTCGCAAGTGATGGGTTTGTTTTCGGACAAAACCCATTCCTCTGAGCTTCGTATGCTCCAAATGGCGCGTGCTGCGTTGTCCTTTCAGTACGCGTTCCAAGGTATGGCAAACGTAGGGACCGGGCTCATGGACATTGGTGTTGGCATCATGGAGGGCTTCCAGAACGCAGCCACACTGATGCTCGAAGAAATGGGTGAAGTGGAATTGTCCATCACCCGTATCGCGGCTTTGTCTAACACCTCTCAGAAGGAAGCCCGAGTCACAGCTGAGAAGGTGTTGGATATTGCATTCCAGCTTCCTGGCACCATGAGGGACCTCACGAACCTCACTGCGAACTTGGCAGAAGCTGGTCTCAATGCGACTACTGTTATTGGCACGTATGCAAGTCTCTCCCAAAAAGGGGCAGTCAATAAGGAGTCCTTGAAACTTGCTGAGGGGCTTACCAGTGAGGCAGAGAAGCAAGTGACCTTGGCCTCCTCCGTGGTCGACTTGGCTGCGGCTATGGGCGAGACCGGGTCTCGATTCAGTATGTTCCAATATCTATTCTCTGATTACCTAAAGACAGGTCTGTCACAGAAGATTCGAGGACGTCTGACATTCGAGGCACGCGACGCCATCAGCAAGGAAGCAAAGAAAGGCGGCGGGTGGGATCCGAAGGCAGCAGTCGAGGGCTTCCTCAAGTATATGGGTACCAAGGGTTTGTTTGGCTCAGGTCTCATCGCAGCCCGTACATGGGAAGGTATCAAGGAGAAGTTTGCGGACCTCCCTCGATACTTTGCAAAGCTGATAGGTGGCATGCCCGGTACTGGAGGCATGTTCGATCAGTTGGTCAGTTCTCTGTATGAGATTCAGCAGCTTCTATTTCAGACGTTCGACGACCCGAAGTTTGCTAAGTCAATTCAAGGAGCCATCATTCCTGCGTTCAGGATAATGGTGGGAATCACGAAGCAACTGGCTGCAGCCTTAGGTGGTCTGTTCCAATTCATTGCTGAGTTCCCGATCCTAACAAAGCTTGCTGTCGCTCTTACTGGCGTCGCAGGAGTTGTGCTTACGTTCGTCGGAGCTGTCATAGCTTTGGTGGGGTCACTCGGAGCGTTCGCTGCTCTGATCATGCTTCTGTCTGATGTTATCCTCCCGGCCCTAGCCATAGCAATAGGAACTGTTGTAATAGGGTTTCAAGTCCTAGTCCCCATACTTGCTGTAGCCACTGCTGCTGGCGCCGCTTTCTACGCTGTGTGGACCTCCGACTTTGGGGGAATCAGAACCACAATACAGAACCTGTTTGTTCTTGGTTCTGCTCTCATGGAGGTAATTGAGAATCTTGATAAGTTTGGTGATGGCTGGTCAGCCATTGAGGAAGACACCTTCAAGGATCTAGAAGACCAAGGTTTGCTAAACACATTCAGCAATATGGTCCAGTGGATTGCGCGAGCCCATGAGGCGTACAAGACGTTCATGGGCACGTTCACCATGGGGTGGTCCAAAGCTGGAGGACTCGGGGAGCGATTCTCCAACGTGTGGGTCAGGCTCAGTGAAGCCATGCTTCGTGTAGGCACTGCTGTGCAGCAAGTACTTGTGGCTTTGAACCTAATCCCGGAGACGGGATCTGACTCAATGGACAACGCTGCTGAAGCAGGGCACGGGTTCGCTAATGCTCTACTCCGCATCCTGGATTTGGTCGCAAAGGTTTCTGAGGGATTTGCTGACTGGGTCGACGCTACTACAGGTGACGTGCCCAGGATGATGACCCAAATGAATCAGTTCTACTCATCGGTACTGATGATAAAGAACGCATTCGATATGCTAGTCGACTCTGCATTGATGTTCGGAGGCATGCTATTGATGGGGCTGGGCCCGGTCTTGGGAATGCTTGTGGCAATTACTGCAACAACTACCAGGTGGCTGTCTTTGATGGCTGCATTTGCTACAGGTGACTTCAAAGGCATTGGCAAGATCCTGGCAGGACCATCTATGGTGGACGACATGAAGCTAGGTATGGACATAGCTGGTGCGTTCAGCGGCATGGGCATGAAGGCTCTAGGGTACGGGATGACAGAGCTGCCCAAAGATGCAATGGAATTCAGAGACGCGCAATTGGCTATGGGCACTGGGCAGAATGCTGTTAGAGGGCGGGCAGACGACCTGGCTAACGACCCATTCTCTGTGGATAACATTGTTAGGCAGAACCGAAAGACAGGGTGGCTGCCTCAGTTCGACAAAAAGAACAAGGTTGTATACGAGGGAGACATGTACTCGTCTGCTGAGGGTAGCGTAGCTAATGCAGACATAGAGATGATGCGACAGTTGGGCCTGGCTCCGACAGCTGACGAAGTACCATCGTCTGCGAAGTACGATATGGAGACTGGCGGTCAGATGAGTGCTGATGCTATTGAGAATGCTGTGCGCAACGGCATGACTGACAGTCTCATGAGCTTCGAGCAAAACAGGCAGTCCGTATATGTAACGTCCCCAGGTGCCGGTCAGCCAGTTGGCAGATCGATTACTAAAAGGGCTATTGAAGTCGTGCTGGAGTTGGACGGTAGACAGCTATTGAAGAAGATCATCGATATCGCTGAGAACGAAGACGAGCGCGCTGACTACGCGGGTTATTTCTCAGGTGCAGGTATTCTGAATAAGCTGGCTGGAGGAGCATAAAGATGACCGTTGTTTATGCAGGTAAGCTAGGTAATACCGGCACGCTGTCAGACCAGTACAAGGCAAGCGGTGTCTCATTCGGCCATACCAGTACTCCTGTGAAGGGTCGTATTGACGTACCTGACTACATTGGTGTCGGTATGCCCGGCTGGTACGCATTCATGTTCAATCCAGCAGAGGTAACAGAAAAGAAAGAAGTCAACTACGGAGAGACACCGGTACCAGGTGCGTCCCATCCTGTACACCAGTTTGGCAGCGGTGGGGCCAGAGTCATTTCATTTGACTTGTTTCTAGACGGAGACAGGGGAAAGTTCGCAGCTAAGAATAAGACGCAGAGTGTATTCACCATCGAGGAGATGGACAAGTACACTAGCGTCAAACCTGACGTCTTGTACTGGCAGTCACTGATGCTACCCATGGAATACGGTAGAGACCAGTTTGCTAAAGTAAAACCCCCTCACGTCATATTCAACTTTGGGAATCTGTACAAGAATGTGGTGTGCTTGGTGAAGCGAGCAGATCCTAGGTGGACGCATTTCAACCTACGAATGGTTCCTATTAGAGCCACTCTATCTGTTCAACTGGACGAAGACATCGACCAAAGCATTACTGGGCCTGAGTTCTACAGGGCAGGGTAAGAGCATGATCTTCAAAGGCAGTAGGTGGGAGTCGGTAGACATGATCCTGGTGATTGACCCAGCCACCAGGCAACCACTCACTCACGTCTACCCGGATCTGCGTCAGCGAGTCGTGGCGGGTGACAGTGAGGATAGGTTCATCACACCCCAGGGTTTCGAGGCCCAGTGGCCTCAAATGGGTATTCGGTATTTATCTGATGCGAAGTCGTGGTGGGCCATAGCTGACCTATCAGATGTTGTAGACCCATTCACTGAGATCAGCACGGAGACAGAGCTGCGTGTACCCAGCCAGCACAGGTTTTACTTCGAGCTTGTGAGTAAGTGATGGGACGCCCTATCAGAGTATACAATGATGTCTATCAGCCCAGGCTATTCCTGGATGCTGGTAGCGACAAAGTGGATAAGGACCTAGCTGCGGCCCTAGAGTCTGCTGTGTATCAATTTGAGTACCTGGAAGGTGATAGCAAAATAGCTGAGGCTAAATTCAGTATCGAGAATAAAGCCATGAGGTTCTTGGAGGGTGAGTTCGCGGACAAGTTGTCGCAGGCTGGGCTTGTGTTCAACTTCCGGTTCGGCTACCCAGGTAGACTCACTCCTATTCGACGAGCTGTATTGACTAAAGCAAAACCTTCTTTCCCACAACAGGGCATGCCCACACTTGAGCTAGTGGCTTACGACCCCAGAGTCACCATGCAGTTGGCTACTCCTAAGACGTGGGGCAAGGTGTCCTCAAGTGAGGTAGCAGTCAAGCTAGCAGAGGAGTGGGGCCTTCTTACGGAGGTTGAGGATTCTGGGGATAGGGGGGAAGACTCAAAGGTACAGCCCGCGAGTCTTTCTGACATAGAGTACCTGCGTAAGCTGGCTGTGGGTATCGGGTTCGAGTGCTATGTAGAAGACGGTGTTTTGCATTTTCATTCACCTAGACTAGATGCTGTACCTAGTTTTGATTTTGACTACTTCTCTGATGCCAGATCTACAGTGCTGACATTCGACCCACAGGTGAAGATGGGCCCACCCTCTACTAACATAGCGAGTGCTAAACCAAAAGATGGCACCGCTAATGAAGCTGCGGCGGTTAGGAGGGAGATTAGACTTCACGCTGTGCACGTGGAGCGAGGGGCTATTTACGGTGGGGCGGCTGAGGCTAGGAAATCAGAACGTATGAATTCTGATCCAACTGTGGATGAGAATACCGCTAAGAAAAAGGCGGCGGCTGTTCGTCTGAAGCTAGACATGAAGGCCATTGAGGCCAGTGCGACTGTGATTGGGGAACCTGGGCTTAGGGCGTACACTACGATCAACATCTTTGGTGTAGGTACGTACTCTGGTAGGTGGTATGTCAAAGAAGTGCGCCATGTGATCAAAGCAAAAGGAAATGACATATACGTGTGTCATCTGTCACTCACGCGCACCAACCTATTGGCTGTGAAGAAGCAAAAAGAAGACGAGAAAAAGAAGAAGGATGCTGAGGCTGAGGCCAGGGCTAAGGGTGAGGCTGTGAATTTAGTCAAGGTGAATACACCTACTGGTAGTGTGTACGTCAACAGACCAGGCGTGTCGTCTATGTCGGTTGGTACGGCCACACCTGTTACAGCCACGAACTACAGCACAGGTGATCCTGGCGTACCACCAGGCACTGTATCGACTGTGATACCGATCATGTCCAGCGAGTACACCGTACCAAAGTCAGGGTTGTGATGCCTTACTACGGCAAATACAAAGCGTTCGTTAGAGACAATGACGACCCAACTAGTAGGGGTCGTCTTCGTCTTTATTGCCCCCAGGTGATGGGAATGTCCGACAACCCAGATCAGTGGCTACCGTGGGCTGAGCCCATGTTCCCTTGGATGGGCGGACTATCTACAATTGATTTTGGTGTACCACCGACACCAAATCAAACAGATAGTAAACGAGACGAGTATGTCGTGTGGGTAGAGTTCGAGGCGGGTGATCCAGCCTACCCTCTATGGGTAGGTGTGACTCCTATTGCTCCGACCACAGCGGCTGAGACCACTCAGATGAAACCTGAGGATGCAGTAGGTAGGCACGGCGGTACGCTAATCGATGACCCACCAACTGGTGCTTTGGTAGGCCCACTGAACGAGCCAGCCCCTCTGGTTCCAGAAAGAGAGACTCGAATTCTTGCGAAGAAGGGGCGTGATATCATCATCGGGTCAAAGGGCGGTGGGTATCTCCTGCTAGGGCCCAGCGGAGCACATCTAGTAGGTGTCTTCGTAACTGTGAACGGCAAGATAATTGAGGCTGACCCCTCCCAACCAGTGGGATAGACATGGCGCGAAACATCTGCATGGGTCCGTGTGATCTTAGCGTCTCTACATATAAGAGCTTTACGTTTCCTGTTCCAGGATTCCCTCCAGGTTACGGAGTGAAGGCACCAGCGTCGATGTCGTTTGAGGCTGACTGTGAAGGCTGTAGCCTCAGTGCGAACTTCCTCCTAATGATTCAGCCTCTAATGCTGAGCCTGGGCCTGCCCCTGTGTTTGCTTACCTGCCTCCTCGCTATGGTAGGCGTGGCACAGAAGCTAGTGGGTCAGGATGGGGCGCACGCTGTACTCAACGCTGACCCGACGCTGAAGATCACCCTGGACCCGAGTCTGCAGATACCTTTCTTCAATTTCGAGGCCATTGCTAAGGACTATACAGACGACCCGTCCTTGATCAAGCGCATCGTCAAGGTCCTGGTAGATTGTGCATGTCTATTTGACCTGCTTCTTCCATTCAAGTGGATCTGCATGATCAAAGCGTTGGTTATGGTGGTAATTGCTCTAGTCAATTGTGTCATCAGCTTACTCAACCACCTGATTACGCTGGAGCTGCGACTGTCTTTGATGCTGTCTGACCCAGACATTAGCATCCAAAAGTCTGCAGTGTGTTTGGCAGGATTCATTCAAGTAGAGACTTCCAATTTGGCAGTCAAGCTGGACGTCATCACGCAGCTATTCAAGCTAGTGGACTTGGTGTTCAAGATTCTGACTCCCTTAGGCGTCCCTACACCCCCGGGTCTGGCTGACGTGCAGATAGCAATAGATGCCATCGTCAATATGATTGGTAACAACCCAGTCACCGCCACACTACTGACTGCGTTGCAGCAACTCAAAGGCGCATTAGAGGTTCTCTATTGTGCCTTGAATGCTATGTCGTTTGGGCTATGCCCAATGGAGTTGGATTGTAGTGCTTGTGGTGCGGCTAACACCTCTGGCTTCCAAGCGTCGTGGGATGGGGCATTCCCTGTGGCGTTTGCGGACGGAGAGTTCTTCGAGGCTGAGGTAGATGGAGCCCCTGTAGGTACCGTTACCATCCTAGGGCAGAGGGCTACAGCAATCGGTGCTGGTGCGACGTACGTCATCCCGCCCACCTCAGTGACCGTGGGTCTGCAGCCAGCAGGCAATACATTTGAGGTTGATTCGGTAGTGGGCTGGTCCGTGGGTGATGCTGTTGTGGTGAAGGACGGCGTCTATGTCCTGCGCACCACCATTGCATCTACCTCCCTGTTGCCTGATACCATCGAGCTGAATGCGGTTACTACGCAAGCGCTGTCCAATGGGGCACAGTTTATCAAACCAGCCAGGCTATACATCGACATCAGCACTCCTAGCGGAACCAATACGTACAGCACTACGTTTGACGTTGAGAGTAATCAGGTCGAGTTCATCAACGCAATCAACAGCAACCTAATTGGTGCTGTGGCTCAGGCAGAGGGGGCAGAGATTCGCATTTCTACAGAAGGGTACGGCTCTGCCTACGCTGGGCTAGTGCATGGTACGGCTAACCCTGTACCGTCTAGTGCTAATGCTACCATGGCTATTGGATACTTCGGGGCAGGAGACTTCACGCTGATAAACCCAGGCCCCAATACTGTAGCAGATCTGAACTCTGTGCTGTCGTCAGAAATAAAGGCGTTGTTTGACGCAGCTTTCCCAGGGTCTACTGTTACAGATAACACTAGCAGCATTGTGTGGGCCTCGGATTCGACTGGGTCAGGATCCTGTGTCCGTATGGTGACTGGCTCTACTGGTACAAATAAGATTGGTTTTGATTGGGCCTCACATTGTGGCACCCAATGCTAAGGAGGCGGAATGGCTACTTCAATGTTTGGTCGTGGCCCAGCGTACCCGTTCCGAAAGGATCTAACTGGAGCCCGAGCTTTGGTGGTGAGTGAAGAGGAGAATGTACTCTCTTGTATTCGTCACATCATCAAGACTCCCATGTACTCTCGTCCGTTCACTGCAAAGAACGGGGTGCTATTTGGTACTAGAATCCAGAGAGCCTTGTTCGAGCCAGAAGAGACAGCAGAATCTATTGCTGTGTATGACGTGACTAACGCTCTTGCTGTATGGGAGCCCAGGATCATCGTCACCAGCGTGACCGCTGGGTGGGCCAACTCTGGCATCAAGAACAGGCGTGCTTTGGTAGTCACAGTCTTTTTTGTATTCAGAAAGACAAATAGACCTGACAATCTTGTGGTCCCTTTCTATCAGGGATCCGGTAGGGAGGCTGCGTAATGGCTGCTGGCGATTCCAATTCACCTGTCTTCGACTTCACTACTGCAGACTACCCATCCTGCTACGCAGACCTGGAGAGGTTTGCTATATCCAGGTTCCCTACTGAGCTGTGGACTGACTTCAACGCATCGAACACTGGGACGTACCACCTAGAATTGATGTCGTATGTATTCGACCTCGGTACTTATCAACGAAACGCTAGCGTATTGGAATCTGTACCCATCCTCATTCGGAGGGAGCAGAACTTCCGTAATGCGACCAAGACGTTCGACTTCAAGATGTCTAGTGCTGCACCTGCAGTTACTAAATTGATGTTCTACAATCTGCCCGCAGGCCATGTGTTCACCTCTCACACCCACATCCAAGTTGCAGATAGCAACGGGTACGTATTCCAACCTACTGAAGAGAAGTACGTGGACACGGACCTACTTGTTGTCGACCCGACGTACGGTAGGTACTATGAGGTGACAGCTGAGCAAGGAGCTGAGTACTTCCAATCTGCTACAGGTAACGGCTCCGCTAAGCAGGAGATCCAGCTGACTCAGTTGTGGGTAATAGACGGGAGCATTTTGGTTACCGTAAACGGAACCACCTACACTGAGGTCACCAACATCATCGAAGCAGGGCCCACCCAGCCTGTGTACATCTGGGAATCAGACGACCAAGGAAATACCACCATCATCTTTGGGGATGGGACTAACGGTAGCGTTCCTAATATCGGTGCTGATATTCAGATACGGTACAAAGTCGGTGGAGGTATCGAGACCAACGTACCCACTGGCGCGATAACCAGTATCTATGGTTCCAGCTACCCTACGGTTTACCCGCTTCCTACCGCATTGCAGGATGCCTCTGTTCGTAATTCTGAGGCTGCGGTTGACGGTGGCCCAAGGCAAACATTGGCGCAAGCTAAGGCCATACTACCTGGCAGCATTAGAGCTAATCACAGGTGCGTCAATTTGTTGGACTACCCTCCGGTAGCGAAGGAGCTGGTACCTAATATACTGCATTGTATTGCACTTGACGGTAAGGCAATCGGCGGTACCGTCCCGGTACTGTTGTTCGTTGTCCCGCAAGGTGGTGGCGCCGTTACGTCTGCGCTGCGCAACGTGATTGTGAACGCGCTATCCCCGTACAAGATGAGTAGTAAGCGCGTGTACGTTCGAGATGGGTACTATGTCTATCTAGACATCGTTGTGGACGCGTACTGCAAGGACTCTGCTCTGGCTGCTGAGGTCAAGAGCCGCGTGTCCTCGGTACTGGCTAGCGCATATAGTCTATCTTCTATGGCGTTTGGCAGTCTACTGGATCTGCAGGCTGCATACGACAGACTGTCCCCCAGCTTGGTGGCTGGTCTGCGACGTGTGTACTTTGAGAAGTTTTCAATTGTACCAACAGCTGGTACCCACATCAACACAACAAATACTGGTGATGGTACGATCGGTAATATCGTGATCGATGAAGAGGAAGTTCTTCGGCGCGAGTGGCTGGTTCGAATAGGGCCCACGCCCACGCAATACACAGTACTTGAAAGACAGATTGGTAATATCTCTTATCTCACTGATTCAACGGTCACCGACGAGGCGGCAAGCTATGACTCAAATGAACTGGCCGGGTGGGCGTTTCATCCCGTTCCTGAAATCCAACCTGATACTCGCATTATCACCGACAATACAGCGACGTCTTTTACGACTGTTGGTGGGAACTTCGTTCTGGCTACTCCAGGCGACCCGTACGTTGTCGAACGTACCGCTGGTACGGGGAAAGCCATACTCTCTACTTCGACAGCTGTCGCAGTGGTTGGTGCAAGTACGATCACAGTTGATTCTACAGTTGGTTGGGTTGCTGGGGATCGAGTCATACTGACGTCCGGTTCATACACGCTGACCACCACTGTGCAGTCTATTGGGGCCGGTACTGTCGTTCTCAATGCTGTAGTTACGGAGCTGTGCCCTGTTGGAACCACCCTTCACTACATGTGGCAGGACTCAAATGCAACTGTGTCTTTTGCTGTGGCTCCTGGACCTACGGCGTTTGCCACCAACGATGAGTTGTACGTAGACACGTTCAGGAAATCGGCAGACATCCAAGTCAGAGGAGAGCAATTCATCCGGTACAGTGTCAGCAACATCGTGGTCAACACAATCGGTGGGGTGAAGTAATGGCTGGCGGCTATGGTGGCGGTGGGTGGGGAGTGCTCCCTTGGGGCGCTCCTATAGTCCTCACGTTCAATTTGACTGGTGCTTCTGCGGGTACTGTGACCCAAGTAGACTTGACGTTCGATGCTATGGTCATGCCAGACCTCACTGCGCTGAGCCCTGGTTCTTACGCCATAAATAAGAGCATCGTAGTTCTAGGTGTAGTGTTCGTTGGGCCTAATGTAGTGAGGCTGTACACGTCTCCTATGACGAGTGGTGTGGAGTACACAGCCACGGTATCTATGACTGTCCAGAGCCTGTTGGGTGGTGCTCTGATCATCAATGAGTCCAACTTTATTGCACCAGCCACCACGGCTGCGTACACGGTCAGTGACCTGGCGGGCTCATCTCTGTGTCAGGGCAATTCAACCAGACTCAATTGGACAAACCCATCTGGCGCAACATGGAACAAGATCGTCCGCAGGGTCAGGGCATGGCCCTTTGATTTGACGGACGACCACGTTGTTGTTTACAGCGGCTTGCCCATAGAGGAGTTTATTGATACAGGTGTAATGCATCCAGTGACTCATCTAGCTGCTGACGCCACAGTTGGGGCCACAGCGATCACCGTTGTGGACGATTCGGACATCGCTCCAGGTATGCTACTGAAGCTGGAACAGTTCACAGAGCTGAGGCAGACCGAGATAGTGACTGTGGGCTCGCTAGGTGGTGGGGGCGTGGTAAACCTCACGACTGCTCTTCAGCACAGCTGGGTCACCGGAGATAGGGCTGCACAGAAGTCCCTGCTCACCGACACTACGTACTACTATTACCTAGTATTGGTTTCGGACTTGCCCCCACCAGTCTCTGATGACACGTACTACATCACGGAGGATACCCGGACGTACGCTTTGAGTATTGCCACGTTTGATTCGTTGCAGTGGCTCAGGGATCACGCCCCAGGTAACTACCTAGACGATGACGCGCTGCCAACCGAAGAGGGTGGTGGGGATGGCTTCCTAGGAGATTGGCTGGAGATCTACGCGTGTTGGTTGAACCTCATTCGTGGAGAGAATCTCGCCCTGCTCACTATGGCGGACGACAATAACGCGCCCTATCATATGCTTGAACCCAAGTCGTTGTCCTTAGGTCACGTTCCTGAGGGCGATAGCTATGACTTCGACATTATGAGGCGCTCTATTCTAGCGCTGACTTATGTGTATCAGCGTCGAGGCACATGCCCAGGTTCCATTGTAGCTTTGCGCATGCTTACGAAGTGGGACTCGTCTTGCCTCAGTCTTGGGTACAGCGAATGCCACACAGGGCCCTCTACCCTGCAGACTTGGGACGATATATCTGAAGTGGAATACGGCACAGGCCCGCAGTCGGGCCCTAACATCGCACAGAGTACTCCAGATAACACGTTTCAAGACACGACCAAGACATGGGATGATTCGCTGTGGTTGAACGGCGAGCTGTACTCAAACCTAGGCTTTATTTCCTGCGTCGATGATAACGTAAACAACGTTGTTCAATTGAGGGATAGACCGCAGGAAGCTACCACCACTACTGTGCTGGCTATTGGTAACAATGTGGTGCAGGTGAGCGACCTATCCATATTCCAGGTTGGTATGTTCATTCAGCTGACTCTAGCGGATGGTTCGGCTGCAGAGGTGCATCAAATCAATTCTATTGTCCTACCGGACCAGCTACTGTTCGAAGAGAATGCAACGGTCGGTATGCCCATAGGATCTGTGGTGTCTGTGGCAATCAGTAACCACGAATATGAGCGACTCCTTCCTGGTGTCGGGGCGGGCAACGTTATTTCCAACGTAGCTTGGGACTTCGTACCTAATCAATGGGTTGGGTTCCAGGTCATGGACATGAACGACGTCGAGCACTCTGTCGTGTCGAATGACGAGACCTCTATTACAGTGGACGGCGCAGCTCTACCGATCGGTGCTACTACGGTGTCTATGGCGTACGACTTCAATGGAGCCACTTGGGTAGCTCGTGATCCCATCATCCGGTACAGACTTAGCACTGGGGGCTCGTCTACTCTGTTTGATCCCATGATGGATTACACCCTACGAGGAACTAAATACGATCCGTTCGATTATCTGTACGTGGGCCCAGGTATCAATCTGCTAGGTTCTTGGGGCCCTGCAGATGTTGGGTTCTACGTCGAAGGTGACATCCCTGAGCACATTGGCAGGGCGCAAAGCGCAGTAGGTAATGTATTCACACTAGACCCCAGCAGGCCCGCACCAGCTGTAAATGAATACGTTGGGATGTTCCTGAACCCGAACCAAAACCAAGACAACCTATTCGAGGTAGTGGCGAATGATGCTACAACCGTAACAGTTGCTGGTGATTGCAGCCCACTGGTAGTAGCTGGGCAGTACTACTTCATTCTCAAGGTGCGGGACGCGCGTAGGTACCAGCGGCTAGCTGCACGTATGCCCGAGTTCATGGATGGGGACGCAGTCCCCCATATCTTGTTCGTCTAGGAGAGAGTCAAATGTGCGCGGACATTATCAAGGATAGTTTTTCGGAAGCCCAACAGCACACCGATGTGATCTTTCAGAAGGGGCGCTTCGTCATTGACTTCGAGCTGAATGAGCCGCAAATCATTCAAAAGGTGGCAACACAGCGCTCCTTGTGGGGTTTGATCCACCATGCTGAGAGGCTGAGCGGGGTCGATGACTACCAGGTTCTGGCAGCTGAGGACGGCTGGCTGGTTGTCGGTACTGCTGCGGATGATCAGGTCAGTATCACAGGCGGCACCGCTACAAAACCAAAGTTCCTATTCCTAGATGGCATGCCCATTCCCATTTTTGCGTCTACTACTCTTGCCTGTCCTGCTGCTCCCGGTGCTGGTAGTAGGGAAGATATTGTGTACGCGGAGATCTACGAGCAGGAGATCACTGACCCCAACCTAGTGATGAAGCTCGGAGAGACAACGAAGCGACATCGATTGGTGGTGCAGCTTGCTGTGTCTATCATCGGCTCCATCCCTGCGAATGGGGATGGTATGATTTGGACTGGGGCGCACCGTTACTACGAGATTGCTCGTATCACTAGGTACGCTGGGCAAGCTGCTATCAACCCCAATGACGTGGTGGACTCCAGACGCAAGGCCCCCGGTACGTTGCTGGCGCAGCTGACCAAGCAAAGCAACCACGTGACATTTGGTAATTACCTGGTGACCAATAAAATCGCCACACCTGATGGCACGTACAAGGCTGAGTCGGCTACGATGACGATTCACCTTGATGAGGCTGGTACATACACAGGAGTCATCGATAGATCTCTGGTGCTACAGTCTGGGGTCCTTCCGTACAAGCGGATCCTCAAGGCGACAGAGACGGCTGTCCCCAACCCGGACGATGCTCCTAGCTTCGTCGAGGCAGGGCAAGGGGCTGCATTCTCTGGTGACTCGATCTCGAACGAGCCACTGCGTCTCACAGACAAAAATTACCGTGGGGGTCAGGTCGCTGGTGCGAAGCGCTACGTGGAGCTGTCGTCGAGTGTTGGCGCAAACGGAGACCAAACCACCAGACTCAACGATATACCGATCACTGCTGGATTTGAACAGCCGCTATTGAGGCTGCTCAATTCTCAGGAGAAGATTGTACTAGGCGACGGGATGTTTACATTCGGCCATTTCAATGGGGCCACTGCTCTGCAAGACGCTCTAGACTGGTTGGTGGCTGAGGGTACGTTTCGCACCAGCTGGCATATCTATTTGAAGGCTGGGATTTACACCCTAGCCAGCGCTGTGACTGTACCGGTAGGCGTGTCTCTGATTCTGGAGGGGCCCGCGTCTCCTACGGGGCTCACTAGTGCTATTGTCACCTGTGAGGATTCTATTACGCTGTCTGACGGTTGTGGATTCACAGCAGTGTACGTGAGCTTCTACAACGACCCGGCGAATTCTACGCACTGCGTGGTAGGGTCTAGTAACAATAGAGTAAATCTAACTGGGTGCAAGTTTGACAATGCTCCAGTGAAGCTGACTATCCCTAGTCTGTTCACTGCAGAGAATTGCTGGCTTCAAGGTCAAGGTGCGGGTAATCCTGACTACCTAGTGCACTTTGATCTAGACCCAGATGGTAGTGACGCGGATGTGCTTGAAGCGTACAAATTCAATAACTGCTTCTTCTACGGAACAGCTGTGGGTGTTGCTGCTGTAGGTGCAGTAGTTCCAGCAGGAGTAGGGGCGGGGCTTACCGTTACTCTCAAGGGTATTGAGTTTTACGGTTGTACGTACATTCAGGCCGCAGCCTCTGCTTCTGCTCTTGTCGGCGGCAACCGCGCACATTACGGATTCGCGCACGTGAGTCCTGGCACTAGTGGGTGCGCAGTTACGATTGGTAAGTACAAGTTTGTTGATTGTGACGTGATTGTGGGCGCACCAGGGGCTGGCAATGGAACAGCTCTGTTTTTCTTCAGAGGGTTGTGGTCTGGGCCTTCGACGGTGTCTGTGGGTGAGATGCACATAGTCAGAAGCAAGTTCGTGGCTGACTATGGCGCATGGCCCGTGTCTCCTGTGTACCTAGGGAACGGTACCAAAGCAACTGACGACTCGCTTACTGGGTACGTAAACGAGCTGTACATTTCTGATTCTGAGTTCTCGTATAGCTACGACACACCAGCGGGAGCAGTCGTGCACAGCACAGGCGGGGCCCCTGAGACATTCTATGCTTCTCCGTACGGTGCGGAAGAGTGGTTCTCTTGTGTGTTCTGTGCAGAGAACATACATATCAGAGACACTCTATTCAACAACTGGTTGTACAGAGGGGGAGTTGGTGTTGTTTGGGTGCGCAGCAACGGCTTGTATTGGTCTGGCAGCACCGTGAAGATGAACAGATTGTCTTGGAGAGATTCTGGTACGTATGACGGACCCCACAACCTAGTCAGGGTAGACGCGAAGTCTGACACTTCCGGGCTTACTCCTGAGAGGCGAAGGATAGTCATTGGTCTGTCGCTGGTAGGGTACGAGAGCTTCTCTCATTGGGTGGACAACCCCGCTGCGGACGCTGACGTAGCGTGTCAAATAGGCACACTAGGTTTGGTGCCTGGCGGTGATTTGGTGGTTGAGAACTGCTCGGTCAGTGGGTTTTCTGAGGTAGGTACATATCCATGCATTTGTAATAGGGTGGCAAAGACACCAGTATCATCCACGGAAAACAATGGTCTGACGGTTCGTGGATGCAGAGTGAAGTATGGCAACGACAGCAGTATCGGCTTCTCTGCTGGGTCAGCAGCAGCCACCAGTAGCCTCAGCATGAATGGACTCTCAGTAGTGAACTGTGAGTTTAGCGATATGGGTATTGGTATCAGCATATCGTCCACGCTGTGGACTACTATGAATGACCTTGTTGTTACTGGAAACACGACCAGAAGCCCGACAGGAATTCAAATAAGCGCGGCGAACGCCAGCGTCTCTAAGGCGAACATCAGCCATAACTCGGTGTACGCTGACGACAATGGGATGCTCCTTGGTTTGTATTCTGGAGACACTGTGATAATCACAGACAACCACGTCGTGTGCGACGGTGCGTATGGGATCGAGTTCACAAGTAATACCGAGCCGTCAGGTATATTCCGTGGCAACACAGTGACCAAATCTAATGGTGATATTTGGAAGGTGCACTTCAATTGGCTGATGCCAGGTAGTGTTTTTGCTAGGCTCCTTAGGGATACGTACGCAGGGGTGGAGGCCCCTGGGGCTGGGGGTTCAGTGGAGTACATATATACTGCGGGCTTGTTTATGGTCCATAACTACGCTGTAATAAGCAATTTGGTGGCATAATGAGTATGGTCCTATTCGATGTTCGAGACCCCGTAGCTGCACCAGTCCATGATGCGTGGGTGACTGTGTACTCAGGGGATACCCCTGTGGCGCAGGCGAAGACGGGGGTTGGTGGTACAGTGTCCCTGCGCCTCGAAACTGGGGCGTATACGGTCCTGTACTCGAAGCCTGGCTGGTCCTTCAGCGAGGACGCCGTCACCGTTGTTGAGCCCTCCACAACGGCGCCAGTACAGACCGGGATGCAACTAGTACCAGACGTCGCTGGGTATGCCCCAGATAAGGTGCGTGTTTACGGGCGGGTTGATGCAGCAGACCACCCCTCTCTCATGGTCCTGGTCCATGTCGAGGTCTACGCTGCACCCAATACATTCTCCCAAACACCAGCAAGTGTTGGCATCATCCAACGGAAGATTACCATACCTGCTGATTTGAACACTGGGTATTTCGAGTTCGATGTTCCACGTGGGACGCGAGTGATTGTGAAGATACCTATAACCAATTACAAGAAGTCGTTTAGAGTACCTAGTTTGACTTCAGTAACCACCATTGCTATTGAGGACGTACGAAACGTTCCTGATGGAGAAGAATTCATATGGACCTAGGAGAAAACATGAGAACACGTATTGGTTGGCTTCTGTTCTGTGCGATGGCTTGCTTGCTTGGCTGCTCGGCGGCTCAGTACGCGTGCCCCGTAATTGACCTTGCTGACAAGACATGTGAGAATGTGATCATCAAGTACGATGACGTTGATGGAGGCGAGGGCGCCTCGAAGGTGGTGAAGAAGGAGGACCTCATCGAGGCTCTCCATAACATGGAGCAAGATTCGGGCACCTCGGAGTAGCTCGATGGCGGATGACCAACGCACATGCAGGTACTGCGGAAAGCTAGCCACACACAGTTCCGTAGTACCACTCAAATTCTGGGTGAGCAAAGAGCCCGGCAAGAGGGGTAAGTACACAAATATAGGTGTTCAATACTGCTGCACTAAATGCAACTTCTCTGGCAGTTGGATGCCCCTAAAGGAAAAGAAGCATGTCAGATTCAGAATCAAAGCTGGAAGAAGTAGTGGCGTCAACGGAGGGATCCACTTCCGTTATCCTCCTGCAAAAAGAACAGGTGCAAAACGTCGTAATTCGGCTGCTACAGAGCCGCAAGTTTATCGTTTTGCTCTTGTTGTGCCTCACAGGCGGGGTGCTCGTAGGCATGGGCAAGGTGTCGTGGCCTGAGTTCTTGGACGCGCTCAAGTGGATTGGTGGCACGTTCATCGCCTCGGTTGCGCTTGAAGATACAGCCCGTTTGCGTTCTGTTTGACAACTTCCTACGACCTGGCGTACACTCTACTTCGTTGTTAGTTGGGTCGCGGAGAAGTCGGCATCTTCGCCTCCACCTAACCCTCTCCTCCCTTCTCTGTTGTTGGTCGTGTGTGGTTGGTCATCCCGTTAGAAAACCCCTAGGGCACGCTGTGGCTCTAGGGGTTTTCGCTATTTGAGCCTCGCTTGACACCCAACTCGGACGGACTTACTCTAGACCGACCGGTCCGAGTTGGAGGCGGACGACCAATGAAATTCAGGCTACTCAAAAAGCGCAGACGTAACCCTGCGTACTTCATCAGGAAAACGCGAGAGGCAGACGCCCTCGTCGCAGAGAAGCTGGTGTTCACGGACCCCATGTACTTTGCGAAGATGAATCGTGGGTTGCCTATTGGTGACGAAGACGGTGTGATCAAGCTGTACCGCGAGGAGGAAGGTCTGTACGTAATTCCTCGCAATCTATACGCAGACACCAACTGGTATCAGCCCACAGGTATGTCTCACGAGAGCAAGATTACCTTACGCGACTACCAACAGAAGGCATCAGAGAGCCTCATGGCTAACCGAGGAGATAAGATCCTGTGTTTGGCATGCGGTAAAGGCAAAACAGTCGTTGCTATTGATGCAGCTTGCCGTGGTGCTCGGCTACCTATGCTGGTGGTAGTGCACACCAAAGCTCTGTTGTCACAGTGGGTCGAGCGCATCAAGGAACATGCTGGTGTCTCTGAAGATGACATAGGTATGCTCCACAGAGATAGAGCTGATTGGTATGGGAAGAAGTTCGTGGTGGCTATGTTGCACACGCTGGTTCAGCGTCAAGACACATACCCAACTGAGCTGTATGACTATTTCAACTTGGTTGTATTTGACGAATGTCACAGATTAGCAGCCCACTGGTTTTCTGATGTGTGCTGGCAGTTTGGGTGCGAGCGTTGGGGACTCACCGCTACTCCAGAGAGAGATGATAAGCTTGAATTTGTGTTCAAGTATCATCTAGGACCTATCTGCCACACAGACACGGTTCAGGATCTGCGACCTACGATGTACTTCGTGCACACAGGCATAGACGACAAGGACGAGCGCGTGGTCCTACGTAAGCAGAGAGATGGTAGAGTATCTCTTCCGCTACTGGTGACTTCTCTAGCTAACCACAGTGGTCGCAACGCAATCATCAACTCGTTTGTGCGTCGAGCCATCAACAAAGACAGAACTGCTTTAGTGTTGGGCGAACGGGTAGCAAGCCTCCAGTACTTGATGGGCACCCTGCAGCACGAATCAAAGTCGTTGTTCTTGGGTGGTATGAAGGAGGCAGAAGCATCAGAAGCCCTGAAGGCGCAAGTGGTGTACGCGACGCAGCAGATGGCTAAGGAAGGGCTCGACAGGCCCGCATTCGACACGCTCATTATCGCGCACCCATTCACAGGCAAGGGTAGGCTGAAGCAGACTGGCGGGCGCATCCTCAGGTCCAGAGAAGGCAAACAACACCCAGTCATTTTGGTACTGCAGGATGACCTAGGAGTCAGTAAGGCCATGTGCAGCATCATGCGTCGGCACGCAGAGTCGTTCAGGTGGAGAGTCAAGCACGTGGACTCGAACGGTAAGAGGGTTCGATGATCAAGTTCAAGAAGAAGATTAGGGATGTTGAGGGTTACGACCCTAAGAAGCGCACGAAGCCGGTCATGCATACCGTGGAGAGATCCGGTAGAGTGTTCCAGATCGGGAATGAAGACATTGAATTGTTCCCGATAGGTGTGCTGGCTGAGGCGTTGGATCGTAGTGCTCACACAATCAAGCTTCTGGAATTGAAGGGCGAGTTTCCTAAGCCCATGTTCCGTGTGGCTGGCTCTAGGACCAAGCGTTGGTATTCAGCAGCTCAGGTTATCAACCTGCATCGTTTGATGTACCTCAAGAATGGCGGCAGGAAGTACTTCCAAGATAGAGAGCTGTATGAACTCTGGACTAAAGAAGTGAAAGAGTTGTTCTACAAAAGAACTGTGGTGATTGACGAACAAGGCAACAGAACGGAGGGCTAATGCGGACACTGATATTCGCGTACACACTCAGGATCGCTGACCAGCGTCTGAAGTACGATGTAGTCCCAGGAATTCCAGGTGTGGAAGACATGACCGTGATGGACCTTACGCTGTGGTTTCAACGGGTTGTGCCACGCCTCAAGGAAAGTATTCCCAAGGCAGTTGTTGGGGTAGACTCTAACGACATGAATCTGGTGGAGACTCGATTCGTCGAGTCAGTCAGTCAGACAATTGATAAGTCCTTCTCTCCGGCTCGTGTAGTGGTTATGCGAGCAGAGGCTGTGGCGAACATGATCAACAACGGAGTTACTGACCCATGACACACTCATTCAAGTCCAGCATTATGCAGCAGCTCGGTCGTGCCCGACCCATTCTCCGAAATGACCCAGTGACAATGGGAGACCTCGACGACCTGTCCCTTGTGATTGAGGAAGTCTACACCAAGAACTTTACTGTGGTGGAGAACACGTTGAACAAGTTCCACGAGGGAATCCTGCGGATGGAGCGTACCACCAATGGTATGTGGAATACGATGAATGTCATTGTGTCCCTCATGCTGGATAACGATCAAATCAAAGAGAATGAAATCGTCAACAAGGGTAAGCAGCTGTATGTGGAGGCGAGGGAGAACTTCGACAAGTTGCGAGAGGCGACACGGAAGGGGGTCAAGCCTCCGCCCCTCAAGCGTACCGCTCTTGAGGCCATCATCGCTACCATCTCCGAAGTGAACAAGGGAGAGTCCGAAGGGAAGCCATCATGAGATTGAAGACCAAGACACCGAAGCGCTCTACCATCGAAGCAGAGAGTACGATCACCGACCGTCGTTCAAAGGAGGTGGTGCACACGAAGGCCACCAAGAAGCTCGGTAAGCCCATCAAGCCCGTCGAGGGTAAGGTGGTGGGCTACGTGAGGTTCGGGGACAACCTCAAGATTACGAAGAAGTACCAGAGCACGGGCACAGAGATCACAGCAGAGGTCCCATTCATGATGACACCAGGGGACCTGAGCGAACTTCCTAGTCAGATTGAGGAAGTGATGGAAGTCATTGACGACGTACTGGCTGAGCACCTCAAGGACCTGAAGGAGGCGCTATCCCAGCTGGCGAAAGAGGATGGGAGATGATGATATTTCGTCTTCGAATTCACAAGCCTCAAAAAGCATTGCTTATGTCGCAGCGCTTTTTCGGTACTCCGGTTCCTACCAAGAAGATCATGTACGCTACCCAAGCATACGAAGACTACAAGACAGGTAGCGAGCCCGTAGGGGCCGTACCTCTGTTGGGTATGTACCTGGCCCTGTACGCCCGTAGGTTTGGCTTCCAGTGGGTAGGCACGTTGAAGCTTATTGAAGAAGAGCTAAAGGTGTTCATGCAGTTGGTGAGGCAGTTCGAGGCTAGAGCCTTTGACATCGTTCGAATTCTGATGCTGCATAAAGACCTAGCGTGGGTGACTACATCTCACACTAGGTTCCTATCCAATACAGACAACGTGATCAAGTACATCGTACCTCTGGTCAAGACTAGGCGACGCGGAGAGCAGAGCGAGTTCACTGCTGAGCGAGCTGCTGCCCGAAGTTCAAAGAGAGTCACACTATGAGGATGCGTGTCCCCCAGAGGGTAGGCACAGCCCGCATCAAGCAATTGGATGATGACCAATTCGACATGGTGCTCGACTACGCGAAGAACCTCCATGCACGACGCGGCAAGGGCACCGGGTTGCTGTTGTCCGGCCCCCCAGGTATTGGCAAGAGTTGGGCTCTGGCTGCCCTCACCCGGTATGCTGTAGTGCGGAGCGAGAAGGAAGGCTACAGGCTCGACTACGAGTACATCAGCGCACCGGAGGTCTTCGAGAACTTCGGCGTCGTTGGTGGGGGCGCCGAGCAGGACGAGTGGCGTGGTCAGTCCTGGCGTAGGACGTTCGACACCGTACCCTGGTTGGTGATCGATGACCTCGGCAAGGAGTACCGGGGAGGGAAGCTTGCTGAGCAGGTACCGTACCTGCTGGGTAGGATTGTGCGAAAACGAACTATGAATATGCTGGTTACCCACATAAGTACAAACCTACCTATTGCCACCGAGACCGATGACAGTGTGAGTAGCATCTACGGAGAATCAATCATCTCTCTTTTGAAGGACGCCACTGAGATGTTCGAGATTCAGGGGGACGACCGGAGGGGAGATGGTTGATTATCATGAAGAATGGGCGGTACTCAATAAGGTACTGCTAACCAAGGACCTGAAGTCTGTCGTCAATGCTGGCGTAGACGAAGCTTTCTTCGAGGGAATAGATACTAAAGAAGTCTTTGAATTCATAACAGACAGCTACGCTAGGTTCCAGGCTGTGCCATCTAGGGTCACAGTCAAACAAGAGTTCCCGGCGTTTGTGTCAGTACCTACCAAGGAGGACACACTACCCATCCTGATAGATAGGCTGCGGGAGAAGGCTATCTACCGTGGCATGCGTGAGGTCCAGAAGAAGGCGGCGAACCGAGCGAAGGTCAAGCCCTCTGCTGGGCTGACTGTCATGCAGAGTGGGGTAATCAACCTCAGCAATAGATTCACTAGAGCCACAGCCAGGGATGCGCGCAAAGAGACTGGTAACATTCTAGCGAAGTACGAACGCATCAAGGAGTCTGGAGGCATCATTGGAATCCCAACCCCCTGGGACGAGCTGACCAGAGTCACCAAAGGTGCACAGCCTGGCGTAGTGAAGTGCTACTACGGCCACACCGGCACAATGAAGACGTTTCTTTTGCTGCATGAAGCTAACCACTGCCACAAAGAGTGGGGCCAGATTCCTCTATTCCTCACCAAGGAGATGTCTGTCGAGCAGATCCTGTGGCGCTACGCTGGTATGCTCGCTAAGGTTGATTACGAGAAGCTCAATTCAGGCGCCCTTAGCGAAGAGGATGAGAAGAAGTTCAAGGAGCACCTCGAACAGCTGGTCGACGATCCACCATTCTGGATTGACACTATCGTTCAGACAGGGCCTGGTGCTTTGCTTGAGCTGCAAGCGAAGATTGACCAGTACGGACCAGACCGCGTGTTTCTGGATGGTATGTACTTCCTCGCTGACAACCCATCCGACTGGGGACAGATGGCTGTCATCAACAACGGAATCAAGCAGTGTTCATTACGTAACAACATTGCGTTCGATGTCAGTACGCAGCGTAACTACGACAACACCAAAAAGCAATCCACTGATTCGTCAGACGCAGGAGACGTCGGCTACGGTAAGTCTCTAGCGCAGGCAGTGGACTACCTGATTCGTGTGGTTCGGGAGAAGCAACACATTGAAAACAAGGAGCTGCTATTAGTACTTCCGAAGGCACGTGAATCCCTCGCGTCAACACTAGTGCTACACGCGAAGCCTTGTGCTGACTTCTCACAAAAAGCTGTCATCTCTATTGGTGGTGAAGACTACGGTGACTCCACTGAGGGGGATGGCGACGAAGACGAAGAGATACTGTAGGACCAACCATGGCGAGAACAAAGAGCGGTAGGTTGTGGATCAAGGCTGGTAGGCCCAAGCTGGACCCACTACTAGACCCAGCACATGCATTATCAGCTGACGAATTCAAGGCTATGTGGGTAAGGATGACCCAAGAGCAACAAAACAGAGTGCAGGACAGAGCCAGTCATGAATGCATGAGTCTGTGGGCAGTGCTCAATAACTGGGCTGACTTGCGCATCCCGGTGAGCTGATGTCAGTTCGTCAGATTCAACGCATCATGGAGGAGGGTGGCTGTGAGAAGATTCGCCACAGCGGCGACGGCAGCAACCTAGTTAGCACGTGTCCGTTCCATGAAGGATCGGTAGGCCACAGCGGTAGGAAGCACAACCCATCATTCGCTATGCATATAGAGACTGGTGTATACGTGTGCTACTCAGGCAACTGTGGCGCGACTGGTACCCTCATCGACTTCATGATGGACACCATTGGGTACGACTTCCAACGCGCTGCGAAGCTGGCGAATAGTATCGTTACTACGGTGGGGGAAGATGAGGAGGATGAGGACCTGTTCCCCGATTGGGAGAACAGGCACGACAAGAAGTCCAATAGAAGAGTTCTAAAGGACTCCATACTAGGTCTGTACTCGTTCGTTCCTAAGTACATGCTTCGACGTGGGTTCTCTCGGACTACCCTCAAGCGTTGGGAGATTGGTTACGACATCCACAGAAAGCAGGTAACGATACCTGTCAGAGACATAGATAATAAACTTATAGGTATTAGCAGGAGGCAACGAGATGGTGTGTTGCCCAAGTACCTGCACCTTGGGTTCCCTAAGAGTCAGACGATCTATGGGGCGTTCAAAAAAGGAGAAGTCAAGACGGCGTGGGTAGGTGAAGGACAGCTCGACGCAGTAGGTCTAGACGTCATGCTGCGGTCCGTACGTGCTCTCCGTGGTGACTTGGGGGTTCCGGTATCCCCTATGGGATCTAAGGTCAGCAAGAGGCAGGTAGAGCTGCTTGCGGAGAACTTCGATAGGGTCATGCTGGCCCTTGATGACGACGCGGCGGGTAAGGCGGCTAGAGACTACATCGGCAACAACCTGACTGACAGATGGATGGACCCAAAACGAATAATGACAGTATCTAATTGGAGGGGGTGGCATGACCCAGCGCAGATAGTAGAAGAAGGTAGCTATAAAGACTACCTTCTATTGATTGATTCCATGCGACCTTGGGTTGACGTGACGTACGGAGAGCGGTAAACTCCCCGCAACCCTAAGAGTCTGCGAATTCAGACTCAACGAACGAAAGGTAATTGAAAATGCGACGCGGACTGGCTGCTGTAAAGCAGGTCAAAGAAGAGATGGATCAGAATGCTGGGGCGAATAGCTACGTCCCTCATTTCACTCTGGAGGACGGTGAGTCAGCCATCGTTGGACTCACAGGAGACAGGGACCAAGAACCTGTAATCCTCGAAGAGCACAGTATCAAGCAAGGGAACAACTTCACCACCATCATCTGTAGTGCGGACCGACCCAAGTTCAAGGGGAAGTGCGTTTCTTGCCACACGAATGCGAGTGGCAATAGGCAGGTGAACCGGACCAACAATAGAGCCGCGTTCAATGTGTACGATTTCCGACTCGTGCATCCTGTGAAGAACAAGGAGAAGTCGAAGAAGTACGGGCGTGACATTTTTGACAAGGTTCTTTGCACAGGAGAGGTGAAGTGCAAGCGCTGTCGGAACGGGAAGGAACCAGAGTACTGGGGTGAGAAGCAGTGGAAGCTGTCTATGACCTGGGCGGCTATCTTGGCTGCTCTCAATGACGATGAGCGTGCTAGGTGCAAGTGTGGCGGCAAGATCACCGTTACTGGGTACCTGGACCCAGAAAACGACAAGGTCTACAAGCATGTCGATGAGGATATGGACACGGACGGGTTTGAGGAGATCCTCGAATGCTCCAAGTGCGAGGAGCCTGACCCGTACACCATCTTTGACTTTCCAATCAAGGTGAGGCGTAGCGGTAAAAACAAGTCCACTGCGTATGCAATCAGTATTGTCAAGGACGACCCTGAGATACAAGAGATCTTCGACGCCCTAAAGGAAGATGGTGAATTGAAGCCCGCTGACTTGGAGAAGATCAACTCTCCCCTGTCTCTGCAAAAACAAGCTGAGCTTATCGGCGTGGTCAACCCCTACAGCAGCAAGTCCGACCGCTCGGAAGACTATGACGATGACGAGGAGGAGGATGATTACGAAGAGACCGAGGATGAAGACGACGACATGATGGAGGACGAAGATGAAGATGAAGATGATGAGGATGATGACGATGACGATGACGAAGATGATCCTCCTCGCCGCCCTGCTACTCGTCGAGGTACGAAGAAGAAGGCTGCTAAGAAGCCCACCAAAGGTGCGAAGCGTAGCCTCAGACTGAAGAAGTGATGGAACGTCTCCGACCATTTTTCGATGACCTGTGGCGCTGGTCTGTTGGCGCTGAGCGACGTCTCAATAGTAGAGTATGGGTGGATCCTGACAAGCAGTGGAGCCACGCCTTTGAGGGTGCTATGCGCCGTCGCATCCTTGTCGGGGCTTACCGTTACGGTCCGTTGGGGGCGACTGGCAAGCCCAGGTACGACCGAATGGGCAGCATCATTAGCAGAGCTGCTGAGTACCAGCGAACAGGCAATCTAGAGCTGCTAGTCGACATCGCGAATCTTTGCCTGCTGGAGTTCGTGGAGGGAAAGCACCCTAAGAGGCACTTCCACGCCCAGGACGACAGTAAACACGTGGAGGTATTGTAATGAGCGAAGAGAGGGTGATCAGTCTGAGCGCTGCTATGGGTAAGGTACACAAGGAAGTCTGTGAGTGTGCGCAAGACAATAGCCTCATATACGATTACGGTAGAATCAGACTGTGCTTGATTTGTGGGCAGGCATACTCTGAGATGAAATACCAGGCTGCAAAAAACAGAATCCCGTCATGCAGTGCAGAGTACTTGGGCGAGAAGTACAAGCTGGCTGACGGGTCCTTCGTTCTGGTTACGAAATGAGGCGGTTCAATCTACTGTACGTGGAGGGGTGAAATGGGTCGTCCGTTCGGCACACGTAGGAGACTGGCTGACCGTTTCTGGGAAAAGGTAGACGTCCGAGGACCGGACGACTGCTGGGAGTGGACAGCTAGTCTAAACCCCAAGGGGTACGGACAAATCTCCGTAGGAAGGAAGCCCATATCGGCGCATATACTATCTTACGAAATGAACGTGGACCCAGTACCCGAAAACATGCTTGTCTGTCACACGTGTGACAACAGAAAGTGTGTCAATCCCAAGCACCTGTATGTTGGGACACCGAAGAGCAACTCCCAGGATATGGTGGATAGGGGCCGTAGCGGCCGTAGCACTATAGGTGAAAAGAATCCAGCGGCTAAATTGACTGAACTTGATGTACTAAAAATTCGTAGCTTAGTGGCAGGTGGGTTGTCTAGGCTTGAAGTAGCTACTGTATTTGGTGTGCAAATAGGCGCAGTAGGTAAGATAGTCAGGCGAGAGAGGTGGAAGCACGTATGAGACAATTTAATTTATTGTATGTGGATCCACCATGGCAGTACCAAAGTAAGCGCACTGGCGGGTCCATGTCTAGCGGCTCTGACCAGCAGTACGAAACAATATCCACAAAGGAATTGTTGACTACGTCCATAGAGCCCCTCTGCATGGACGATGCATACCTGTGTCTGTGGGCTACAGTGCCCATGATGGAGGAAGCTTTCGCCTTGATGCGTCAATGGGACTTTACTTATAAGACGAAGCTTAGCTGGCGGAAAAAGCAAGCTAGACTAGGTATGGGTTACTACTTTCGAGGAGAGGTGGAAGACCTACTGCTAGGAGTGCGCGGCAAGGTGAAGGCCCCCAGGGTCCAGGAACGAAACTGGATAGACCCACCCCCGACCAAGCATTCTCGGAAGCCAGAAGAGATGCGTCTGTTGGTGGAGAAGGCAGCCATCAACTCTTTCGGCAAGAGCAAGGTACGTGCGCTGGAGATGTTCGCCACACACAAAGAGGGTAAAGGAGTATTGGATTGGTCTTATTGGGGTAACACAATAGAGTCAGACATAGTGTTCGATATATTGAAGCGTAAGCGCTTCCTACTGAGGGCGTAATGCGGCTCAGGCTTATCTCTCCTCCGATGACTACCGCCATTGTGAAGTGGCAGCAGGGCGAGCTTGACTTCTCCACGCCCAAAAGCGTGGTGACGTACAGGCTGCGCAAGTCAGCGAAGTCTACGTTCCTATCCTTTGAGCAGAAGCACCCACACTGCATCGTAGCTGACACACCAAAGAAGGTGGCAAAAGCACTTGCTCTAATGGAGCGAGTACCACTCCTCGGGTTCGACGTTGAGACCATTGGCTCAGATGTCGGTGAGGAGCACCCAATTGGTAAGGCTAAGGTGCTGTCACTCCAGTTGGCTGGTCGAGTCGACGGGGTGATGTGGGCTGTCTTCGTACCCAACTGGGGCAAGTACGCAGGCACTCTGCGGAAATTCAAGGCGCTCCTTGAGGGCGACAAAGACAAAACTGCCCACAACGGTAAGTACGACATCCACGCTTTGTTGAACCACGGCGTCTCAGTCGATGGGTTCCTCCACGATACGCTAATTACTGACAAGCTATTCGCAACACAAGAGATGCTGCATGGCTTGAAGGAATGCATGCGTAGGTACTTCGGTAGGGATGCAAAGGATTACAAGGAAGTCTTCAAGACTCCGTACATCAAGAAGAACGGTCAGCCAGGCAAGCGCATGGTGCTCCAGCCGCTTGAAGAAGTCATCAAGACTCAGGCTGGCATCTGGAAGCTGATCGACTACGCCATAAAAGACCCAATCTATTCTGTAGAGCTAGCTGAATACCTACAGAAGAAGCTTGAGAAGGTGGAGTGGAGCAAGCGTGGATCCTACTGGGACTACTACGTAGGATTCGAAGAGCCTTTCATTCGTGTGTTGGTAGATGTCGAGCGCAACGGCATGTACATCGACCAGCCCAAACTAAATGCCATTCGTGTAGAGATAGAGGAGGCGCTCACCAAAGCTGAGTGGGCGTTTATGAAGGCGTGTGTTTCTGCTGGAGTCCCAGCAGAGTTCATGGAGTCCTTCAACCTCAACTCGCAAAAGCAACTGGCTGCATTGTTCCAGAAGCTTGGTGCGAAGATTGTTGACCTCACACCCACTGGGCTACCCAAAGTCGATGAGGCGTCTCTCAAGAAGATCAAGGGTGGCAAGAAGGTCAAGAAGGTCATCAAAGCACTGCTAGAGTGCAGACGACTGCTCAAGAGCCTCACCACCTACGTTGACCCGCTGCTCAAGTACAGCAAAGAGTATGGCGGGCGAGTACACACTGATCTGAAGCATGCTGGCACAGCCACCTGGCGGCTGTCGTCTGCAAATCCAAACTTCCAAAATGTGCCCACAGGGGCAAAGGATACGTACTCCATACGTGGGTGCATCATCGCTGAATTCTCAACCCACGTGATCGCAGACATCGACTTGTCACAGATTGAGATGCGTCTAATGGCGCACTTCAGTCGAGACAAGCGGATGCTGCAAGCTATCAGAGACGGTTGGGATCTCCACTCCCTCGCGGCGTGGAACCTAGCACAGCACGGACTCTTCCCGGAGATCAAGGCGCACTTCGGTGCTAGAGAGCTAAGCAAAGAGGTCCTGGCTGAGCTGGCTGAGGTGTTCCCAGACCAGCGTAAGAAAGCAAAGACTATCAATTTCGGCGTGGGTTACGGTATGGGGCCGACCCGCTACGCAGTGATGACTGGGTCCTCCATGGACGAGGGACGCAGGGCCATTCAAGCGTTCTTCAAGGGCTTCCCAGGGCTCAAATACAACATCGAGAATGTACGCAAGTACGCTCATGAGCACGGGCACATCCGTACCCTGCTGCGTAAGTACGTTGGTATCCCGTTCATCAATCACCCCGATGAAGGGCTGCGCGCTGCTGGTGAGAGGCAGGCATACAACTACCTGATTCAAGGGAGTGCAGCAGAGCTACTCAAGATGAGTATGATTCTAATCCACAATGATGAGGTGCTGCGTGGTCTAGGTGTCAAGATGATCATGCAGATTCATGACGAGCTTCTGTTCGAGATGCCTCTGGCATCTATGGCTGAAGCTACGCCCATCATCGAGGACTACGTCAGCCACCCATACAGGTACTTCGGGATGAAAGACCTTCTGGTGGATACACCGGCTGACCTCGGCAGTGGCATTTCTTGGGCAGAAGCGAAGCACTGACATAATTGAAAGGAGGAATTCACGTGATTCGAGGATGCATCCCAGCCAGGACCGACGGACCCAGGGCATTCGCTGTGGACATCAACCTGAGGGAGATTCTATCCCTTGTGCGAAAGATGGACATGGTATTCAACAGCAGGACGCAGGTGCTACGTGTCACATGCACGATCCACCACTCGGAGGGCGAGGAGGGATACGATATCGGCGTATCGTCGATTGTCTCTAACGGAGAGTCAACACTGTCGAAACTTCTACGTGTCGTGTGCATCGGACCACTTTCACGCTTACGTCAGGAGCCGCAACGGGATAGTGAGTGAGGGATACTGGAAGGGCTGGGGCCTGACGATGCTGCTTCGACACCTGCACGCCCGCAAGCATCTCATCGTCGAGTGCCCCATGCTCACAGTCTTCCGATTACGAGTGAGGAGAGCTAAATGGGTACCCTAGAGATACTAGACGCGATCGAGGAGGCACAAGGACGCAAAGAGAAGACAGCTATTCTCAAGGCGAACAGTGGCAACAGCAACCTGACACGTACCCTGTACTACGGAATGAACCCGTACATGACCTACTGGTTCAGCGACGCACCTACTTGGTCCTCCCTACCAATGTCGCATTCCGGCAGGTTCATTCAGTTCGAGCCATTCTTTGCTTTGCTGGAGGCAATCAACCGCAGGCAGTACACAGGCAAGGCACTGCATAATAAAGTAGGTTTATTCTTCGATGACCTACACCCCAAGGCCAAGAAGTGGTTCGGTCGTGTGCTGCAGAAGAACATGCGGCTTGGTATCTCCTACTCCAGCGTCAACAAGGTGATCCCAGGACTTGTTCCTGGGTTTGCTGTGCAGCTAGCCCACCCGCTGAAGGTGCCTCTGGAAGACCTACAGTACCCACTAATCATGGACGCGAAGATGGATGGCATCCGATGTGTGGTTAGCAAGACACGCAAGGGTGTAGTGGAGATGCGAACCCGTAAGGGGTTCCTAATCGATACCCTACCTACCATAAAGAGATTGTTTGAAAGATGCCCATTCAGTGACTTCGTCATCGACGGAGAAGCAAAGGGAGCAGACTGGAACGAGAGCCAGTCAGTAATCGGGTCGAGTGTCAACAAGAAGCTAGATGAAAAGATTGTATTCTGGGCGTTCGATTACGTGAAGCTCGACACATTCATCAATCAGACGATTTCTATTCCATACAAGGACCGGCTTGTTATTCTTCGAAAAATCATCGGAGAGATTACGAGCGCTCGCGTCACAGTGGTCCGAGGTAAGGTAGTTAGGAACGCAGCAGAGGCGGGCGCGCTCTACCAAGAGTTCCTCGATGAGGGGCACGAAGGTGGGATGCTCAAGGACCCAAATGCACCGTATCAATTCACCAGAACCAAGGCAGTCCAGAAGCTCAAGCCACGCGAGTCGTGGACTGGCATTGTTGTGGGGCTCACAGAGGGTACAGGTAAGCACAAGGGCACTCTCGGGGCCCTGCTTGTGTCCATCGGTGGAAAGGTCACCAGCGTGGGCTCAGGCTTCTCTGATGAGGTACGCAGACAGGTGTGGTACGACCCTGGTAGCGCCATGCAGAAGCTTGTCGAAGTGGTCGGGCAGGACATGACAGGAGATGGTAAGATCCGATTCCCAATCTTCAAGGGATGGAGAGCTACACAGGATGTAGAGGTGGACTAATGCACGTAACCAAATTCAAAGACGGGATTGTGATCTGCGGTAGCTTCCCTAGCGAGGCTGTAGTGGTTCGCATTGCAAAGGAGCTTGCGGAGAAGCATGACCACAGGTTGCCTCTTGTTGTTGCGGACCCGCCCTACGGAAATGTCACAAAGAACGACTGGGATAAAGTCAAGCTCACAGACGCAGCTTACGCCATGAAGTTGGTCGAGGGTATGCAAGAGCTTGAAGGTCTGCAGTCCCACGGAGATGTAGCCTATTGGTGGGGAGGTATTGGTAAGCCCGGCTTCCGACCCTTCTTCAAGTTTATCTCCTCGACCGAAACCCATACTGCATATCAGATGGTGGACCTGGTCACGTGGAAAAAGAAACGTGGTTATGGTGTACAGAACAAGTACCTGTTCGTTAGAGAGGAGTTGGCTTACTTCTGTCTCGGTGGAACCAAACCCAATGTATTCAACATACCGCTCCTAGACAAGGAGAGGGGCTACGCGGGCTATAACGAAAAATATCCGGCTAAGAGTAAATACCTTAGGAGGACTAATGTGTGGGATGACATCACCGAGATACTACGTGGTAAGACCCACGATGCGGAAAAGCCTGTGGCGCTTAGTGGCATCCTTATTACTGCGCACACTAAGCCAGGAGACGTCGTGCTCGACCTGTACTCGGCAAGTGGATCGTGCTCTATCGCAGCTAGGAGTCTAGGTCGTCAGTTCATAGCTGTTGAGAGAGACCCGGCTGAGTACGCAAAGATTGTGGCTAAATTGAGGAGAAACTAATGGATATCGAAACCCCCAACCTCGTGATTGAAGACAACACCACAGCAGGACGAGTTGCAAATCAGCAGCGTGGTATTCCATGGCGCGTGGTCAAGCCTGGGAACGTCTTCCCTAGTAGGCACGACCGGCTGAAGAGTGAAGCTATCGCCCGTAACGCCAGCCACCATGACCTCACCCTCAAGGAGGAGAGTCGAATCAACCGCAACGCTATTCGTAAGTATCGACAGGCTCGTAAGGCAGCTCGTCGAGCACTGCGCCTCGCTCACTTCCACGGTGGCGAATGAAAGTCCGACTCACAGCAGAGCCATCCCCCGAGAAGAAGAGGGTGGCAGCTCTAAAGAAGCTTACTGTCGACATCAACAAGGCACTTGGGGTCGAAGGCAAGCTAGTATTGGGCAGTGACCATGCTGGTATAATCAGGGTTCCTATTGGGGTTCTGGGTCTCGACGTGATCACAGGTGGTGGGCTACCACGAGGCAACATGGTCGAGCTGTACGGAGCAGAGTCCTCAGGTAAGACCCTGTTCACCATGAATATGGTGAAAGCTATTCAGAAGCTCGGAGAACCAGTCGTGTGGCTCAAGGGTGAGGGATTCGACAAGCCATGGATGGAAAAGAATGGCGTTGATTTGAGCCTCTTGTACCTAGCTGAGGCCAAGGCAGGAGACAAGGCACTGGAGGCAGTACTCACTGCCCTGGAGAGCGGCTTGGTTGGTGGTGTCGTGGTCGACTCTGTACAGAGCCTTGCTACCTCCCGAGAGATGTCCGACTCAGTAGAGCAGGAGAGCTATGGAGGAGGCGGCTCGGGCCAGATGTGGGGCAGGGTCATGCGCAAAGCCTATGCGTACGCGAACAGCGGCAAGGCAGCGAACACATGCTTCATCACCATTTCACAGGTGCGGGAGGCTATCGGCAGCTTCGGCAAACACAAGCCCGCCCCCAAGCCCACCGGCATCCGGTCCATTAGGCATTGGAAAGCCATCTCTTTGGAGTGCAAAGCAAGCGAACCGTTCTTCATCAATGAAAAGATTGATGAACGCAAGTTGATGTACGCTCGTGAGTTCGTAGTCAGGTGTAGGAAAAACAAGACTTCAATTCCAGAGCGCTCAGCCACCATCCGGTACTACTTCCGAAAGCATGAAGGAGTACCGTTTGGTGTGGACCACGCAGACCAGATTTTCAGGTACGCAAAAGCGTATGATCTGCTGGAGGTCAGCGGCTCCTGGTACAACATCGGAGAAGACTTCAAAGCTCAAGGCAAGGAACCCTTCCTGGAGGAGTTGAGGAAGCACCCAGCATATATGAAGAAACTCTACAACCAGATACTCAAGCTCGTAGACAAGGAGGCAAACGGGTGATCCAAGAGAAGGAAGACAAGCATCTTTGGCGTCTGAACTACGTCACTCCAGACGCGGCTAGGGTATTTGTGGGGTATGTGCTGGCTCAGACGTGGTTCCTGGCTAGGCAGGCAGCGGAGCCTCTCTTTCGTCGCAGCTACAAGGAAGCGTGGCCCGTTGTGCACGCTGACCATGATGGGAATGAAGCTCCTTTCATTATCAACAGCGTAAAGGTGAAGCAAATTGAGGAAGCCCAAGTTGTTGAGCCCCAAACGCCCCTCCACGGAGCGCATACGGAAGTCGAGAAAGCAAGAGCAGGATCTAGCGAGCAGGCTTTCAGGTGGCTCCCGAGTACCAGGCAGTGGGAACCAGTGGCACTCGAAAGGCGACGTAAAAAGCGATGAACTATTGGTGGAGTGTAAGACCACCGAAAAGGCTTCGTACAGGCTATCGCTGGATACATTGAAGACCGCCGAGTTAGACGCTATAATGGCAGGCAAACTCGGAGTGCTACAGCTGGAGATGCAGGGTAGGAAGTACGCTGTACTGAGCTGGGACGAATTCGAAAGGTTGATAAAGTGAAACGACTTAGCGACTTGATCAGAGGAGAGCGCCCCCGCCTTGGCGCCTCCCGACGAAAGAAGGATGCCCCTGAAGCGGTCGCATCCTTGTTTGATGTTGAGAAGTTCATTGGGCTGGACCACCAAGAAGAGCCACCGAACCTGATCGAGGTCATGCAAGACTGTCAGACGCAGATGAATGCGGAGTTGAACTTCTTCCGCCCGTCTGGCTTGTTTAGGTGCGAAAGAGCCGCAGTGTTTTCGTACAGGAATGCAAAGAAGAGTAGGGCCCAGACGGACCCTACTCTCATGCGTATCTTGGACGAGGGTACTGCAGTGCACACAGTAGTGCAGAGGTACTTGGGGAATGACAGACACAAGTACTACTTTGTGCCAGAGGCACGGAGCTACACCAAGATTGGTCCTTATGCATTCAGCGGAAGCTGCGATGGCATTCTCATCCGGCGTAGTGACAATTACCGTTGGGCAATTGAGATCAAAACCATCTCCGAGAAGGGCTTCGACAAGCTAGGTCGCAAAGCGAAGCGAGAGCACGAGCGGCAGGCGGTCCTATACGCCCTTGCTCACAAGGTTTGGTGGGTCTCCTTCCTCTACTGGAATAAGAGCAATGGAACTGTCAAGACCTTCAACTTCAAAGCGGATCAGAAGACGGTACTAGAGTGTACCGCTCGCATGGATCATCTCTACGCTTTCGTCAAGGCAAACAAGCTGCCTCAATTCGACGCCAGGCAGTGCAACCCAGGCATGTGCCCTCACGTTGAGATCTGCAAAAAGAACGGAGGTAATCCGTGAAAGTCGTTGAGTTGCTGAAGCCAGAGCCTGACCAGGCAATCATCGCCATGCTTGAGGACCTGTTGTCGAAGGCAAAGCAAGGTGATGTGACAGCTATAGCTGTCGCAGCACAAGTACGCATCGATGGAGACTCGGGTACGCTTGTGGGCTACGACCTAGGGCAGAACGGAGACATTGCTCACCTGGTGTGCGCAATAGAAAGAACCAAACTAGCCCTGCTGAGGGCAGGGAATGAGGATTGATCATGATGAAGGTTGGAGAGAGGTACGAGACGGAGATCACTAACGCTCATACTGGTGAGAGCCACCGTGTTTGGGTAACGCTAGAAGCCCTGAGAGAAGATGGCACGATGGTGCTGAAAGTAGATGAAGATTCAATCTACAAGCCAGGTGTTTGTTTTGACATCGCGCCAGTGGTTGTAGGTAAAGGAGCAAATTGATGCCTCGTATTGAGAGCTTGTTTGACGAACCTGAAGACCTCGATGAGGATTTCGACAACACCACTCGTTCGCTGAGAGACCTCATGGACGGAGGTGACTGCCTTGCTTGTGACAGCGTGGATGAGCTGGAGTCAGAGCCTGGTGTGTGCTGGGGTGACGGCGCGCTGTCAGGTGTTGGAGGTAGGAACTACTGATCCTGTCATCGAAATTCTGAGCGGACCCAATTTTGGCTTATGGGTCGCCGACAAACTGAAGGACTTGGCGTAATGAAAGACATTGAGATTGACCACTTCGGCACTCCAGGTAACCCGACAACCCCCCGGTCGGAAACCCCTGATGTAGTTCGGGCACCCTTCACCGAGAACTCCATGCTCGGTCAAATCACTGTTGGTGAATTCATCACAGTGATGACGCACCTTGAGCAAACCAAGCAGTACGCAAATGCAAAGAAGGAACACGAAATCGCAAGTCGAGTGTTCCAAGACGTAGTGGGGATCACAGCCACTGCCGCTCACCCTTTCCGAATCAAGACCTTAGACGACGTGGAGAAGCTCCACGAGATGCTCACCAAGGCCATGAAGGAGGGTGTAGAGGGTGATGAAATTGCTGTGATGCTCGCTATAGTCAGCCCTCCAGCGCAGCCCACGTACAAGGGTGTGTGATGGCTCGAAAGAGCGCTATTTACCAGTGTCCTGTTTGTGGTCGCGGGATTGCGGCTACAACACAGGACCCTGTCGTTTCTAGTAGTCAAACAGGAAGATTCTATTACCACAAGAAGTGCTACACAGCACTGTGGAGATACCTCCGTGAAGATCCGTCTTACCGAGAAACAAAACCCATCACAAAAGGTGACCTCTCGAAAGCCCTCAAAGCTGTCGCGAAAAAGACTCGATTCGATTCGCGAAAAAGCAGCGCAGGCCCATCTAGAGGTCACAAAAGGATTCGCCTCGTTGCAGGTGCGGGTACCCCCCAGGCCAGCACTCAAAAACGGGCAGCTACTCGAACCTCTGCTACCAGAAGATCTGACGGTGCTAAACGATGTCCTGTTGGGTCGTCTGTTTTCAGAGTTCGCCTGCATGGCACAGTACGTTCAACTCCATCTAGCAGCGAAGTCCGTCAACACGGCGATAAAGCGTAGGATTGAGCGACATATCAGAGCGTCTGTCAGGCTTGAGAAGGATGGGACAGTCGAAGACAAGACAGCACAGGTGGATGTCGACATACGGTCGATTGACATCTCCTTCGATTTGGCTGTCGCAGAAGGCGTCGAAGTGATGACAAAAGGAGTGATGGATATGTACGTCTCAGGGCGTGATGCCATCTCCAGAGAGATCACTAGGCGTCAGATGATTCTGAAAGAGAGAGCGCTATGACGGATATCAATAGTACCCCTGATATGGAACTCCGTGTCAAGAACACTACCAATGTGCAGCACCTCGCCACTTCGATCGTCAAGAACATCGAAGAGGGGCGTAAGGTCTTTATGTCTTGTATCGGTGTGCAGTCCATCTCTCAGGCCACCAAGAGCCTCGCCATTGCGAATGGTAAGGTGGCCCCAACTGGTTACATGCTGTGTTGCATACCTGCTTTTCATCATGAGGTGCTTAGCAGTGAGGATGGAGGCGACGAAAAGAAGACAATCATTCATCTGCGTCTGCGCAAAATCAATCTAGGTGATTGAATGGGACGCTCGCAGAGGCAAAAAGGTGCTCGTGGGGAGCGCAGGGTAGCGAATGAGCTGCGTGAACTGCTTGCGCCTCACTTCCCAGAGCTGGTGGACCACATACGGCGTGGTGCTCAGTCTCGGGAAGGTGACGACAATGCAGACGTAGAGGGCATTCCTGGCCTTTGGTTCGAGGTGAAGCACGGGAAGCTACCAAACCCTCGTGCTGCCCTCGACCAAGCCACTACAGCGTCTGCTGGGAGGCGTACGCCCCTAGCAGTCATCATCGACGACCGAAAACCCCCCTTCGTAGTGATGTGGTGGGACGACATACAGCAATTCATACTGACCTATTTGGAGAAGACCTATGTACGACAGGGATTTGTACATGCCCGGCCCGGACGGGACGATGTTTCAGATCACGCGGGATCTGGACGGCACAACGACAGCAACCCCAGTGACCGACCCCGAAGCGAAATTCATCGAGGTAACGGAAAAGGATCTGTCGGGCAACGTGAAGTCAACGGGGTGGTACCACCTAGCGCAGGACATCGAAGAGGCGAAGAAGCAAGCGGAGGACAACAGTCACAGGTTGTTTTTCGGTATCGAAGAAAACGAGAAAGACCCTGCTAAAATCAAGCAGAGGTTTAGGCGTGTCGACCAACTGCAGAGTCTGCTCACCCAAATCACTATGGATAGGATGAGTCCAGTTGGTATTCCTCAGGTCCGCTACGTCAAAGACGAGATGTTCATGGACTTGATGAATATGTACAAGAAGGCAACGCTTGATGGCAAGCAGAAGGATTGTGAATTCCAACCTCTCAATACGTACATGCACAAGCTGGTTCTCAAGACCGGTAAGCAGTTGCGCCCTGTCCTGGTTGGTGAAGTCGGGATGATTGGACCTGAGATTCTGTGCCTCGAACAAGGCTATGGCGGCACTGTGTTCTCGGTCTCCGCTGCCATCTCCAGAGACCAAGAAGAGCAACGTAAGGCTCGGGAGGCTGAGGCCGCCCCCACTACCCAGCGTAACTCTGGTGAGGATTGGGAGTACGCGGATGAGGAGGAGGAATGAGTCGGCGTACGGTTACTGTGTATACGTGTAGTCGTTGTGGTATTGAAGACGACGGCGATGATACAATACCTCCAGATGAATGGAACCAACTAACAGATGTGAACGACAAGGTAGTCGACCTGTGCCGCTTGTGTGCTGTCTCCTATGACCGATGGTTCAGGATGATAGACAGCAATGCAGAGGAGTCGAAATGAAAACGTACGACCCAGATGCAGACGAGACAAATGCACCCAAGGCACCTTGTAGTGGGTGTGGCAACGATGCACAAAACATCGCTACAGCATGTCAAATCATGGTAAATGCACACACCATGATTTCATTCATGTACAAGGGGCTGGCTGACAAGGCGAGGACACCAGACGACAAGCAAAAGTACATGGCTGAATTCCATAAGCACAAGTCCATGGCAGAGATGTCAGGGAAAGTCGTGCTGCCAGACTGAGGTACAACAATGAAGCCTCTTACTAAGAGAACTCATACTGACAAGATCATACAGATGGCCCTAGACGGGACTCTTGAAGAGCACGGGGAGGATATTGAATACAAGCTAGTTCATTTGTGGGGCGCAAACGGCTGCCCAGACGGACTGACATTCGACCCCAGGATCTACCGAGAGTGTGCAATCAAGCTAGCTGCTTATGCATGTCGTGATGGTCTGATCATCCATGGTGACCCTCTGTTTGAGGAGGTTACTGAGGGTCGACAGACCGACATGATCAAGTGGAAGAAGCTCTATTCATCGTGCGGAGACTTACCTCATTGGATGCTGAAGATGCTTGGTTGCAGGAATGAGAAGCTCGTCAATAGGAATGACGATGGTGGTGAGATTCCGTGGGTGGTTGGGGCAAACCTGTCACGCATCATCTACAGCGCACAAGGTTCATTCATCTGGTCTCGACAGAACAAGCTCAGGTTCCCCAAGAATGGCGACGTGGTCTACCTGGGGTACCCAGAGCACGTTGGTGTAGTGCTTGGCAGGTCCGGTAGCCTCAACGTCGGCGAAATCCCGGAGGCGGTCATACTCGCTGAGTACGGGCAAGTCGATGATATCAAAAAGGGCCGCACACCAACCTTCAAACCGGCTGGCAAGGTCCGAGTCCACCTCGTCAGTCGTCAGTACAATGGTGACATTCTGATTGGTGAACGCAGTCTCTTTGGCTGGCTCGACATTACCACAGTTGGTAATGACGTACCTGCTACCGTACCCAAGTCGTTCAACATCGGTACCCCCTACAGAGATGATAACAACCCCTACATTTACCCTCCTGAGCATGGCTTTGGGGCTGAGGACGATGAGTCATGAAACAGTTCAAGTACACTCTCACCAAGAAGTTCGAATTCCACGCAGCTCATTCACTCAAGGGAGCTGTACCGGACTCCCACAAGTGTGCTGTGCTTCATGGGCACACATACAAGGGAGAGATGAAGCTGCATGCGGTGGACCTAGAAGATCATCTTGTGGTTGATGCTGGCATATTGAGCGCAGTCATATCGCAGCTTGACCACAAGAACCTCAACGATGTCCTGCATCACCCGGCGTCAGTAGAGAACATCGCACGATGGATTGCTGAGGCAACCCTCAACACCCTGTTCAAGCTCGGTATTGAGAACTCAGTACAGTTCGATTACGTTGAATTGTGGGAGACGGATTCTCTCTCGTGCAGAGTCACGTTGGAGGACGTAGAGTGATGGACCCCAGTCCCATGGTCAAGCTGGCGCAACAGGACCCGTTCGTCGCCACCATACAGGGCGAAGGGGATTACGTCGGCGAGCCCGCTGTGTTCATACGTCTGTTCGGCTGCACCACCATGTGCTCGTGGTGTGACACCAAGTACGCATGGCAAGAAGGCCACGGCTACTTTGAGTTGATGCCTGATGACATAGTCAAGACTGTCAATAGAGATTTCCCCAATATACGTCACATCGTGCTGACTGGTGGTAATCCGTACGTACAAGGCGAGAAGATGCCACGTATGGCGTTCATGCTTAGCCAGCCATCTCATCCCAATAGCAGGCTGCGACGCCACGTTAGTATCGAAACAGAAGGCAGCATTTATTACGACAAGCTTTCTCACAGCGTGTCGTCGATTACCTTGTCCCCCAAACTTTGGTGCTGGCCCGATAAAGTCATCGCCATGTTCTATGCCCACCACTACCAGAAGATCACTACCAAGATCGTGGTGGGCTCCAAGGACGACGTGTCGGAGGCCATCGACAAGCTACTTGAAATCCACACCCTGTATTCTGTCGGAGACACTGGCGGTATGAATTACATCCTGCAGCCTAAGGCTGTAGTTCCCAGTGAGTTCTCTACTCAAGAGAGCACGGCTGTGTACATAGAGCAGGTGTCCATGCAAGTGGTGGACTGGGTCTTGGACTACATCAGCATGCTCGACAAGCCACTGCCTTTTAGACTTCGAGTAATTCCACAAGTGCATCGACTCTTGGGGCTCCCATGAGCTACAATACCGGGTCAGATGTCATTATCCAGGTGGTCAATAAGTCCACTGGAGAAGTGGAAGAGACCTTCGACGTCAATGCGGCTGTTCTGGTTACTGTAGAAGATGACACGGTAGACCAGTCGTACACTGTCGAAGTGCACTCCTTCGGTCTAGAAGAGGAGGAAGTATGTGTGATTCTGGAGACTGCGCTGGACGCTGCGGGGATCGAGGACCAGGAGGATGTGGACAGTGCTCCTGCGGAGAAGGAAAAATTCATCTGCTGAAGGACTCGTACATCAATATCGTGGCTAGTATTGTTCCTGGGGACGAGCTAACTGATCCTGAATTGGATCTGCAGCACACCCCGGATAGAGCAGCTAAAGCCATGGTCGAGCTGCTTGGAACCTACTCAATAGGTGCTCTACAGGATCTAGATGCACAATGGAAGCAGTTTGATTCTAGGTGGGTACGGGAGGGCACACCAGTAGTTCAGAATGGAATTAGGTTCTATTCTATGTGTGCTCACCATATGCTACCGTTCTTTGGGTATTTCGATGTCCAGTATGTGGTTGGACCGGGGCGGCAGATCGCAGGGCTAAGCAAGCTGGCTCGTACCATCAACTACTTCAGCGCGATGCTCCAGACCCAAGAGCGGCTGACTACTATGGTGCATGACTACCTAGCCTCGAAGCTCAGCCCCACAAGGCTCCAGGTCCATACAATCGCCCGCCACCTGTGCATGGAGATGCGAGGGGTGCACAACGACGCTTGTACCGAGGTCATGATCGCGTCAGGCGACGGCACAGATCTGGACATGTTTCAGACGACTCTCGACAGACCTTGACGACGTCGAATAGACGACGTAGATTTAGCGACGGAGGTGAACATGAAACGGAGTCGGATGAATGCGAGAAGCAACCCGAACCGCACCAACCCCGACTTCTGGTGGGTGGAAGTCGATGGCAAAAAGACTTGGACAGGGCCCGTGTCGAACGCAGAGTGGGCTGCCAAGTTCAGTAAGGTGCAGGGTTACAAACAAGCACCACAATATAACCTGTGCTGGGCCTCGAACGAGATGCGGCATCAGGACGTGTGCGCCGCGAAGCTCTACGAAGAGTGCGACCGGTGCAATGTCAACAGGTTGTATAAGTACAGATTGCCAGTGAAATCGGAGCTGGTGTTCAGATTCAACGCACTCGTTGAAATAATAGCTCTGGAGACACGGCGGAAGGGTGCTAAATTGCGGAGTCCAATATTCCGCTTGACACTGAAAAACATCGGACGTAAATTGGCTGGACCAAAGTGAACGGACATTTTCCCCCGTCACAAGGAGACGTATATCATGGCAGTGAAGAAGACAGCGAAGAAGAGCACGAAGAAGACGGCCACCAAGAAGACCACCAAGAAGGCAGCGCCCAAGACGGAGAAGAAGGCGACCAAGAAGGTGGCTGAGCCCAAGAAGGCGACCAAGAAGGCAGCAGCGGAGCCCAAGAAGGCCACGAAGAAGGCGACCAAGAAGATCACCCCGAAGAAGCCCGCTGAGGTCACCAAGAAGGCAGCAACGAAGAAGGAACCCAAGGAGAAGGCTGCCCGCAAGGGGCGCCCGAGTGCCATGCTGGCGTGGTCCGACGTCAGCGACAAGGCAAAGAAGCTGATCACCAAGGTGGAAGGCTTCGAGGAGCAGATCGAGCAGCTCAAGAAGGACATCTCTGACACGCTGACGAACCTCATGGATACAATGGACGCTGCTTCTTTTGACCATCCGAAGCGCGGTCCGCTGTCTATCATGGTGCGGGGGGATCTGACTTACTGGCGTGCGAAGCCGGTTGGCCGTGCTGGGGGTAAGAAGTAAGGGGGCTTGGTGGATGATCTTCCGGCTCAAGATCACAAAGAGGCTTCCGGGTCACTGGGTAAAAGCCTCTAGCACTTGCCGGTTCGAAAGTATCGCCACCAAGTTTGAGAGGGGGAAAGTCGCATCTCTTTTGTATGAGCATGTTGTACAGATAAGAGAGCGGCGACGCGGTGGTATCTGGGTTCGACTAATTGAACCTACTAGTTCGTGGGACAGAGAGTTACTTGATGTCAGCTTTGAAGATGCTGGTATCACAATAGAAAGGGATGAAGCACATGGCTAACAACAACGGTAAATACGAAGACATGCCTCTCTCCGAGCTTCGCAAGCTGGCGAAGAGCCTGAAGGTCAATCCTTCTGGAAAGGGTCGCAACATGCTCATTCGAGCAATTCAGAAGGCTCAATTGGCGAAGGAAGGGAAGTCGACGGCGGCAGACCCCGGTGCGTCGAAGCGCGCAGCTACCAAGAAGCCCGCAGCGACGAAGGCTACTGCCACCAAGAAGCCCGCTGCCAAGGCAAAGAAGGAAGAGCCCGAAGAGGAAGAGGACGACCTTGCCACCCTCGTGAAGAAGCTGACGAAGGAGGTCGCCAAGCTCGGCAAGCGGCTGGATGCGCTGGAGGAGGCAGAGCCTGAGACCGAAGAGGAAGAGGAGGAGCCCGAGGAGGAGGACGCAGAGGAAGCCGCCGAGGACGAAGAGGAAGAGGAAGAAGAGACCGAGGAGGAGGAAGAAGAAGAGACTGAGGACGAAGAAGAGGAGGAGGAGGAGTCCGAGGAAGAGGCTGAGGAAGAGGAGTCCGAGGAGGAGGAAGAGGACGAGCCCGAAGAGGAGGAGGAAGAAGAGACGGTTGATATCAGCCTCGCTGAGATTGAATCCGCGAAGCTCGACCGGCTCACCGAAGTCGCGAACTTGATCAACACCAATGGTGGCAAGATCAAGCTGACAAAGAAGACTGAGGTATTGCGTCAGTCGATCGTCAACTTCCTGCAGGAGAATGCGGAGAAGGTGGTCGAGGATGCCCCCGCGTCGAAGGAAACTCCCGCTGACAACAGCGGAGAGGTGTACGAGGTGGGCGACAAGGTGGAGGTGATGTTCCTGGACGAAGACGAGGCAGAGGTCTGGGAAGAAGGCACCGTGGTGAAGATCAAGAAGAACGTCGTGGTCGTCGACATCGGTGACGGGGAAGTCGCCGACGCTCCGTTCGACTCGGTTCGTCGCCCGGCGAAGAAGAAGGCTACCAAGAAGCCCGCAGCGAAGCCTGCGGCTACGAAGAAGGCCACGAAGAAGACCACCAAGAAGTGAACTACGCGTGACTCTGACCTAAGCGCTGCGTCCCTCAACAGGGGCCAGCGCTTTCGTCTTTTGGAGGGAGTTGAGAATGGAGATGACAGTAATGACGAAGTACCGTATTGATGAGTTCGCAGGGTTCAGGTTCGTACTTTGCCTACGGCAAGGAGGAATACTTGTACAGCATGGTCTGGTTGGTATGAACTGCACGAAGGGGATAGTAAGCCTCACCAAGGGAGTGAGTCTACGTGACAGTCACTGGAGTCTGTATAATGATTTACAGCTCAATGACACAATGTTTATTGTGCTGTACGACAACCAAAACGTACCAAGAACTAGGTTCGAATTTAGGTATGCTGAGGCGTACGCTTGTGGCTTGCAGTGCGATGCCATGAGCGCGGCACCAGCCTTGTTTGTAGTTGAGCTTCGTGGGGCAAAGCTCATAGATCAAAGAGTGTTGACTGAAGAGGAAACGGAGCAACTGAAGGAGGTTGGGGAATGAAAGCAGCAGCACATACGACACACGAAGTGACGTTGACCTACAAGATAGTAGCCAACGGTAGGTACTGCTCACGTAAATGCAAGCACTTGAATAGTTATAGTGAGTGTGGGCTATTCAGGCACAATGACAAGTGGTCGTCGGCTCGAAGCCTTAGGCAATTAGGTGGCAGCAGCATTCGCTGCACACGGTGCCTCTCTGCCACCCTAACTGCTGCGGACAAGGCGGTGGCAAAATGAAAGCAGAGTTGGCTAGGCCACATGCCCGTGGCATCGACACAGTGCAGGTACTCAGCACCAGTAACTGTCAGTGGCTCGTGCAGAACCATTATGACTTCGTGATTAGGTACCTGTACGGTCGGTACGCCGTATCCGATCACGAGATTGACTGCATCCTGAATGCTGGTCTGGCGTTGATGCTATGCACACCGTCTAGGTCCCCAGGATGGAGGGCCGATGGGCTAGGTAACTCCGACGGTTTTCAAGCAGTCGCGTCATTGACGTCACTGACTGTTCCGAAGAGCGTCACCACATGGATTGATCTAGAGGGCTGCATAAGCCCAGCTGTTACCACCAGTGATTGGATTGATACATTCAGCCTAGCGATCCGCAATGCAGGCCACGAGGCTGGTCTGTACGTTGGTGCAAATCCTGGTGGCCTCGATTCTGAGACGTTGTGGAAACGACCGCATGTCACACGCTATTGGCGCTCTGGGTCTCGCGTGCCTGAGCCAGCTAACAGAGGTTGGTGTATGCAGCAGCTGCGGCCCCTCGACGTCAAGCTCGGCCCGATACACGTGGACCACGACGTAATTGAGACTGACTTCAAAGGCGGTCTACCGACCTGGATAGTGAAATGACATGAAGATTCGTCTGGTACTGAATCCGTATGTAGGCAATGTGGTGAATAAGAAAGTCTGGAGCCACATATGACTACCGTGTTTTTGGCTGGAGGGGAGATCGAAAAGCTCTCGTTGACACTATTTGAGTGTGGCGTAAAGAACATCTTGTATTCGTACTACTACCTGTACCTGTGGAACAAGAGTGCGTTCGTAGCCCGAATGATCCGAGAAAACCCAGGTGTTAGGTTCTTCCTAGACAGCGGAGCATTCACTCTCGCCACTTCAGCCAAGGAAAAGCCTGAGAAGTTCCCGTCTCTTGAGGACTACAAGAAGAGATACTTCCAATATATTGATTTGTATGGTGAGCACTACTGTAGAATAGCAGAGCTTGACTTCGACGCAGCAGAGATGATGACTCTTGACGAGGTTGACGAAGTCTTGGACGAGATGCTGGAGCGCTGGCCCACATTGAACGTATGCCCGATTATGCATCCGTGGCGCGGCATCGAGCGTTGGAAGAGCTACATAGAAGACCCACGCATCAAGGTGCTGGGCATTGGTATGGGGCGCTGGAATGTGGGCGAGCTACGGCGGATGGTGATGATGGCTCATATGGCAGGGAAGCCCGTCCATGGCTTCGGCATGACCAAGGTGAATACCATCCTCAAATACGTGCCTCTTGATTCTGCAGACTCCAGTTCGTGGCTGTCTGGGCAGAAGTTCGGCACTCAGTACATCTTCAATGGACGTAGCTTTATTACACTTACGCAGAAGAACCGAGCTAAGCAGCGCCGCAAGCAGTACAAGAAGTACTTCGAATCTATTGGTTGTGACTACCACAAGATACTAGAAGACGATGTGCAGGAAGTGCGTAAGTCCAACGCAATAGCTTGGATTCGATTAGCTGCTAGGCTTGAGTACATGCGAAAGCTACAGAACCGCAACCTCACCGAAGCAGCTGGCGCGGAAGTGGACAACGGGGCGTACAACGTCGACACTATGGGGGATATGTTCCGTAACCCTCCGTCGCACAGAGACGAAGCCCCTACAACCCGCACTATCGAGAGGAGCGAACCAATTGTTCGGTCGCAAAAAGAAAGATTCCAACCACCCAGTGGAAACACCCGCCTCAGGAATGACCCTAGCGCAGGCGAAAGAGCTTTGGGCAGAGAAGGATCCCCAGCTCCTGCAGGCATTCCAAGAGTACGAAGCCCACGCCCGCAAGTTCAACGACCTGTTCGATCAACTCCAAAAGGTGAATAAGAAATGAATCTTATCAAGATACCTAAGCTCAGTCTCTCTGCCCCGAACTTTGGCTGGGATCCTGACCCGTACTCTCCCTTCGATCTGCGGCACAATGAGCTGTACTCTGATGCTCCTACAACAGGAGACATCGACAATACAAAGTACTTCAAAGACATCTCACAGCAAAGCTACCTGCCCAGCTGTACGTCACAAGCAGGGACGGACCTCAAGGAGGCTTGGGAAATCTTCCTACTCACACTGGGCGGCTCGGACCTCCTCACAGCGAAGTCTAGGATCCCTGACCTATCGAGGATGTTTCCGTGGTACTGGGGCCGTAGCTACATGGACCCGCCCAGGCATAAGGACGCCACGTCAGGCTGCCACAACCGGCTTATCCTGGAGGCAATCTCCAGGCTCGGCAGCCCACCAGAAAAGTACTGGCCCTACGATTTCAAGCTTGCGACAGTCAGGCCCAGCATTACAGCTGGAGCTTATGCTGCACAGTACGCAGATGTCCGCACGGCCCCTGATGGGTCAATCATTCGGCGCGCAAGGTTCCAGAAGATCAGCCACAGTGACTTCCTGAGGCACAAATTCATCGAGCGCATCATTCAGACTCTGCACAACAGTCCTGGCGTGATGTTCGGCACAGACCTCACACTGACGTTCTACAACGTAATTGACGACAAGGTTATTGGGCCAGAGTCCAAGACCAGGGGGCGTCATGCTATGCTCATCGTCGGGTGGAACGAGATGAAAGGCGCATTCAAGGTGCGTAACTCGTGGGGGCCTGACTTCGGCTTTGGTGGCTACTGCTGGATGAGTGCAGAATACATCATGTGGAATAAGTCACGCAGCTTCTGGACGTACACCAAGTAAGGAGTCTTCTAATGGGAGTAAAGCATGCATTCTACGTTACCTCGAAGGAGCATCACGAAGACTTCTGGGGCAATAGATCATACGTGAAATTGGTTGGTATGGACTGTGACGTAGTCATCTACAGAGAAGGAGGCTCAAATATCCTGAAGGACTTCATCCCTAGTTCTGGGCAGAACAAGAGGTTCAGAATCCTTGTGGAGGAGTGCGATGGGGAATAGAGACTATTCCAGATACCGTGACGGCCTCCTAGTTGCTGGCTTTAGCACGAAAGAGATGGATGAACTGATTGGTGATATGCAACGTGAGGACGAACTGCTAGACAAGCTGGTCTGCCCAAAATGTGGTGGTCAATTGACTCGTTCGTGCGATGGACGACAGTCTGGCTGCTCACAAGTACCTGGTAACTGGAACAATTACCGGTGTGCTTGTGGCTTCATGCTGGATAGAGTCGATCCCGTTTCGGACCCTAAGGAGCCCTAATGAATAGGCTGACGCACACTTCAATTCTTTTGGTCCTTCTTGCCACTCTCGTAGGCTGTTCGCCCTCCAGTGACCCAGCACCTGTGATCAGACCAGCATCGGGCGCCGAGCAGTGCGGGGAGGCGTGCAAGAAGATGGAGACGTACCCCAACAACGAAGGCGGTCTAGGGTGTGTACCTCCCATCATGGTGCCAGACGATGACGGAGGACTCGTCGAGCTGGAGTGCAAGGATTGGTGTGAGTACCAGCACAGCCAGGGATACGGATGGGATGCAGAGTGCATCATCAATATAGCAGTCACTTGCGATGAGGTAGAGGAAATCTGCCAAGGACAATAACGACAGACGACAAGAGGAGGATATGATGCAGACTGTGAATATCAGCGGACTTGATCATGCGGCGGTTCTGGCTGCTCTCTACAACGCCTCTAAGCCACTGGGGATGGGTATATACCAATTCACACCTGAGGACATGAGTATGGGAGAGGCAGTTGAGTTGCTTGAGAAATACAAGTACTTTGACTACCTCAAGGGCCGCGTCATGAAGATCGGGTTCGAGGGGCACAATCTGAGAGATGATATGCTGCGCATCGATCTGTATGATCGCGACAACGGCGACGGTGCCGCCCAGCGTGCGATCAACAGCTTGCGAGGTGTGTGACAATGTACAGAGACAATCTGTTCTATAACGCACTCAGCCGCTTTATGAAGCTACCCAAGGTAAAGGCGGCTGATGAAACACTGTCCGAAGTTCTCGGCGACATTGGGTTCGTTACTTGGCGGGTTCGAGCTTACCTTGCTATCTGGAAGCTGCATGGGTATCGAGTGTCTCCTCTGGAAGTCCGTAGGCAATATGGAAAGAGGTTTTCCGAGTCAGCGGTACACGGGCTATCGGTGCTGAAAGGCCCAAGAGCTGATGTCAGCTTGACCGAGCTAGAGGAGGAGATACAGCGAGCCATCGACAGAACAGAGAAGCGGAACGCTATAGTACGAAAGAACCAAGCGTTGTGTGCAGAGCACGGCCACATTCGGACCACGAGCATCTTCTGCGATAGATGTAGCGAGTTTCTGGGGGAAAGACGAAGAAGAGGAGGCTATGTATGAATAGCAAGTTTACAAAAACAGTCATTGCTGTAGGAGCTGAGGATCTACAGTCGCTGCTGGAGGAGCGGGCGACATTGATTCAGTCTCTTACTGAGACTCAGAAGCACAACACAGACTTGGTGCTGCAAAACAGAAGTCTCAATGAGACAATCAACAAACTGCAGGCAGAGATAGAAAGGCTTCGAAATCAGACCATTACAATGCCTTCACAGCAAGAGGCGATGTACAACAAGCTGGCACAAGACTTCAAGACTGTAGTGCATCCGAGTTTCAGCGACATCATTCACCAGGATCAATTGACAAGGACGAGTAATGAAGACTCAAGAAACCGCTGAAGCCTATCAGAAGATCCAGGACGAGCAGGTACCGTGGGTGAAGCACAACTTCCCCGGTCGACCGCCTCATCAGCCTCTCATGGGCATTACAGAAGAGCTTGGTGAATTCGTGGATGCGTTGGAGGTATATGCGCACCAAGACATGATGGACGCGCTAGCAGATATCATGATCTACTTCTGCGACTATGCTTCGGCGTGCGAAATCAAAGTATCTGACTTGTACATAGAGTCTCTCAATTACTTTGAGAACCGGCTCCAGTCCATCAGCATCCTAGGTAAGCTGCACCACCATAGGCTCAAGCTCGACCAAGGCATTCGCAAGAATGAAGACCACGCAGCCATGACGTTTGAGTACATGGCAAAGCTATTTGCGTGGTGCCACGTAACCTGCCTACGGAAGACCGGAAAGCCATTGGTCCTAGTCACTACCGACGTGTGGGAAAACATCGTCAAGAAGCGCGACTGGCAGGCAAACAAGGATAGTGGAGGTGCTGCGGCTGATGTACCCGCTGAGAGAACCTAGATCAAACGAACCGCTAGACCTAGCTGTCTTCTCAATAATGATTGCTTTATTGTGTCTAGTGCTGGCGATTCGAGGATGCGTAGTAGACCACACAGCAACGGAGGATAAACAGTGCCACCAAAACCATTGATAGTAAGCAATGCAGAGATGTACACAGAAGTACTCGGGCAGTCTCCCAACTTCTCTCCAGGTAGGTCTTCTGTGTACCTCACTCTTCAGGGCGACAACGGGTTCAGTCTACGTGTGGAGCTTGTACACCACCACGACTACAATAGAATCATTAGGTATATGGATTCAGGACGGCGAGAGCAAGAGGTGGTGTGTACCAACCCATGCACCTGCAGGAGTGGAATCTTCTTTGATAAGTGCGATGATCCTAGGTGGCGACGATGAGCGCTGTGCACCGTGAGTTGTGGGATAGGGCGAGAGCACACCATCAGCTGAAGCACAACTTGCAGGAGGTACACAACCCTGAGACATGCGAGAACCCAGAGTGTGAGATCTGCGGCATCATCTGCTGCCCATACGACTGCCCAGAGCACTTCTGGCATGATGGGTGTCCTTGTTGCTGCGGAACAGCTGTAGACCCTCATGGAGAATAAGACGCATAAGTTCTGGGTACGAGATCCGAAACCTTACCACCCGCACCCACGGATCCTTGTGGGCTTCCAGGTGGAAGACACTGATGAAGGTCTGCTTATCAGATGGGCTAGCGCCACCCTGGCACCCCAAGACAGGTTTGACCGGAAGGAGGCACACCGGCAGGTTGATGCATTGCTCGGAACTCCCTTTGCAAAGACGAAGCGGCTTCCTGAAGTCACTGTCGAGAGCATGCGGGACCCTGTTATGTACAGGAGGGTAAGAGTACTGATCTTGGAAGCAGAATGGGCTGGGGCTATTTGGGCTTCGCTCAAGAGAATGACATGTGCTTGTGCGGTAATTGGTAGACCGCTAACCAGCCTGGAACGAAGGCACTGGTGTGAGGCAATGCGCAAGCCAGCCCTCAACCTGTACCTGGTGCGTGACTTCTCACACCAGGATCAGAGGCGACCTAGTGTGCTGATAGCTGCTAGGAATGCGGAAGCAGCCAGACTTACTGGTCACATGTGGTTGCGTGGCCCCGACCTGACTGTAGTGTCGATAGGGAAGGCGGATCAATCTGTGAAGCCTGGTGTTCTGCTGGACAGCATAGTGGGTGATTCCTCTCGCCCTTGACTCTCGCAAAAACAACACTTACAATTGAAGTTACCAGTAGCCCCTTCACGGGGCTTTTTGGGTGTCTACCATGTGGAGACTAACTAGGAGGTGCATCATGCGCCGTACCAGCTAAAACCTGGTGCAAGCCACGTAGCCTTAGCGGTTCGTGGCTTGTGGGCGTAGGAGGACCAAAGACATGGGAGACGTCATCAGCATCTACGTGGCTCGAAAGCCATCAGTGTACGTAATGCAAAGAATCTATAAGCTACTTCGTGCTGGTGGCTGCGAGCCTTCCGAGAAGTACAACATCAGATACGCTACAGGTGAGGAACATGTCCGTTACGCTACTCGACGTATTCACCTCGTTGACCCAGAAGCGACGGTGAAGCGTAACATCTGCTCTACCAAGCATGTGTCGAGAAAGAACCTCACCACTGACCCGCAGAGGGTTACGTGCGCGCTGTGTAAGCGTAAGCTCCGACAAGCTGCTGCTATCCAATGGAAAGGTGATGTACTGTAAGCTACTTTCCTATTCGAATTGTTTCAAGTGGTCCGAATAGGCCGAAGGCACTTAGTAACCAGAGGATGACCGCGATGATCACCACGACATTTAGAATGCGCTTGATCCTCACCTCCATAGGAATGTAGCTATTTACTACCCACAACAGGAGACCTACTACAACCAGCACCAGGATTAGATGAATGAGTGTCATGGCTGGTGCATGGTGCTTTTTGGGCGAGTACACCACCCCTCTCACCAATGAAAGCCTCTAAACATGCGTAATAAATGCCATCCATACCGTAGTAGGTTGGAAAACTTCATCCGAAAGGTTGAAAAACTTCGTTCGCCGACTTTCGAGGTGCGCGGTAGCTCGCCGTGGGGGATGCCTCTCATGAGGTCAGACCAACCGTGCTCTCGATGCGGATACAAAGGACACGGCTTGTTTTGGTACAATTACGTGGCTCACTACCGCAATGCTAATGGAGAGTACCTAGAAGCATTGTGTGGAGATGGGAACGGATACTGGGGCTGTCTTCAAGCCACGGTACCGTTCGTGTGGAGTCCCTTCGCAAATCAATTGGTTGTCCTTGCCTCTTCAGCAGACATAGTAGGCAACTTCATTACGTGGCATAGCCACTGGTCCACCGAACCTCGTCATTGGTTTGGTGGGCTATTGACTTGGCTTCATTACCCAAACTAGGCCAGTCGAAATTTGGGCGCGCCGAAAAATTCAGCAAATGCATCGGCAGACTGGCCGTAACGGTTGCCGATTTAGGGCAGCCGGTATTCGGCCTTCGGCGTTTCCACCATCTTCTTATTCCTCCCCTAAGAGATAAGATCACATTATCAATCGGTTATCATTGATATTTGTTGATAATCAATCTCTATTAGTAGTCGGCCTATTCACGCGCGCACGCGCTCTCACCTGCATATGTAGCAGCGGTATTGACGGCACTTGACGGGCGGTCCGTTCGTTGACATATTCAATGAACAGCAATTCAACACGGAGGATTTCATGCGGAACATCACTATTACTGAGCAACCCTATGCGTGGTTGATTGAGTGGCCCGACGGTACTACTTCCAGAGTGATAACTGCTGCATCTGCTCTGCGCGCGGTCAAACAGTCCGGTGAGTGGATTGCCAAAGGAGGATCCTCGGATGCTGCGGTCATCACATGGTGCCCCTGCACTAAAGTTGGCCGTATTGTAGTCAAGGCGCTACAGGGGTAGAACATGTCAATACTGTACAAACTACTATCCAGCTTGCCTAGCTCATGGAGGCCCGTTCGCGCTCCAGAGCCCGTTAGCGTTCCCAGAACAAGTTCGCCGAACTATGAGGAGATTGCCGAACGAATCATCAACATCGTGAAAACAACGACGATCAACGTGCAACCCAGTAGGGGAAGAGGAGTGCCGTCTGACTCCAGGCGCAGGTTGAGGCGAAAGATTCGCCGAGCAGTGGTGAGGGAATTGCGCAGGCTTGACAATAGATAGAATAGACTTAGGTTCTATTCACCAACAACGGAGGAACATACCATGGGAACACGCCGATACTGCGGAAGCATCACCATCTACGTCGACTACAATGATGTGTCTGGAGGCTATCTATGCCGAGTCGTGTTGAAGGACGGCAACGGTAAGAAGCATGCCGAGCCCATCTTCGTGAGGCAACCTCAAGCTCTTACCAATGCTGTGGATTCGCCTATCGAGTACACGTCTGCGGCAAGTGCTGCGCTATCATTCTTGGGCAGCCCTATCAGTAGCGAATTTGACACAGCTGCCGAGTTCGAGGATGCCAAAGACTTCGCTTCTATGATCGATGATTGTGCGTTGTTCGGCGATACGGGCTGGAGTATCAGGACGCGTGCCGAAAAGAACGCGGTTCCCGTCTATCAGGATCCACGCCGTGGTCCTGGTATGGGTCACATCGCTAGCCGATCCTACAGCGGGGTTGTTAGGTAAGCAGTCTTGACAATTCAAACTGCGTAATTAGACTTGCAACACAACAACGGAGGAACACATGGATGCAAACACGATCGAAATCAACGGCGAGACCTACATCAAGAAAAGTAGCGCGCCGACCGGCAGTAGGATTGTCCTTGTCGTCGACAAGGGGTGGATCTTCGCAGGTGACGTGACTGAGGAGAATGGCCGAATCTACTTGGCATTCTGAGGTCTACCGAGTACCGGTCGCCGACGATTGGGGGCTGTGATGAAAGCCGTGGGCGACGGCTACGGCGACGGCTACGGCAACGGCGACGGCTACGGCGACGGCAACGGCGACGGCTACGGCGACGGCTACGGCAACGGCGACGGCTACGGCGACGGCAACGGCTACGGCTACGGCTA